ATAAACTAATATTCTAATCATAATTATATTCAACTGAATTCAACTTTTTGTCATAAACACATAAAAAACAATGAACTCTGCAAATTCGAAATGGTACAAATCTCTCAATAAATCACCATTAACTCCTCCAAATTGGGTGTTCCCAATTGCATGGACACTGTTATACCTTCTTATCATTGCATCTGGAGTGATTTTTTTGAAAAACGGTGGCACCATTCGTTCGAGTGGGTTCTTGTATTATTGCATTGCATGGATTCTGAATCTCTCGTGGTCCCCCCTGTTTTTCAGATTCTCTAGGCCCGACCTGAGTTTCGCAGTGATAATTGGAATGTTAATGTTCATTGCACTAACCATTCGTGCATTTTATCACGTGAATCGACTTTCCGGCCATTTACTTGTTCCTTATTTCATTTGGGTTTCGTTCGCCGCATATTTGAATGGATACATTGTGTTCATGAATTGAAATGCATGAAGAACCAGTTTAATTGTTTTCAATTGTGAAAGTAATTAAAAACAATTACATCATTTAATATATAACATTTTCTGCAAAAATATGAATCCAATTCCAATTCACTTGCCTCCCCATTTGCAGCATCTCAAGGGCGATGAGCTGAATGCTGCCATCAAACAAGAATATCGTGTGCAAGCCATTGCATTCATTATGCGCCAAACTGATTATAGCGACGAGGTCGCAAATGAAAGACTGGACGAATTGAAAGACCCCATGAAAGTTATTCAAGAGTATCTAGGTGAAAGCAAGGTTCAAACAACGCAACCGGTTTGCAATTCGAAAAACAAGATGAAATATGGAGAGATTCGGAAATTCATGGATGCCGGGGCTAGACAATACAACAGACAGAAAGAAATAAATGAACGGCGTCGAAAATATCAAGAATACATTGAACAACAACAACAACAACAACAGCAACAACAGCAACAACAGCAACAAGACCAACAACAACAACAAGACCAACAACAACCAGCAAACGAATAAATGATTACACGCTCCATGATGCATAATCGGTGCTGTAACTTCGTCCAGCAAACGACAGTGCGGGGTCTTGCGGAGGCGGCGTCTCAATGGTAACCACTTGATAACACAATTCAGGTGGTTTCAATATGAATGCACTGCCTGCATCATTGAATGCGTTGTTATATATTTCCAAATTCACATCTTTAACTTGTGGCATCATGCCAATGAACTGACACCCAAATGCTTTCGAAACATTGAAATTGACATTTTCTTTGAATGGGGCATCTGGAAACACAATGCTCATGTTCTTCTTGTTGTGGTCAATCAAGTCATCCATATTTGGGGTGTTTTTTACACCCATTTCGTATTGAAGCTGATACAAAAATGGCGAATTTGAACCGAAATTTATGATTTCAAACAATGGCAGGTCTTTGTCCACACACAATGCATTGGATATGTCAGCCATGATGATAACTTTTCCAACAAGTTCCGACATGAGCACCTGTCCTAAATTGTTTCCGTTGAAAACATAGTGATAGTCCGGTCCCAATAATCGGTTGCCAAACTGCGCATTGATTGCAGAGACAATCTCTGGAATTATTTTCGTGTTGTTGCTTTTGATTCGCAAATGAATGAAGAGCGGGTCAGTGCTATTCACTGCTTTCGTTGTGGTGAATGCAACTTGCGAAGTGGCAACCATGGCATCCAAAAATGGAATTGAATTGTATGTTTCCTTGTAGTAATAACTACCCTTTGTGGAAGCCGCCACAACTGGCTTGTTGTCTTCACTGTAAATTTCAAAATCCAGGCAGCGATATCCATCGGCAATTGCACTTTGCAGTGCAACAACATCCACATAGTTGTTTTTCCATTCTCCTAAACAACAACAGTTCAATGCAGTTTTCACATAAAAATTGCGCAAGGGCAATGTTGAAACATCTACACTCGGATTTGCATTCGCAGTTCCAAATGTTTTCATGCTGTTGTTCGTGATGACATACGTTGATGCAATTTCGTTCTGTTTTTGATTCACCTTGAAAATAATATACCAAATTGCAACCGCCAACACGAGTGCAAATAAGACAAAAAGAGCCACCTGTAAAGGGTCTGCTGACATGACCCCGGAATACAATGAACCTGCAAAAGCGGTTGCTGCCGTTGCGGCACTTGCAAGTTTAGATGATGCTTTGGTCATTGCGGAATCTGCTACATTTGTAGATTCTGGTGGTGCGGAATCCATTTTCTTTATTCTTGTATTATGATGATTTAAGATTTAAATGTAACTTGTGTATTTCAATTACATTGTTGCAATAAAATAATAAAAATAACAACATAAATATAATAAAATGACGGGCGGTTTACTAAACATTGTGTCTTATGGCAATCAAAATGTCATTCTAAATTCCAATCCGAAGAAGTCGTTTTTCAAGACAACTTATGCAAAGTACACCAATTTTGGCATGCAAAAGTTTAGAATTGACTTCAATGGGCTTCGAAACCTGCGCATGAGTGAAGAATCGCGTTTCACATTCACTGTGCCTCGCTATGCGGAACTACTTATGGACACATACCTCGTGGTTACGCTTCCAACCATTTGGAGCCCGATTTATCCACCTTTGCAATGCAATGATGTCTGGCACCCATACGAGTTTCGTTGGATTGATAATTTGGGCACGCAAATGATCAAAGAGGTGGTGTTTTCTGTCGGTGGCCAAATTTTGCAGCGCATGACCGGCAAATATTTGCTTGCGCTTGTGCAGCGCGACTTGAACGGAACCAAGCGCTTCCTTTACGACAACATGACTGGAAACATTCCGGAATACAATGACCCTGCCAATTTTTCCGGCAGAAGAGGAGTGTATCCCAATGTGTATTACAACACCAGCCAACAAGGTCCTGAGCCATCAATTCGTGGTCGCACCCTCTACATTCCACTAAATGCATGGTTCTGCAACAACAGCCGCACCGCGTTCCCGCTGGTTGCATTGCAGTATAATGAACTGCAGATTGATGTGGTCATGCGCCCGGTGCGCGACCTTTTCGTGGTGAGAGACATAATGCACCCCGCGACCACACCCGAACAAGTCGCACAAGCACCCTTCATTCAGCCCAATTTCAACGAGCAAGAGTATCAATTCTATCGCTTTTTGCAACCTCCTCCCAGTGCGGATATAACCACGGCCGATGCGTATCTTGACAAGCGCACCGATTGGAATGCAGACGTGCACCTCTTGTCCACGTATTGCTTTTTATCGGCCGAAGAGTCGCGCGTGTTTGCATCCCAGGAACAAAAGTATCTGCTTAAGGAAGCATACGAATGGGATTTCAAGAATATCACCGGGACTCATCGAGTTGAACTTCAAAACACCATGGGCATGGTTGCAACATGGATGTTCTTCTTTCAGCGCAGCGACATCAACCTGCGCAACCAGTGGAGCAATTACACGAATTGGCCATACACGAATGTCATCCCGGTTGATGTTATGCCTGCCCCTAATACGGGATATGAGTTGTATGACTGTCCCATTATTACGCCTACCATACTTAACCTAAACAGTATATTGGTTGCAGTAACTGCAGTCATTGTTGTTCCAACCGATGCTCTGAAATTTTTTGCAATTAATGATACCATAACAGTGACTTATAACCAAATCTACACTATATCAGGACAGATCACTCACATTCTTGGAAACAATATTGAATTCGGTCCAACTGCCATACCAAGCCCTCCGGGTCCTCCTTCTCCATCTGTCGCACAAAACTTTAAGTATGGAGTTGTCACCATAAGTCCACCGTCAATGCATGACATTGGCCCTGGTGCGGAACCAAGTGGCACGCCATCCGGTCTTTTTGTCACACAGGACTACAACGTGGAGAACCAACGCGAGATTCTGCAGCAGCTTGGCATTTTGCTGAATGGTTCGTATCGCGAAAATCTGCTACCTTCTGGCGTATATAACTACGTGGAAAAATACATTCGCACCATGGGTTCGGCCCCCTTTGGACTCTACATCTACAATTTTGGACTCGATGCAGATGTCGACACATATCAGCCCAGCGGTGCAATTAACATGAGCAAATTTTCCACCATTGAGCTGGAATTCACCACATACCCGCCGCCACTCGACCCCAGTGCCAACTATTATACAATTTGCGACCCCGAAACTGGCATCCCAATCGGTGTGAACAAACCTCAGTGGCGAATTTACGACTACAACTATGACCTCACCGTTCTGGAAGAAAGATACAATGTATTGACATTCATTGGTGGCAATTGTGCACTCATGTATGCAAGATGATGATGATGCAATCATGCACACGCAGCATTTAGCAAATCCTAATGATTCATTTGAGAGAAAATGTGGTTATTCGACAATAATAATATTATAATAATTTAGTATTATAATACTTGTTTGCTTACAACCTCGACTATAAAAACATGGGTCGGCGCCGCGAAATGAATCTTAAACATGTAAATTCTCTCAATGGAACCGGAACAGATGCAAATCAGGATGAATCCTATTCTCCAACCCCGTTTGTGAATTATCTTTACACCATGGTTCAAATATTGCTTTGGTTGTTTTTGTTTTGTTTCATCACAACGAACAACTATTTGAATGCCAAATATTTTGACGAAGATGATGATTATCCAGTTGGCAGCACTTTGAAGGATTTAATCAAGAAAAACCAAAATCCATATTGTTGTTCCTACGTGGAATGCAATGAAGTTCCTCTTAAAGATTCGGAAAACGTCTCCAAGTTGAGCTGGTGGTTTCAGACCACGCAAGAATCATGCTACCGGGTTGCCGGCATGGGATTGCACTATTACTTGAAGTTTCTACAAAAGTGGTGCATTGGCGACAATGGAATCCCTTACACGGGATACATCTCTTTTGCCAGATGGACCATTTTTGGAATACTCACCCTCATTACAATTATGTTGTTGTTGTGTTTTGTGTGGGTCATATTCCTTCCTGGATGGTTTGGAGGGTTGTTTGCGTTCATGAAACTGCAGACGAATGACATCAATAAGTTTGCGTTGTTTTGTTTTTCTGCATTTTTGACCATTTGTTTTGGTTGGGTTTCCGTGTTTCCAGTCATTTATGAGTTTTTTTACTTGTTGTATATGTTCTTCATGAAACAAATCTTAACCCCAACAAATAATTACGGCGCAGAATTTTCAAAGCGCATGTCAAACATGGTGGTTGTGTTTGTCATCGTGGCTGTCATTGTTGCCATGGTTCAGTTGCCCACAATCAGTGCGGCAATCATTGCAAGTATTATGTTTTTGACAATGATATTTATGAAAAATAAGAGTTTGTATAAATCCGCATAAACACAAATGCATATATAAAAAACACTACATTCTATCAAAATGACGACAGCAACTTTGCCAATGGTGAGCGTTTGCACCCCCACATTCAATCGCCGACCATTTGTTGAAGCCATGATGAAGTGTTTCAACCATCAGACATATCCACGCGACCGCATGGAGTGGATTATCATTGATGATGGAACCGACCCCATTGAAGACCTCGTTTCATCGCATCCGTGCGTGCGGTATTTCAAACTGGAAGAAAAAATCTCTCTCGGGAAAAAACGAAACATGATGCACAAAAAAGCAAAAGGCGACATCATTGTTTACATGGATGATGATGACTACTACCCGCCCGAACGCGTTTCACATGCAGTAAACACGCTGTTGGACCACAAAAACAGGAAAACGGGGATAAAGCTTGCAGGGTGCAGCGAAATGTATATTTATTTCAAATCAGCAAACCTACGGACCGGGGAACTATGTTCCCCGCACCCCTCTTCCGAACCTTTCCCTTTAGAACCCCCACCCCCGGACCAAGGCCACGCCCTGATGGTGCAGTTTGGACCGTATGGACCCAATCATGCAACCGCCGCCACATTTGCCTTCTGGAAAGAGCTGCTGTCAGAATCCAAGCTCAAATACGACGAAAATGCGCATGTGGCAGAAGAGCGTGCATTTTTGAACGGATACACCATTCCGATGGCTCAACTTGACCCCATGAAAGTCATTCTTGTGTTTTCACATGACCACAACACGTTTGATAAGCGCATATTGCTTGCAAACCTGGGCAGAAAAGATGTGGAAACAAACATGCAAGTCAGCTCAAAAACACCAACGGATTTCATAAAAGAGTCGGATTTGTTGCAGTTTTACATGCACGATGTTGATGCGGCATTAATCACATATGAACCAGGACGGCCTTCAATGAAACCCGATGTGCTTCAACAAATTCGAGAGAAAATGGAACAACAAAAAAAACAGCAACAATCACAAAAACAACAACAACAGGATGCGATTTTAAAAGCAGTCATAACATTCAAGGCTCCGAATGCCGAAAATCGCAACATGACGGTGGAAGAGTTGATACAAACTGTCCAATCTCAGGCCGAAAAACTGGAAAAGATGAGGGAGCTGTGCAACAAAAAAGTAAGGGAAAATTCAGAACTTCTTGCAACCATTAAGGACCGCGACGAAGTCATTGCTGCCCATTTAGAAACCATTGAGCGCCAAAGTGCAATAATCGATGCTTCATAATGCAAACATCTCGTTTTGTTATTTGAATTTCATACCAACCCTCTTTGTGATAATTGTTGGCATGTGATTTGACTGTGATAGTGCTAGTCGTCGGGGAAGCTGCAGTGGACTTTGCAGTTGAGGTTGCGGTTGCGTTGGCGGTGGCAGTTTTTGTTCTGGAAATGGTCCATACTTATTTTGAATATCCAAATCATGAAAATATTTTATCATGTCTGCGTAGTCTCCAACAAACGTGCAGTTGGTCATGTTATGCGGTGGAAATGGCACAGAAATGTTCAAACGTTTTCCTTTTGAGTAATGTTGAATGTAGTTATTCGGTGTATAAAAAAATTTTTCAGCGATGGTGCAATCAACTGCATACGCATTCTGGTCTTTGATGTTGTTGAAAAACCAAATCATGAACTCAACCAATCTGCGGTTGTTATTATTTTTTTTGCCAAACATTCCCCCCGGAATTGTCCAAATGTGTGCGACATTGTCAGACATGATGTGCAGCTCTTTGTCTGGATAGTTCATTAACCAATCATCCACTGCGGCTTTTTCACGAAAAGTAACAATCGAATCCAAATCTCGAGAAATCCATATGCTTACTTGAGGGTCATCATTTGGCAAATATCGCACTGCCCGCAAACACAAGTTGGTGTCAACTAAAAACAATTCAATCTCTTTCGTTTCAATTAACTTGTTAATGAATTCAGCAGGCTCATTATTAGGAATATACACTCTTATTACCCACCCAGGATAAACAGTTTTTGCCAACTCTAAATTCACAAAGATTCCTTTATAGAATCCTCTAGATGTATCCAAATCACTGTTGATTCCATAAATGGAATAACTTATCACTTTTTTATCATTTTCTGGTCGGACATTGTAAGAGTTTGTAATGGTGATGTAAGCAGACATTGGTTTTATTTGTATACATTACCACTACATTAATTTATCATTCGAATTCATCATCATCTGCACCATCATTCATTACTTCACTTGGGCATGTGCACTTGTTTAAATAGCGCTGCATGCGTTGAATGTCCAATTTGGTGATTTCAAACTCTTCTATGATTTCGTTTATTTTTTTATCACATGCATCTTCTCCGGCACCATGTGTTTTCAATGCAAACACATTTAAGAAAAATGCGAACAAATCTTTTTTATCCATGCCAAATTTTTGGCACATCATTTGAATGAACAGCGTGTTGTTGTATTCAGTGCTATATTTCGTCAACACTTTGGTAAATCGCACCTCAGACGGATTGAACTTTGGGCGCGTCGTGAATCGTTCATGATACAACTTGTTTGTGTAAAACGTTTTAATGAGAGAACTCATTTCATTGAACTGCCAGATTTGTTTCTGAAATGTGATGCGGTCGATGTAATCTGCTAAACAAATGTTGTCTAGTGCGTCTTTGTAAAAACGAAATGCGTCCAATTGATTCGGTTGTTTTGCCAAAACATCCACGACATTTTCGTGCCACAATAGACCCACTATGGTGCGGTCAGTTTCGTTCATCATGGCAGAATGCTCGCTTAATTTGCACGGCGCATTTATAAGTTTTTTGACAATTGTTTTGCTGTCCTCATTGTTGGCTTTTGGTTGAAATATGGTTTGAATGAGTGAACTATTGTAAGTGTCTGAATTCGGTCCACACGCAGAGTGCTTGTTAAAAATGCTGCTAATGGTGTCAATTTTTCGAAGGTCTCCCTGTATAAATCGCGCCATGTTTTTGTGGAGTGCAGCATTTTCAGAATTCAATGTCATTTTGAGAATGATGCTCACTTGTTCCAGTGTGGGCGTTTTAAGTTCGAATGTAATGCACACTTTCATCAACTCTCTGATTTTTTTATCCATATGATAATTTCCAATGCATATAACCGGATTCATGGTGACATCCTCTAGACGTTGTTTTTTCGTCTTTTTAGGACGCATGAGTTTAATGAGCGCATTGATTCCTCCCTTGTCGCCGTTGTTCATTCCGTCTATCTCGTCCATGACAATTGCAATCCGCTTGGGTTTTTTTTGAAACATGGAAAGCACGCTGTGTTCACTCATGTTGTGGTTTGTTATCAAATCAATGACTGATTTGTTGCGTATGTCTCCTGCATCATATCGAACCACATCATAATTCAACCTTTTTAGCAACTGCATAACAAATTCGGTTTTCCCAACACCAGGATCACCATATATGTATATGCCTCGTTTTATCATAAAATCATGTTTTTTCGCATAAAATGCATCCAACTCCTTTGCAATCTCTGTCGCAATTGACTCCCTGCCCAACACCTCATTGTAAGTGCTTGATGCAAATTTCATTTTGTCAAACCTTGAACTTGAACTTAAGCAGAATTGTATACAGATTAGTATTAAAATTTCAATTGTGTTTAATATTGAATTGGATTGAAATGAATTATATGACATTTAAAGTGCATTTAGAAAATGCGGACAATATAAAAATAAAAATATAGTATATATTTTCGTTTCGACCTCTGTGAAATGGATGCCTCTCAAAGTTCCGGTTCATTTTTCGATTCTTTCAACTTTCAACGGGTTGTCCTCACCATTGCAATAATCATGCTGATTGCAGCACTGATTTTTATCGGATATTCTCTCTATCAAAAGTCAATTGATGTGTCGTGGCCGCCAGAAGTGCCACAGTGTCCTGACTTTTGGTCATACGATGTCAAAAATGCCAAATGCGTGCCTCGACCCGGCCAACCAACTGATAGTTGTGAATACAACGGCATACCAGGCGGCACTGAAGGAGTGCCAGCATGCCCGTCCAGTTGAAAATAATGCAGTTTTTTGATAGAAATAAAAATAATTATATGTGTATAATTCAATAACTTATACACATCATAGAATAAATGCAGTATCAACAAATTCAGGGTTCTACGTATTCATCCAAGCCAAGCAATGTCTCGTCAGGCGCGCGCAAGCCGCTTCATTCGAATGGCCGGATTGACATTTTAGGCCCAAACATTGAGCAGCAGTTTGCGATGTATGATAAAATACCGAATTCTAGCGCGTGTTCCTCTTTTCGCGATGCCATGATTGGCAATTGGGAAAACACTGCACTCAGCGATGCTTTTTTCAGCACTGGGAACATGGAAATTGTGCAAAACGCCCTTAGAAACGGTGTCTATACCATGTCCAAGGGCGCATATTTGATTGGCCCCCAAGACTGCGACAACCTGAAAATGATTATGCGAAGCGTCTTTCTACAAAGCTCCATGAATTTAGCAACCAACATTCCTGGTCAAATTGAAGCCCTCAATAAGATTGTGGTCGAAATGTTTGTGCCAAAACTCTACAACGAAGCTCGGGCTTATATTCAATATAAGCGCGATGCCAGCACCATGTATAAACCCATCGACCGTCCCATTTACTCCGCAGAAAACGACAAGACCTTGGAACTACAACCATGGTTTTAAAAATCAATTGTATAATATGTATGGCATAACATATAAAGATAAAATCATTACAATCAAATTGGTATTCAAATTTTTGCCAGCTAGATATGATGCAATCAACGATGCCATGACCATCATGCCGCCATCAGCCAAAACTGCCTTGTATGATACTTCTTTGGCGTAATTTTTGAAGGTGTCCAACATTCTATTCATTCCTCTTGGAACACCCGAAAAAAATGCATAAAATAACATGTCATGTGTGAATTGAACAATCAAGGCCAGCAATATGAATTTCAGGATAGAAAACTCCGAAAAAACATGATAATAAATGGCTCGAACAATGATAAGACCAATCAGTATAATCAACACATCTGCAATCACGGCAGACAAATTAAAATCTGCATACCACTTTATCAACACAGATGAACGAATGAGTTTCATGTTTGACAACAAAATGACGAACAAGTCTGTGATCAAAACACCATTGAATAATGGCAAGTAGTCGCTTGTGTTATTGAAATTTGCAATATTTTTGAACATGTTATAGCATATGCAAACACAATATTTATGCATTTATGCATTTATGCATTTATGCATTTATGCATTTATGCATTCAATGCAAGTAATTGAATAACTGATACATTAATAATCCAATTGTGAAGTCAGCTATGAAAATGGATACTAAATGCAACAGTCGACCATAATGCACATGCATGTCCACACTCTTTGGAAAACGCGTTTTCCACAAAATCTTCAACTCCTCAATTGTCTCATACAACGCAAATGCTGCAATCACTATCAAGGCATTTTTTAATGCACTCATCAACAAATGATGCACTGGTTTCATTTTGATTCTGTTATTTAATGTATATTGATTATTCCAATATGCATTATGAAAATAAAATAAAAATTGAATTTCTCTCAAACCCGTTTTTTGAAAGACATGTTTGCCAAAGAAAATGACATCTCGCACTGACTTATTCAAGAAATCTGTAGGAAAAACGTTCGATTTTGAAAGATATTTGGTCGCGTCTGATCCAAATGGCGCCGATTTCGTCACGCTTGACAGCACGCGTTCTTATCTCGTCACATTGCCTCTCTCTTACTTTGTTTCAAAACGCACAACCATGCGCCCAAAAGGCAAAGCAGATGGCATGCCGTTTGAAAGTTTCCGCATCATCAACATGCAGCATCCTGGCGGTCATGCACACTCTCTCATTCTCATAAAAAGCCATGCAATCAAGTCCAACCCACATCACATTGCCATCTTTGAGCCCAATGGACGCAGCCGGTTCTGTGGATTTCGCATTCTAGATGACCATCATCATCACGACAAAACCACCCCCATGAAAAACATCACCAAGGATTACAATGTCATCTCCCCCAAGTTCAACATCAACTATGGCTCAAACACGCACAACCCAGGATACTGCGGATTATACGGCATCATCTGTGTCGTTGCATTTCGCCACTATCGAAGCAGCACTGGCGCGCTGTGGTTGGCCAAATGGAAGAAACTGCTGACATACATGAGCCAGTGCATTGACTTCAATGTTGGGTCATTTGGAGTGCAACTCGCCGCCCAAGTGCAGGAAATCATTGCTGCGAATGCATGTCATTCATCGGCTGAACGGGAAATCGCCGCAGCCATTCAGTCCTGCATTTCGAACAAACCGAAAAATCATGAACGAATCGATTCAATCAACACGGCGACATTCTCATGATAATAACCAGTCATACCGAAGGGAGTTCCATTCATTCCAATCCATTCATAATCAACATTATTTTCAGTGATAAATTCATAAAATGCTCTCAGTTCTCCATTGGGTCCGTCAAATCCAGGATAGTTCAACAATTCATCAAATACAATCACACAATTTTCATCAATGTGATTTTTTAGTGTATCAAATATGCATTTTGTTGAACTATACAAGTCTGCATCCATGTGAATGAAAGACACTTTTTTGTCATGTTTTTTTATGAAATCAAGCAATGTTTCATTGAACCAGCCCTTGACCAATTCAACATTTTGATTTACATGCGGTGGTTGTCCATTTCTACTGAATTCGCCTTTATCATAACCATCGCGCCATTTTTCAGGCAATCCTTCAAAACTATCAAATCCATAAACCATGTCATCTGTAAATTGTGAAATGTAATTAATGGTGTTTCCACTTGCCACACCGAATTCCAACCAAAGTGTGTTTGGTTTGTGTTTTAGTTTTATGTGTTCAAAAATATAAGTAAGAGGCCAAACGTTTATATTTGGTATCTGATTGAGTTTCATATGTTCAAATTCATGATGCGTAAGATTTGACATTTTAATCAATGATAAACATATTGAACATCATTATTCATTCGTTTGAACGCAATGAAAAAATTTATTTAATTTCTCTCAAACTCTACTTGTTAAACCATTTCAACATGCATTTATGCATCTCATGCATGTTTCAGGCTTTCTTGGCCTTGACAATCTTCTTTGCAACCACCGGTTTTGAATCACATGATTGCGCCACCCGTTTTTCTTCCTGTTTCAAATACTCGGTTCGCAACTCCGCCAAGTCAGCCAACCAGAGCTGTTCGATGCTGGTGCCTTGAAGCGTGGCATGCTCTGATTCTTTCTGTGCCTTTTCTTTCAACAGCTTCTGCACATTCTCCTCGCTGACGCTGTCCATTGGCAGCTTCAACAAATACTTGTATTGCACATCACCCTCCACTGCATCATACCCCTTGGTCTGCAGCATGGCTGTCAATTCATCGCCGCGCTTTCGTCTCAAGTCAATGCTGCCATCCAGCAACTCCTGAATGTAGCGCGCTTTATTGCTTAGGACACGCAGTTCTGCCGCCATGACCGCCAGCTGATGTGTCTTGCGCTTGCTATACAGAGCGAGCCTTGTCGCGTAGTAGTCTCGCACAATGTCGCGCACGTTGCCATATTTCTTCAACTGGTCTTGGCTGTCAAACAGGTGCATGTTGCTCGTGGATTCCGTGGTGTAAAGCTTCAACAGCTTTTCGAGTGCAGTGCAAGAACCATGGTCAACAATCGCGGCAAATGCGCCAAAGTCAGCCGTGGTCGGGAATGTAATCGTGAAATCCACCACAGTGTCCGTGCTCATGTCTGCATAGTCTTTAATCGTGTTTGATTCAATCAACGCCTCCAGGTGCTTCTTGAAATCTTCTGTCCAGTATCCAACGGGGAGCTCAGACACGCGAACCTGTTTCTTGGCAGCATCTACAGTGTGGTTGCCGCGAATGAGGAACTTGCCACCAGAACCGGATGTCAATGCAGTGATTGAACCCTTGAACCCGCGGTAATACGGTTCGATTGTCCCCCATTCTGACTCCGGCTTTTTGAGAAGCATGGCTTGAATGTAATCAATAATTTGCAGTGGGTTGTGGCACATGATGTCCGTGCTGAACCCCGTGCCAATGCCTTTTGTGCCGTTCACCAGAATCATGGGCACGATTGGCGCGTAAAACGTGGGCTCCACCAGCTGGCCGTCGTCATCGAGATACTCCAGGACGGCGTCGTCTTCCGCGCGGTAAATCAGGCGCGTGATTGCATTGAGCTGTGTGAAGATGTATCTTTCACTCGCAGAATCTTTTCCGCCCTGAAGACGAGTCCCAAACTGACCATTGGGCTCAAATAAGTTGATGTTGTTGCTGCCGACAAAGTTCTGCGCCATGCCAACAATCGCCGCATTCAGGCTGGCCTCGCCGTGATGATAACCCGAGTGCTCAGACACATAACCACTGAACTGTGCAACCTTGATTTCTGTCTTGAGACCGCCTTTTTTGAACGCCGCAAACAGGATTTTGCGCAGCGAAATTTTCAGACCGTCCATGCCATTTGCAATCGAACGCTGGTTGTCGTAGACCGAAAAGTGCTTCATCTCACGCGTCATGAAATCCTCGTAAGACACCTGCTTGTGGCTGGTGTCCAAATGGTCGGCGCGGTTATAAGTAGATAGCCACTCCTTGCGGTCGTCGGCGCGCTTCTTGTTGAACACCAGGTCAATTGCGTCGTCGCTTGGTTCGCCAGTGTAAGCAAAATCCACGACCTTCTTGTGCTCGAAATATTCGCGGAATTCGCGCCCCGTGCTGGTTCCCAGACCCTTGTAATATTTGATGTTCCATGTGCTGACATCGATAGGGGCAGCAGCTGCACTTGCTCCGCTTGCAGTCGCAGTCGCTCCGCTTGTTCCGCTTTTCCACGCCTCGAACTCGCCTTCGTTGTAAAAGACGCGCTCCTGTGCCCCCTTGCGCGCCTTCAGAATCGGCGTGTTCATAAACCCGATGAACCCCGGAATGTGTGTTAGAGACGGCCACTCGCTCTGAAACAGGTTGATACCAAGGCCCTTGATGTGGGACCCATCCAAATCCTGGTCCGTCATGAACAGCACCTTGCCGTATCGCAGCCGCTTGGCCACATCTTCTGCAGTATATTGTCGTCCATTTTCCAGACCAAGGATGCGTTTGATTTCCGCGATTTCCGTGTTTTCCGCAATGCGCTTGACTGCCTCGCCACGCACGTTCATGAACTTGCCCTTCACTGGATACACACCAATGGTGTTGCGGTCCTCCTTGCTCAGACCCGAGACAATGCCTGCCTTGGCTGAATCACCCTCGCAAAAGATGATGGTGCACTGCGCCGACTTCTCCGTCCCCGCAAAATTGGCGTCAATGAGTTTCGGGATGCCGCGAATGGTGCGCGTCTTGGCGCCGTCCGTCTTCTTCGCCGCCTTGGCCTCCTTCACTTCCGTCAAAGCGCAGGCTGCATCCATGACACCCATCTTGGCGACCTTTTCCACGAACTCATCGCTCACGGTGCAGGCCGACCCGAAATTTGCGCTCGTCGTTGTGAGCTCATCCTTCGTCTGGCTGGAAAACGCGGGATTCTCCACGTCGCAGCGCAAGAAGAGCGTCAGTTGCTCCTTGATTGTCGCCGGCTTAACATCAACCTTCTTCTTGGTCTTGATGAATGCAGCCAACTTGCGTAAAAGTTGGCCCATAATGTATTCCACGTGTTTGCCACCTTTCGATGTGCAAATGCCATTCACGAATGACACGTGCGCAAACTCATCCGTGTTGGTCAAGCACACGGCGTATTCCCAGCGTTCTGAGGGCGCCTCATACACGCGCTTGACTTCCGGGCGAATGTAGAGTCCAATGTATTGCTTGAAATCTTTCACTGGCACAACTGCGCCATTGTATTTCACGCGGATGCTGCGGTCCGTCACGGCAGCGATGTCATACACGCGCTTCGCGAATAACGTAGTCATCTCAGGAGTGAGTCCTGCAATTCCAAGGCGCGCATAATCGGGACGAAACGAGATGCGAGTGTAAGGCTTCTTGCTTGCACATTTGGTGATTTTTGGCGCGCAAATCTCGGTAAGATTCGCCTTGAATTCCTGAACATATTTGAGACCACGCACGTGGTCCACCGTTTCCACCGAGCCCCAGGTCGACCACACGAGAACCAACTTGAATCCGAACCCGTTTTTCCCGCCAACAATTTTCTCTTTTTTGTCTTCCGCATAGTTTGTCGAAGTGCGCAGGTGCCCGAAAATCATCTCGGGAATCCACATCTTGTGTTCGGGGTGCTGTGCAATGTCGATGCCGTTGCCATCATTTGTCATGGTGATTGTTCCAGTTGCGGCATCGACTTCAACTTCAATGGACGTAACTGGAAGAGCATCCTGCTTGCCGTCCTTGATTGCCTGTGCTTGACGGATGACGTGGTCGCGCATATTCACCAAGCCCTCATCCACCAACTTGTAGAGTGCAGGAATGTGCGTGAACGTCGCCAAACCAATGCTTGTCGCCCCGCCTTCTTTCGCATCAGTTGTAGTCGTGTATTCGGTGCATTCTGTGAGCTGAATTGAACCAATGTAGGTGTCGGGCTTCTTGAGAATGTGCTCCAAGTCCGTCATCTTCTGATACTTGTTTGATAAATCATTTGTTGCTGCTGCCATTTTTCAATGAAATAAAGGGATACATGACATCCATTTATTCGCTTTAAGTTCCTTCAATTTTTTGTTTTATTGGGAACATTGATTATTAATTTTATTCAATGCCTTCTCCTATGGCTTTTCTTATGACTCTTCTTGTGGCTCTTCAAAAAATGTAATGTGATTTTTATGATGCATTATTTTTCATCGTCGTTTGATTGTTTTTTTTCGTTTTATTGATTTTTTTGATTTTCTACGGCTGTTTTTCTTGTATTTTCTGGAACCACCATCAAATTTAGTGATTTGTCTAATTTCTGCGCCACATTTTGGACACGTTTTTGCCACTCGTCTGTCAATTTCACTTTTTTCAAACACATGACCACAGTTTAAAACAACCACTTCATTGAATTCTTTGCCTTTTTGTCTCTGTCTCTCAACCAATGCTCTCGCTATTCCGCCAGGTGGAATGTGTGTTAGACGACTTGTGGTGCCTTTTGCTGGATTTATCTCAGCAATTTTATTGCAATTCGGGCATTTGCCATTTTCTTTCAACCATTTCTTAATGCAACTTTTTCTAAACGTATGTCCACAAGTTAACACAGCCCTTTTTTCTTCAGGAATTAAACTCATATCTTCCAGTGTGATGCCACACTTATCTGAAGTTGCAGCAAGAAAATGTCGCGCCGCATGTGGAGGAATTACACGTCTTCTTGTATCAACAATGTCCAACACTGTGCCAGCACCCTGCAACTCCCGCAAATGTCGGTCTATACGGGCCAACTGATTCATTCTGAATTCACCATCACGATTATACAAAAGCTCTAACCATCTCGGTGATTCATGTTCCTCATCCACTCGATTTTGAAAACGTTCCAACAAAGCATGAAGAATATGGTTGCCCCTTACCAAAATATGTTCATCAAACTCAGTATTATTCAAAAGATATAGACATGGCGCACGATCGGCCCAGTTTAATTCCAACAGGGTTCTTATGACTTGCAATGCAGAAATTAACTGCGTTAACTCTTCATTGTTTAATCGATTCTCATGGTATGCTCCAGCATACACCATATTCCATTGCTCACCAATCGCTGACGCTAATTCTTGAAAATAAGGTTCTTGATTTCCACGGTCGGCAAGCAATCTGCTTACACGAGTTTGAACCTCATTAAGAACATCACGCAACATTCTCCATTGTTTATAACGTTCGAATAATCCCAATAGTTCATCATTATTATTAATTCCTTGAAGTGGGTGTTCCAAATTACTAAGAAATTGGATGAAATCGGAACATTCTGGTGTATCGCCTTGTTCCCTCACAAGAGTTACTAGTTCACTGTATCGAGCCGGATCCACTCTATCTCGCATTCCTTCTAAATATTCCATTTTAATATGATGTTATATATTAATACAACATTATTATAAAAATGTCGAGCTACAATTATTATTCCTTAATGAAATGTCGATGTTATCAACCAATAAATAAAAAACTAATAGAAACAGGCAGCGGAGGTGAAGTTGTGCCCATTGTGGTGAATTTCAAAGTGTTTAGCATAATCATTCGAACTGCAACGGCCCAGCGCAACGATTGTTTTACGCAAGCCAACAGACCGACGAATGTTTACAGAAGCTGGACAGGTGCACCAGCGGGATATGGCCAGCCCATACGAAATCAATTCAACTGATTTTTATTAAATTTTTAACAGCACTATATTTTATGGGCACTGATAGTTTTTTTTCTTTCACTAAAGTATAATCAAAATCAAATTCAATGGGAAGAAATCACACGCGTTCTGCCGACGGCTTTTATCACATCCACGGCAAGAAGTACGAATTTATTCGCGGCTCTCGCGCTCAGGTGTTCCACGGCACCGCTTACAAGACTGACGGCACTCCCGGTCTCACCAAGGAGAAGCTCCTTATGAACAAGTATGGCCGCATTGTCAGCGCCAAGAAGCATGCAACCGCTAAGCGAGAGAAGCGTTTAGCAAAGCACGGCTGGACTGCCAAGAAGGGCAAGTTTGGCGCCGTTCGCATCTCCGACCTTAAGAAGAGCCGCAAGAACAGGAAGCATTAAGCGCATTCAAGTTCATTTGTAAAAATGAATAAATCAGTTTGATTCATTTTTTTGACACATTGACATCGTCTAGGTTTTGTGGGTGCGTTTATGCCTGCCTTTGCCAGCATGTGTCTTCTTGCGCGTGGCACGTCGAACACATTTGTTCATCCGGCGTGTGTGCGAATTCCTCTTGCACACTCGCTTGTGTTTTCTTGTGGCACCACCCTTCAACACAGGTGCTTTTTGGTTCCATTCCAGTATGATGCTCCCAATGGCTTCATTAACTGTATCATCATATTTTTTGGGTTCATTTATTGTTTTTAATAAAGCCGGGTCATCCGTCTTTAACAGAGTTTTTATGAATTCAGGAAAAAGTGGCAAAAGTGTATCTGTTTTGTTGAATATTTTGTGCACAAAACTTGCTTTGGGTTGTCCAAATTCTTGTATGTGTTTTCTTAGTGGACCTAATATTCTGCGTTGATGTCGCAACATGTCTTTCTCTTGCACCAATTTTTCATCGAATTCAACTTGATTCAATTGAGTGAGCAAGTTGAGCATTTCTGGCGACATAACCGGCATATCTGCAAACCCAATTTGAAAAAACATTTGGTCCTGTTTTGTGTCAATGATTTTCATCATTTTCTCTCGAAACATGTGTTCGGCTCCCCGTGCAAACATGATTTCTTCAAACACACCGTTCAACCATGCATTATACATTTCATTAGCATGCGAGGAATCAACTGTTTTTGCTTTCGTGTAAGTTTCATACAGATTGAACATGTGTTGGTCCATTTTGAATGGGTACTTGATTTGTTGTGCATTTTGTCTGTCCTTAAAAAACGCGATTGTGTTCTTTCCAGTTTTTTTGCGGAATGTCGCGGGAACCTCATTATTTAATGGGTCAGGAATTAGAACAATTTTTCGTCCGATGCTGCGCAGCAAATTCAAAAAAGCATTTCGGTCGGCAATCAGTCTTTCAGCAGCGGAATCATCAACCGCCGCAATATTACCCTGTTCCAAGTAATACCTTTCATTCAATGCAGTCATCATGACCCGAAGCTCTTTGATTTCACGAAGCAATTCAACTTTGTGTTCCTGAAATGTGGAACTATTAGCACGAAGCAGATACAGCAAATAAATTTCAATGAACGCACGCAACCTAGCAAAGTCTTTCGGGTTTTTGCGCGCCATGAATATGCGAATGAATAGGGCTTTGTCCTCATTGCAAAAAATGCAGACCAGGTCCAGCATAGTGGTTTTCATGGAAACCATATTGTCCACATTATTTACATATTGACTCACCAGCAATTGTGTCAGGTCTGGCTTTCCTTCTCCTTCTCCTTCTGGATAGAGAGATTCATACAAAATTAAAAAATCATCCACTTCTTTTTTCACCAAATCAATTGGTTGAGTAAAATAACTATCAACTGAGCACATATCATTTCTTTTACCACACACCATGCTTGACAACTGAGAAAAACATTTGGTTTCTTGTGTAACCAGTTGCACTTTTGGATTTTTCTTCAACCGTTTGCTGATGAGTCTGGTATTTGCATCACTGTTTGCATTTCCATACATAAACAATTTGATATCGTGTGAAGATTGAGGTGAAAGAATGAATTTGTTTTCGATTTCATCGTGTGGTTTTATTACGCCATAACGTTTTGGACGTTCATAAAAGTTGGCATACAGAATCATCATGTAGAGAGAAAACAACAATAAAAATTGGCGTGAAACTTCTTCTCCAAACACAAAACAATCAATATCATTCATTGGGATATTCTCGCAATTTTTTTTCAGTTGTTCCAATGCATCCACATCCAGGCCCGAATCCGGAATGACTTCTCCAAATTCGTCTGCATTCATGCTGGTCATGAAATCAGCCAAGTAATACGACACTGCTGCACCGCCGGCTGCCACGATGTTTGCAGTGCTACCCATCGCATCATTTGCTGCCGTAAATGCAGCAACAATGATGTCTGTTCGTGTCATTGGACGCGAAGGTCTTGGTGGCTCTTGGTATCCAGGTGCTTCTCCAGGTGCTTCTCCAACTTCTTCTGCAACCATAGCAATTGGAAGCATAATTGGTCCTTGGTTTCCTGTGTTGGTTGTCGATTTGTAAGCAATTTCTCCCAGATATTTGACATATTGCCCACTTGGAAACATATCGAAAAACCGTTTTCCATCTGGTGTTTTCACAGATGGATTTTGTAGAATTGCAATGAGCGTAGCTTTTGTGATGAGAGATTTTGCGGTCAAACTCTGTTCAAGAAGCAAATCGAAAAATTGGTTGCACACTTGTTGAATGACTTTATTTGGATTTGAATCAAACTTTGAAACAATCAAATCATTTATGGCGTGAGCAATTAATGGATTCACCACATCGTATGGTTCAGGATTGGTCGCATGCAAAAACAATTCGAGCATGATGTCAACTCGACTGCATGTTGCAATGGTTTTCAAATTGTACTTCAGCGGCGATGCGAGAATGGTTTGCGTTGCTTCTTCAGAATCGAGTTTTGCGTTGTCAAACACGTTATCCAGGACGTAAACTGAATACACGGGAACATTGAAGACATCACCAATCTTTAGAATGAGAGAAATTTGGATTCCCAACGTATGAATCGGCACTTGTTCAATTGAAATTTCTTTGAACAAAGGATTTTTGAACTCGGGTTTTGCAATGATTGCATTCAATGCGCCCGATATTTCTTTTTCAAGACGACTTGGCCCATTCACAGAAATTAACATTTTGCAATGCTGAACAAAATCAGACAGCAATGCAATTTCCGGATTGAATCGAACATGCATTGTTTCAACTGCATCTTTCACTACATCTTTCACTGCATCTTTCACTGTATCTGTTATTGTGGTGCATGCATTTGGAATTGCATTGAATGCTTGCAGTCCACGTTCCACTGCTTCTCTTGCACCCATCTGTTTCTCTTGGGTTTTGCTTTCAAACAGACTCATGAAAGACACATCTTGACTCAGTTGTGCAATTGGACTGAGAACATCATCAGGCACATCTGCTTTCAATTGTGGAACATCAGCAACAACCTCAGGCACACCGGCAACAACCTCAGGAACATCTGCTTTCAAAACAACCTCAGGCACATCGGTCGTAGACATGTTTTTCAATCTATGCTAAACAATCAGAAACACTTATACTACTTCTCTAAAATTTATTTTCATTATACACTTTTTCAAAATACTTTTTGCTGACGTTTGGATGAGTTGGGCCATTCAAGTTGCTCTTGAGTTTTAGGCGTTGTTGTTGACAGTAAAATTCATATGCTTTATAAGATGTGGGTTGGATTGTTGGTCCAACTGCAGCCAGATATTCATGCATGGAAGCCAACACGTCTCCTCGTTTGTCCCATAGTTTGCAACTTGCGTGCATCAAATATTTATCATTTTCAATTACGACCTCTGGATAAAAGTGTTTAATCAATCCTAAAAATGTGGCATCCGTGTGATTGTGGCTTTGCAGTTGTGGCGATGGGTTTGCCGATTGTTGCAGCTGTTGATAATGATATTGCTTAAACAATGCGGTGAGTTCGTCGATTTCCAGCTCCTCTTCATCATTTGGAATAACCGTTACGGTTTGCGTCCAGAAATCTTTGAATCGTGCAACCAGAGGCAAATGCTTGCTTGTGAGCTGCGAAAATGAATCCGTTGTTTCAGAATAACCCGGCAACCGTTTAATCAGTCTTCCTTTCAGCACATGTGCAAAAAATACATTCGGAATTCTCTCTTCGTCGATGAAAACCTTCCACAAATACATCATGTTTTTCCATGAAATGCTCATATTGCTTTGAGGCGACGGTTCTGTGCACGTTGACACAAATTTTTCAATGACTTGATTTTCATCACAGTGTTTCAAATACAACACACGTCGATATGTTTCATTGTCTTTGCATTGAACATTCAAAAATGATTCTGCATTTTCATACCGCTGCGAATAGTGTGCTGCTACACAAAATACATCAATCAATCGATGTTTGAATGGTGCCGCATACGCATCGACCACCACATCGTTCATGTCTAATAGCCTGCATTCACTGAACTCATATTCATAAAATTTGAATTTGAATGCTGACAGCAACGGCACGCCAAACAGCGTGTTGCACTCTTGACTCAATCCTTTTATGAACTGTCGCGACTTGGGTGTGGCAATGTAAATCGGTTCCACAATGGCCTTTGTTGGGTCTTCGCCGCTGACAATTACCGTTTTTTTCAAAATGATGTCGCCAATGACCGTTAGAAAATATTTCGCACAGTCCCGTGTGCGAAACAGGGATGGACACAACATATTCAGCGTGCGCTGGATGGTTTGCGATTCCGGAATGGATGAAAGCAAATTTCTGTCTTTAATTCGGCGCAGCACCTGGTTCTTGATTTTGTATTTCCACGGCATGAGTTCGCGATTGCCACTGATTTGCGTAAGAATCGGGTGCAAAATGTCGTCTTCGTTAATGACGCTATAATTACAATCCGCATCTGCGTCATAAACAAAAAACAGCTCAACATTGCTGTTATAATAATAGTGCGGGGACTCGTTCAAAAACTGCTCAATGAACTCGTCTGATGCGGTAATCAACATTTGCTTGCGTTGTGCCTTGTCATCACGTGCCTGCACAACTGCTTCCATCATTGCAGGCAGTTGATTGATGTGTGCGGACAATTTTCCCATCATGAAGTCATCTTCCGCGTATTTGTCGCCCAGCTCCCTGACCAAGTTTAGCAAATCATCAATCGATTGCATGGTTGTTAAATACTTGTATATGAATCAAAGTGTTTAAATCATTGTTATTTGCCAATGTTTTTGTTGAGTTAATATATAATACATTCAAATAAACAAATGTCTGACACGGAAGACTTTGACGTTGATGCTGAATATGAAAAATTATTAGCTGGTTTGAAGAATGATGAGAAAGCAAATTTGAACTGGTTAAAGATGACAACCAAAGAAGATCATGACGAAGAAGTTAAACATTTAACCGAACTGCAAGAAAAAGATGCCAAAAAATTGCATGAATTAAACAAACAAGCAAGTGAAATGTTAGCCAAACACAAAGCCGATGAAAAATCGAAATCAAATCAAAAACCCATTACCGATGATGAATTTGATAAATTGTTGAATGAATTTGGTTTGGATTTGGATGGCGGAAGAAAAACAAGACGACATAAGAAGCACACATATAAGAAGAAGAAGAGTATGTATAAGAAGAAGCACACATATAAGAAGAAGCATGTTAGTAAAAAGAAGCATGCCACTCGTCGTCGCAAATATTAAATTGAATACATTGTTTCATGAAATGCATTCATTGCATGAAATTATGTAAAATGACAGTAAAACATTTAGCATCGTTTTTGGGTTTTGCCACCAGCACGTTGAACTCGGCGCGTCTTTTTATGCGCATGTGCTTCATTCAACCCGAACAGCGTCCAAGGCTGAGGCGGGCGGTCATGCAAATAAGGCCGATACGTATTCCAAATCATGTTGCGGTCGCAAAACGCGTCCTTGAAAAATCCTGTGCCGCATGAGCTACCCCAGCGTCCCCACAGCTGCATGCGCTTGGCCGTGGCAGTGTCGATTGCCGTGCCATCCACTGCACCACGCGGCTGATACGGTTTAGGACGGTCCGCCTGAGACATGAATTCGCGAGCATCCAGGTCGTAGTGCGAGCAAGTGGTGCGCGAACAAGGGTTAATCTTATTCAAATACACATCATAATGGTCGCCAATGAGCCGCATTGCGGTGTCCACATCCAGTCGGCCCTTGTGTTCCTCCATCATTTGCTCCAGGCGCACACGCCGAGCGCCTTGGTGCCGGCGCAAGTCATCCCACCCCGTGTTTGACGATTCCAGGTTTCGAATGCGCGGGTCAAACGCGACATTGAAGCCAATGAAGTAGCCGTTTTTAGTGCGCTTGACATCCACATATTTGAGACCCAATTCCAGGCGCATGATTTCATTGGTGCGCGTGTCGCCAAACAGCCACGCATTCGCATAATCCCCCGAATTTCTCTCGGTCAACATTTCAACATAATCGTCCATGGAATTTCCATACTGCATCGCACGACGAATGCGACAGCACACGGGGTCTTTGTTCTCATATGCGTGAAACCCACCCATGGTGGTCTCCGTTCCAAACAGCCCGCGACTCGTCACAAACATGTCCGTTCCAGAATGAATGCCACCGGGGAAAGACTGCATCAGGATGCGGTTGCCGCTGCTCGGACGCAGGTCCATGATGACACGCGAATACTGCCCGTTGATGTAGTTGTCAAACGAGTTGTGCGCACACACAATCTTGCCATCGGTCGTATAATCACCCACGGCAATGAACGCGCTACATCGGTCCTGGGCACCGCCACCGCCCTCTAGGCCCCCGCTTGCCTTTTTAGAACCGCCGCTCTCGTTTGAAAAATCAGCATAAATTGGTTTTGACTTCAGGTGCTGATTGTGTGGCTCGTTCAACACGTCGGACAGATGAGAGAACATATAGTCAAAACTTACAAAACAGTTCCAAAATACGATTTTGTGCAATGGCTGCTTTGAGCCATCGGCAATGCCGCGCATTTCTTCATAAAACTCCGGAAAGTGCTCCTCAATTTGCGGGCGGAAAAAGTCATCCGCCATCTCACAAAAGAACGCAAAGGTGCGGCCGTATTCTTCATACAAGAAAAACTCCAACATTTCCATGATTTGGGCGAGCTCGGGGGCAACTAAATGCCCATGAGCATATCCACGCTTATATGGCTCACCGTAAATGGAGAGATAAATCCATCCATTAATGTCTCTACGAGCTCCGTTTAGTTTCATGTCAACAATATATCAATTGAGTATGTTGTATATATAACACTGCTATAATTTATTTCCTTTATTTCATGTTAAAATGAGTTAAAACAACGATAATATAAACATGCATGTATGTTAAAATACTAAAACAAGAGCCATCGATTCGAAATGAGTAGCATTCTTTATTACAGTAATTTTTGTGATAAATCGAAATCTCTATTACAGAGATTGGCTAAAAGCAAAATTAAGGAAGGAATTCATTACATGTGCATTGACAAGCGAGTTAAAGGTGAAACTGGTGCATGGTACATTGTATTGGAAGACGGTCAGCAAATCATTTTGCCGCCTCACGTGAATCGAGTGCCAGCACTGTTGCTGCTCAACCAGAATCATGCAGTGCTTTACGGAGACCAAATCACAAATCATTTGAAACCAATGGATACGCAGCAAAACAACATTGCGACCGGATTTAATGGGGAGCCGTCGCCATTTTCAACCGCAAGTGAGTTCATGGGCGGATTTGGAGTGGTATCCGACAACTACAGTTTTCTGGACCAAAGCAGCGACGACTTGTCGGCCAAAGGGAGCGGCGGTTTGCGACAACTTTACAACTACGCAACGATTGACTTCAATCAAACCATTAACTGTCCTGCGATTGAAGAGAAGCAAGCAAGGATTGGGCCGGATGTCACACTTGAAAAGCTGGAAAAGGAGAGAAATGCGCAAATCATGCAGGCACATCAACAAGCACAACAGTCGCAACAGTCGCAACAACAATACAACCAAAGACAAGGAATGCGTTAATGATATGCAATCCAGAATTTAAATAATGAGAGAAATGCATTTAAAATAATATTAATTATGTTTAATATTATCTCCATTTTCTCTCCAATGTCGGATAAGTCAATCATATTGAAAGCGTTTCTGAACCAATTCACTGATTTTGTGGAAGATGTTCAGAGCGTGTTTCCAGACAATGCAGACATTGACTCTGCTAAGACTGCATTATTTCTGCTTAAAAAAACAAATCCACGCATGTTGTTGAGCACGTGGATCACATTCATTGCGGAGCCGTATGGTGCGCAAATTGAGCAGGGTGACATTGGCTTCTTTTTGGACAAGGATTACACGCAGGATTTAGAATACATGGGAAACGCAGTTATGCAAAAGGTGGACACGTTTCGCAAGCCAGTGCGAGAGATGGGAGCCGAAAATCAGGCCAAAACCATGAAATACATCCAAAACATCACAAAGCTTGCAATCCTTCATGGCGAAGTTCAGTGATATTAGCCAATCAAAACCAAACCCAAATAAAAACGTCACCTACCTTCCGCCTCGGTATACAATGCATTCCGGATCTACAATTCCGTTGCTTGTCAGAAATGCCGCAACATCGGCAGAAAATGATCCTTGAAGTACGATGAGCTCATGTTTAGTTTCTTTGTGTTTGGCAATGTGGCCACCGCACGATAACATGTTTTTTGATTTTAATTCCTTTAGTATTTTATGCAAGTCGAAATGCGACGGGATGTGTTCAACCTTGGTTACTGTTTTTTTACCGTGATGTACGCTAATGATAACCTTCTGACGACCAAGCACGTCTACATGAACGTCATTCATATCGATGTCTAATTCATTATTATTAGTGATATTCATACCTTATTTATCAAGTGCATAATAACTAACGTAATAAATGGTTTTATATATATTTTACAATACATATAAAAACAATCAAAAAAATTGAAATTCATTTTTAATATGCACATTATGTGATGCAGCGATTCTACCAACAGCAACTACAATATTCAAAACATGGTTTCAATACTTGCACTGTCCGTCGCCGTAGTACATGTCACGAGTGGTTGCACCACCGCGCACCCAGCCATCAGCCGCCACGCCTTCCACCAAATTAGCGGGATTCGTGATGGTGGATGCGATAGATGGAATGAGAGGGTAATTGGTGGACATGGTTTGCTCAGAAAGCAGGTTGATGCTGCGCTTATTCGTCATGTAATCCCCCTGCTGCAACTGCGACTCTAAATATGGGTTGGACTGTCCGCGTCCCATGAATGGAACAGTTACAAATGGGCGCTGAAACAGGCTGATGCGACAACGGGGACGGGTGAGCGCGCTTCCGCCAATGAGCAGCTGCGAGTTGGTGTCAATGTTGCACCCTCCGGCACCGACTTGGTGCCCTCCGGTGAAATTAATGTTGGGCTGACTTGTTGCAAACTCGATGGGTCGCTTCATGGTGCAGTCATCCGAAAAAAAGTTTTGCAACATGTAATTGGATGCTTGCACGTTTTGGATGCCACGTTGTCCTAAACTGCAGCCATCTTCTCCAATGCGCGAGAGATTATCAAAAACATAGTCTTTGACATATGCCGACATGACCTGATTGTCAACCATTGTGTTGTAATTCTGATATATTTAATAAATATATTTTATTAATTATAGATTGTGCATTATTTGCATTATTTGCATTATTGTGCGCCAGTAATTGAACCAAGAACCGGATTGGCACGAGCACAAGCCATCATGTTGCCCTCCTTGCATGAAATCATGGAACCGTAACAATACTCTGCAAATGCATGCTGGTCATTTGGGATTCTGGTATTCGGAGTTGCAAAATAACTGCGCATGGAATTGCTGAATTCATAATTATCGCCTAAATCACGAAAGAGACGGTCTTCTAAGTTGGGATTGCCGCCTAAATCTTCCACCACAAACTGCTGCGTGGAGTCGTTGATTGCGCGCTCTACTTTCGGGTTAAAAGCAGGTTCGGCTGCTGGACGTTTGGGGTTGTCCACAATGTCGGTGAGCAGCACATTCATGAGCGGGTCTTGTGGGGTTGGAGCTTGGAATGTCAAGCCTAACGGAGGTGAGGCTGCTGCAACCCTAACAGTGCGACGCCGTCCAGTGTTATAATTTGCATAGTTTGAAAAGCCTTCTTTGGTTTTGTCATTGTCATTGGCTTTGCCAGAAGTTGGTGCTGATGTTTCCGAATTCCGGCCCTGTGCAACGTATAAAAATGCAATCATGGCTAAAGAGACCACACCCAAAAGAATTATTTTATAAGACAGAGTCAGCAAATATCCTAAAATTGCCAACAGTATAATCATTCGACTGATGGCATTCAGCCTGGATTCCCGATTCATGCCAGACATGGGAACAATCTCCGTAATACCAGCATTATTAAACAACACAGTCGGATCATTCAACCAAAATGCAGTCATTTCAATGTGTTTCTAATTATGCAATGCTTATATGTATATATAAATGGAACTATTATTTATATTTACTCATAGATTCTTTATTTAATCATTTTCATTTCTTGTTCTTCTTTTTCTTTTTCTTGGAAGCGGAAGCGGAAGCATCATCAGTCGTGGTAGAGTCCACGGGTTGTGCCTGTGCCTGTGCCTGTGCATGTGCCTGAGGCGGGAATCGAGGTGTGCGTTCCACCTTCTCACCAGTGCTAAACACCAGTGGTTCTTTTGCAGCGGCAGCAGCAGCAGCGGCAGCGGCAGCTTGTGCTTCGGCCTTGCGCTGCTCCAATTTCTGCTGCATTCTCTCTTTCATCTTGGCGGTCTTTATGTTTTGATTCAAATGGCTCTGCATGGCACCCATGTTCATTTTGGAATTTTTTCCACCTAAACCCATACTCGCCGCCATTTTCGCCATGTCTGCCATGCCACCCATGCCGCCATCCATTCCCATCTTTTTCAACATGTCAGCCACATTATTGACTCCCGGCATTTTTTTCATCTTATTCATCAAGTCGCTGGCTTCTTGCATGATTTCACTCTCTTTAATCTCTCCTGACTTCAGCTTGGCATCCAGCTTCTGCCCCACACTTTTGACAATGCCCATCAGCTTTCCTGGATTCTTAAATAAATTCTGAAAAACCGACTGCACCGATGCTTCATCGGATGTGTCCAACTTCAGTTCTGCAGCCGTTTCTTCTGCAATTTCCTTTGCAAGGTTTCCAATTTTGCCACCAAGAAGCCCGCTCAAATGCTCGTGCATGGAATTGGGATCCATTCCGGCAGGAAATCCTTTCATATGGTCGGTCTCGGCCGCATCCGCATTCGCATTCGCCTGTGCGGCGGCAGGACTTGAGTCAGAAGTGCCGTCTGCATCCTTAAACATGTCCTGCATCTGATTCATAACCTCCTCCAACTTGGACTTCAGCACGCTCTCGTCAATTGCTTCAAACAACTTGGCCGCATCACCAAATGTGGACGTGTCTGACAAATCAGAAACCACTGAAAACATCACAAGCTGCAGATACTTCCAAATCGCTTCTTTGGTCGCATCACTCACCTCAGACGTCTCCCACAGCACCTTGAAGTTTAACCCCGGCAACAGCTCAATTGGCTCTGCAAACAGGACACTTTCGTTTCGATACAATACATTGAAAAACTGCGGCGCATACACACGCTTGCAGTGCTCATACACTTCTTTCATCTCCATTTTGCACACTGCAGCACATGCGTCGCTGTGTTCCGGAAACACAGTTGCAATATCTGCAACAAAATCTGAAATAATTTTATCGAATTCAGGCGTTGTCATCTTTTTATTATTTCAAATGCTTTTGTTTATATCAATTATTTACGACAAAATATATTTTAATGATTGAACTTTGAATCCGTGGATATGGTTGCATGTGTTCATTTCTTTATTGCAACTCCAATTCCCAAGAATCTTTTGTGTGTGTGATTAAAAACATCATCATATTGTTCTGTGAATTCAAAAAAATCATAGTTGTTTTGTTCTGTGTTCTTAAGTTCATTCCAAAAATGAACCACGCCTGGGCATACGTCGCTCACAATGTCATGAAATACGAATATTTTTCCACTATTTTTGCTTATTTCATAATCATTTTTCACACCTCTATAAGAATGGTCTCCATCTATAAATATTAAGTCAAAATAATTATCCTTCATGTATTCTTTGAATGTTTCACTTTGACTATTCATTTTCATAAATTTAGTTTCGACATTTGATGAGCAATAATGTGCAACAGGGGAATCAATGATGTCCACGGCAACACTTTTGTTCATGGAATTGAACCTTTTTAAGTATTCGTTTGTCAATACAAAAGTTCCACCCCAACGACAACCAATCTCAATGTATGAATTTATTTTTTGCGCATTCAATAAACAAAGATATTTTGAGAATTGGTTGGGATATTGCCATATCAATAAACCACCACCATTTTTTTTAACTACGGCTGGTTGTTCAATGAGCGATTCAGTGTTGAACCCCAATTTGATTATTAGCTGTTCTAAATAAAGATTGTGCTGCAAATTTTCCAAACTGCTTTCCTTGATGAAACGAATTCTAGTCAAATCCATTGTGTTATATATGTCAATTATATATTTAATTTATTGCAAATTCAAAAAAAAGAACGCATTTCAAAAATGTTTTTGGACAAAACGAATTTAGACACATGCATGCAATTAAATGCATCATACAAAAACATGTACAAAACTGATTTTGTATGCACATATAAAGAGTTTGAAAAATTTGAGGATGACGAGGTGGATGCAGACATGATGTATCGGGCGCAGTATCTTCAAATATTTGGACTCGTGGAGTATGATGAGCGGGCAATAAGTGCATCACTTGACTTAATCAAATCAAAGGTCATTGAACTGCCTGAGTTAAGAGAATTGATTTTGAAACATCCGCACAATTCGAGTTTCACATCAATGGAATACAATGAAGACACAGTGTCAGACATGTTGTTGGTTTGCTTGTTTGCTTATCCCACAATGGATGCATTTCATTTATGCTTGATTGATGCCTTTAAACATGGAAACATAACGGAAACAAGCCGTGAAAAACTGCTGAAAGCATATTCAAGCATGACACTGTCTCATGATGCACAAGAACAATGATTCAATAATTCAATGAAATGGTCAAAATAAAATATAATGATATGTCATTATATAATTATATAATTTCTCTCAAATGGCATCCACGCGAAACAAAAATACGTGTTCGAATTATTGTCTGGAACAACGCATGACCACAAAATCATTTGATTACATCGAATATAAGAATGGCGCAGCCGGTGCCGCATACAACCCCGCTCTTCCATGCATGGGCATCATTCCTGGTCAAATGCCACGAGAGGTGTTCTCTCGAAATTCAATTGACATTGAGTCCGCACTATTCGGAATCAATTCCACCAACTTAGTGGAAACTCAAAAACCAGTTGTTCCACAATTGAAAACTTTGCCAGAAATCTCATTTTTTGGACGCATGCAACTCATTATGCCAGACCCGTTGGTGGTTGAAAAATTTCAACGACCATTTCCAGTTCCAAACTAACTGAAAGACCATCCAATTCTAAATATAAAAAATGATAAAAATATTATATTTAGTAATGTTATAACCAAGATGGCAAGTTTGGATTCGAATAGATTCAACAACTTAAACACTGCATATGTCAGTGACTTGAGTGGAAACACAACTCTTGGTACATTTAGTTCATACAACACGACATATCCAAACCCCACCGGAAATTTCAATAACACTGCAGTGGGGTATGGTGCGTTACGTCAAAATGTCGCAAGCGGACACAACACTGCAATTGGTCTGAATGCACTTGCAAACAACATGGGAAACAATAACATTGCAGTTGGTGAAAATGCATTGTATAACTTCATTGCACAAACCATCCCTCAACAAGGAGATGGAAACGTTGCAGTTGGTAATAATGCTCTTTCAGGAAACACTGCCGGAGACAATGTTGTTGCTCTCGGAAATAACACAAATTCGAATAATCATAATAATTGCATTTTGCTTGGCAATGGAGCACTGATTGCGCCGGGTTCAACTGGCGACCGTGAAATTGGATTCGGAGGACTGCAAACTCAGTGGCCACCATACCCTGACCCACAATTCATACAAAATTTCATAGAAACACGATTCTCAAATGGCATTGGTGATGGTCTTTATTACATTCCACTGTTTAAAAACCCACACCAACACTACTCAATCCAAGGTGGAAATGAATATGGCGATTACTTGTACTGGGTGCCAAGTGGTTCAACTGGCACATGGGAAGTTGGAGGCCCACAAATAAGCATTGGTTCCCATGCAGGTGAATTCGCCCAAGGCACTTATGCGGTTGCACTTGGATATTATGCTGGTAATACTGGACAACAAGGAAGTGCTGTTGCCATTGGACCAAGTGCTGGTCAAACTGGACAACAGTCCAGTGCAGTTGCCATTGGTCCAAGTGCTGGTACTAATAACCAAAGGGACCAAGCGGTTGCTATTGGCAATAGTGCTGGTGCTACTAATCAACAGGCATATGCTGTTGCAATTGGTGCTCAAGCTGGCAATGCTGGACAACAATCCAATGCTGTTGCCGTTGGTCCAAATGCTGGCACAACCAATCAACAATCCAATGCTGTTGCCGTTGGTCCAAATGCTGGCACAACCAATCAACAATCCAATGCTGTTGCCGTTGGTCCAAATGCTGGCAGTAATGGACAACAGGGCAGTGCTGTTGCCGTTGGTCCAAATGCTGGCAGTAATGGACAACAGGGCAGTGCTGTGGCGATTGGTGATCAGGCTGGTGAAAACAGTCAAAACTCTTCTGCCATTGCAATTGGTGTTCAAGCTGGCACAACCAATCAACAATCCAGTGCTGTTGCCGTTGGTCCAAATGCTGGCACAACCAATCAACAATCCAATGCTGTTGCGATTGGCAATAATGCTGGACAAGTCGGACAACAATCCAGTGCAGTTTCCATTGGCACAAGTGCTGGTTTAACTGGACAACAGGCAAACTCTGTGGCAATTGGTTTAAATGCTGGACAATTTGGACAACAAGCCAGTGCTGTTGCAATTGGTTTCAGTGCTGGAGAATACGGACAACAAGCCAGTGCTGTTGCAATTGGTTTCAGTGCTGGAGAATACGGACAACAAGCCAGTGCTGTTGCCATTGGTCCAAGTGCTGGTTTAACTGGTCAACAAGTAACTGCTGTTGCGATTGGCAATAGTGCTGGACAAGTCGGACAACAAGCCAGTGCTGTTGCTATTGGTGACAATGCTGGTTTAACTGGACAACAAGCCAGTGCTGTTGCCATTGGACCAAGTGCTGGACAATACGGACAACAGGGCAGTGCTGTGGCGATTGGTCCAAGTGCTGGTTTAACTGGACAAAATGGCAGCACTGTTGCGATTGGCCAAGGTGCTGGACAAATCGGACAACAGTCATTTGCTGTTGCGATTGGTCCAAGTGCTGGCAGTGCTGGACAACTTGGATATGCTGTAGCGATTGGTCCATATGCTGGACAAACTGGACAACAGGGCAGTGCTGTTGCGATTGGTGATGTTGCTGGACAATACGGACAACAAGACAGTGCAGTGGCAGTTGGTTCAAGCGCTGGTTCTACTGGACAACAAACCAGTGCTGTTGCTATTGGTCCAAATGCTGGACAAGTCGGACAACAAACCAGTGCAGTTGCCATTGGTAGACAGGCTGGTCAAACAGGTCAACAAGCCAACGCTGTTGCGATTGGTTATTTGGCTGGTTCAACTGGACAGCAAGCCAGTGCGGTTGCGATTGGCAATAGCGCTGGTTTGAATGGACAGCAAGACAGTGCTGTGGCAATTGGCGAAAATGCCGGTTCAACTGGACAACAAACCAATGCAATTGCCATTGGAACAGCTGCTGGCTATGACGGTCAACAAGACAATGCTATTGCAATTGGCCAAAGCGCTGGTTTGACTGGACAAGGAACAAGTGCCGTTGCGCTTGGATACCAAGCTGCTCAAAATAGTCAAGGCGCAAATGCCATTGCCATCGGTGCCTTTGCTGGTTTCACTGGTCAATTTGGTGGAAGCATTGTGTTGAATGCATCGGGTTCAGCACTCAATGCAGGGGACACTGGTTTTTATGTAAACCCAATCAGAGAAGTGGCTGGACACACCGGGGTTGCTGCCGGTTTTGCTGGTTCACTTTGGTACAATCCAACCACCAATGAAGTTGCCAACAATTCATTGCAACAACTAATTTTGCCTGGAAACGAGTTTGGAGACTATTTGTACTGGGTTCCAAGTGGTTCAACTGGCACATGGGAAATTGGAGGTCCACAAATAAGCATTGGCGCCCATGCAGGTGAAAACAACCAAAGCACTAATGCTGTTGCACTTGGATATTATGCGGGCAACACTGATCAACAAGCCAATGCTGTTGCAATTGGCAACCAAGCTGGTCAAACGGGTCAACAAGGAGGTGCAGTTGCAATTGGTTATTTGGCTGGTTCCACTGGACAGCAATCAAGTGCTGTTGCCATTGGACCAAACGCTGGTTTTGATGGACAACAAGACAGTGCTGTTGCCATTGGTGTCATTGCTGGACAATACGGACAACAAACCGGTGCAGTTGCGATTGGTGATAATGCTGGTAATACTGGACAACAAACCAATGCTGTTGCCATTGGTGTCAGTGCTGGACAATACGGACAACAGGGCAGCGCTGTTGCCATTGGTTTTCAAGCTGGTTCGACTGGACAACAAAGTAGTGCTGTTGCCATTGGACCAAACGCTGGTTTTGATGGACAACAAGACAGTGCTGTTGCCATTGGTGTCATTGCTGGACAATACGGACAACAAACCGGTGCAGTTGCGATTGGTGATAATGCTGGTAATACTGGACAACAAACCAATGCTGTTGCAATTGGTGTCAGTGCTGGACAATACGGACAACAAACCAGTGCAGTTGCGATTGGTGATAGTGCTGGTTCGACTGGACAACAAAGTAGTGCTGTTGCCATTGGTGTCAGTGCTGGACAATACGGACAACAATCCAGTGCAGTTTCCATTGGCACAAGTGCTGGTTCGACTGGACAACAAAGTAGTGCTGTTGCCATTGGTGTCAGTGCTGGACAAGACGGACAACAGGGCAGCGCTGTTGCCATTGGTTTTCAAGCTGGTTCGACTGGACAGCAAGCCAGTGCTGTTGCCATTGGTGACAGTGCTGGACAAGACGGACAACAATCCAATGCAATTGCAATTGGTCAAGAGGCCGGAAAATACGGACAACAATCCAGTGCAGTTTCCATTGGCACAAGTGCTGGTTCGACTGGACAACAAAGTAGTGCTGTTGCCATTGGTGATAGTGCTGGACAATACGGACAACAGGGCAGCGCTGTTGCCATTGGTCCAAATGCTGGTTCAACTGGACAGCAAGGCAGCGCTGTTGCCATTGGTGTCAGTGCTGGACAATACGCACAACAAACCGGTGCAGTTTCCATTGGCACAAGTGCTGGTTTGACTGGACAACAGTCCGGTGCGGTTTCCATTGGTTCTCTGGCTGGCAATGATGGACAACAGGCATCTGCTGTTGCCATTGGTGATAATGCTGCGCAATATTCACAGAAGTCAACTGCTGTTGCCATTGGGGCTCAGGCTGGTAAAACCGGTCAAAACTCTTCTGCCATTGCGATTGGTTATCAATCTGGTTTTGACGGGCAACAATCAACTGCTGTTGCGATTGGTTCTCAAGCTGGTTATACTGGACAACAGGCATCTGCTGTTGCAATTGGTGAAAGTGCTGGTAATGACGGACAACAAGCTAGTGCTGTTGCCATTGGTATCAGTGCTGGACAATATGGACAACAATCATTTGCTGTTGCGATTGGTCCAAATGCTGGTTCCACCGGACAGCAAAATAGTACTGTGGCAATTGGCTTGGATGCTGGTTGCACGGGACAACAATCAAATGCTGTGGCGATTGGCACGGATGCTGGTTCAATCAATCAACAAGATGATGCTGTTGCAATTGGTATAAATGCAGGTTTCACGGGACAGCAAAATAGTGCTGTGGCAATTGGACCAAACGCTGGTTTTGATGGACAACAAAGCAATTCTGTGGCAATTGGCCAAAGCGCTGGTTCAATCAACCAACAGACAAATGCCGTTGCAATTGGCAACCAAGCTGGTTGCACAGGACAACAGACAAATGCCGTTGCAATTGGTTATTTGGCTGGTTCAACTGGACAACAATCCAATGCAGTTGCTATTGGTTTTAGTGCTGGTTATAACGGACAACAAGATGATGCCATTGCAATTGGTGGAAATGCTGGTTATACCGGACAAGAAGGAACTGCTATTGCCATTGGTCTAAATGCTGGACAAGACGGACAGCGGGCCGGTGCAGTTGCAATTGGTTTTCAGGCTGGTTCAACCGGACAACAAGGAAATGCTGTTGCCATCGGAACAGATGCTGGTTATGTTGGACAGCAGGGCCAGGCAGTTGCGATTGGCTTTCACGCTGGTTTTACCGGTCAACAATTCGCTGCAGTTGCCATTGGTCGAAATGCTGGTTGCACAGGACAGCAAAACAATTCTGTTGCCATCGGTGAACTGGCGGGTACGAGTGGACAACAAGCCAACGCTGTTGCGATTGGCACAAGTGTTGGTAGTGTGGGACAACAATCGTATGCTGTTGCCATCGGTTTTAGTGCTGGTTCATCCAATCAACAGCAGTATGCCATTGCAATTGGACCATCAACTGCACAATACGGACAACAAAACGCTGCCATTGCAATTGGCCAAGATGCGGGTTATACTGGTCAACAAGCAAGTGCAGTTGCCATCGGTCAAAATGCTGGTGTTTTTGGACAGCAAGCCAGTGCTGTTGCCATCGGTAATCTGGCAGGTAACACCGGTCAACAAGCAAGTGCAGTTGCCATCGGTCAAAATGCTGGTTCAACCAATCAACAATTATATGCTGTTGCGATTGGTCCAAATGCTGGTTCAGCCAGTCAACAATTATATGCTGTTGCGATTGGTCTAAATGCTGGTGCCACCGGACAAGAGACAAATGCCGTTGCAATTGGCCCAAATGCCGGTTATGACGGACAACAATCCAATGCTGTGGCAATTGGCCTTAACGCAGGTTCAACCGGACAACAATACAGTGCTGTTGCCATCGGTCAAAATGCTGGTTCGACCAATCAAATGGACTATTGTATTGCAATTGGCCAAAATGCTGGCAATACGGGACAACAAAGCGGTGCCATCGCGATTGGCCAAGATGCTGGTGGAACCGGACAAGGAGACGATACTGTTGCCATCGGTTCCGGTGCTGGTTCAATCGGACAACAGGACACCGCAGTTGCAATTGGAACAAACGCTGGTAATATGGCACAACAGAACAGTGCTGTGGCAATTGGACAATACAGTGGTTACACTGGACAACAAGTTGGTGCTGTTGCTATTGGCAGCGCTACTGGCTATGATGGACAGCAAGTTGGTGCTGTTGCCATTGGCGCATCTGCTGGTTCCACTGGACAAGGCGCAAATGCCATTGCCATCGGTGCCTTTGCTGGTTACACTGGTCAATTTGGTGGAAGCATCATCTTGAATGCATCTGGCCAAATACTCAATACTGCTGGAAACACTGGATTATACGTGAATCCTGTTAGATCTGCCACTGGTACAGGTGCAGTTCAATACAATACAAGCACATATGAACTTACATACGATTCATCAAAAACATTCGTAATTGACCATCCAGTTGATGCTGAGAACAAATACTTGGTGCATGCTTGTTTAGAAGGCCCAGAGTCCGGTGTTTATTACAGAGGAAAGAGCGAAATCGTGAATGGCAGCTCGGTTGAAGTGCAACTGCCTTCATATGTTGGGACATTGTGCACTGACCTTACTGTTCAAATCACACACATATACGATGGCGCAGTGAAAGCATTCAGTGCAAGTGAAGTGGACGCTGTGTCCAACTCATTCACTGTTTATGGTGAAAATGGCCGATTCAACTGGTTGGTGCATGGAAAGCGAGCCGACATAGTGGTTGAACCAAGCAAGGCTGATGTGAGTGTTCGTGGTGATGGCCCTTACAAGTATATTTTGTAATAAGTAATAAAAGATTCAAACCATTGATTTGATTTGATTAATTATCTAACGCATAATTAATTAAATATATACATACATATAGCATAATCCCAAATTATTGTTTACATCATGGCATTCACTCGCATTCACGACGACCCTTGCCGCATTGCCAAGGAGGTGCAGGAATCAACCGACGTTGGTCGATACATTTTGAATGTTCCCGGAAACGGCGACAAGCCCTGCTACATGGAAGACCCCTATATCCGACTTCAAGGTTGGGGTGGCAACTTAAGGACCAACTCCGTGGAACTGGAAAACAATTTACGCGGTCTCAATATGCCGCTTTCTCGCGACTGTGTCAACTACAAGACCAGCGCTGCAAAAGTCATTGATGCCCCAATTCAGTATCCAACATGCACGCCATTCGTGGAACAACCGCGTGCCACTAATCCCGCATGGACCGCCCGAGATTTAGAACAACCACACTTTTACTACTTGCCATTGAATCCGCAAGAGAATGTGTGCATTCCGTTTCAAAACAATTTGAGCACGCGCATTCTCGAAAAAGATTACTGGGTTGCATGCCCGCCAGGCGCTCGTGAGACACAACCACCCGCAATTCCCAAAAACGTTTTTACTGCACCAGTTTAGATTTTCAAAAAAATTGAAAATATTTACAACGACAAAGACATTGACCAAAGAAACACTCAATGCCCGCATTATTTGCAGAGATTGTCGTAATGGCAGGAGCATTCACATTTATATTCTCAATTCTGATTTGCTGTATCAACAACAGCCCACGTTCGCCAAGAGGTCGAATTCACAACAAACGAAAGTGAAGCCTGCCATGAATGCAGTATAATTAAATTTCAATTTATATATATTCATTTGATATATAAGTTGTGATGGCATGCAAGAACATAACCATGCGCAAACGTGTAGGGAAACAATACCTAATTCATTACGCAGGAGGTGCATCATTTGTAGTGCGGGTGTTTGGAAATGTATTGACGGTGTACACCAGTAAATACGACCCAGACATCACTGCAAATAAACAAGTTTACCGTGCAAATATTAAGAAACTTTTTGTGCCATCCAGTCTCAAGCCTGGTTCAAGGCTGCCAAAAAAAACATTAAGTGGAAAGCCGTTGAAAGACGTCTGCGACATTGGTTTAGCCGGAAATTCGCTGCTGGCGCAAATTGGCCACGATGGGAACCATGTTCATGTTGGACCAAGTGTGTTCAAATATCTTTACATAGGCCGCGATGTCATTGAAGTTGCACTCGACGAACCAGTGGAACAGTATTATTCAGAACTCATACCCGGTTTTGCGAACAATCCTTATTTAAAAGTGGGCGCAGATGTGCCAATTGCTTACGCCATAACCAAGCATTATGTGTATTTTTTTCACACCATGAAACGGTATTCACGCGATGCATTTCCGAGTCTGCAAGACATCGTTCCATCATTGAATCCAGCGGTCGATTATTCGCCTGCTGTGAAAACGGCAATGCGAAAGACAGCCAAGCGAATCATTAAGAAAGTTGAAGTTCCTTTCACAAGTTATTAGTCATAGCAATATATAAATAAAAAGTATATTTATATATTAGTATTTAATTAAACACAATAACATAAGTTGCAATGGCTGAAATCGCAATTCCACTCATTGGACTAGCTGGTGCATACATCATGTCCAATCAAAAGAAAAATTCAAAGCCCAAGCCTTTAGCTTCTTCAACATCGGCTGCGGCTCCATTGGCAGAGGGTTATGAAAACATGGGCAAACCAGTGAATTACATGCCAAACATGGCAGTTCCACCTGACAATTATCCAGTGTTCAAGCCGAAAACGGGCTATGATGCAAATGAGTATTCCAACTTTCCGAGTCCCAATGCCGCCACAGACAAGTATTATGAACAGTCTGTTTATGAAAATGTTGCCAATGGTGGTCCTGATTTTGGCGGGAAAACGCAGTTTGGTGATAACTATCAACAGCGGCGCCAGGTCATGTCTCTCACTGGAAAACCGATGGACGCGGGGGACTTTAAGCACAACAACATGGCGCCTTTTTTCGGGGCAAAAATCCGGGGGCGTACTGCAGACGCGAATGTGCAGGAATCTGTGTTGGACTCCATGAATGGTGCTGGGTCGCAGTGGGTAAGCAAATCAGAGATTGCGCCGCTGTTCAAGCCGCAGGAGAATTACAACTACGTTTACGGAACACCAAACACGAGCGACTTCATGCAGTCGCGCCAGATGCCATCAAGCAACATGGCCAATGTGAAGCCGTGGGAAGAGGTGCACGTGGCGCCGGGTCTCGACAAGGGCTACACGGATGTTGGCAGCGGCGGTTTTAATTCCGGAATGGACGCGCGCGAAAAATGGGTGGACCGCAATGTGGATGAGCTGCGCGTGAAGACGAATCCCAAACTGACATTTGGATTGGAGACGCACGAGGGTCCAGCATACTATTACATTCAGAATGCGCCAAGTGCTGCCACGCAAGGCAAGGTGGAAAAGTATTTGCCGGACACATTTTATTTGAACACACCGGACCGTTGGTTGACCACAACTGGTTTAGAAAAGGCGCAAACCGCGCGCCCGATTGAGGCCGACCGGTTTGTCAACCGTCCATCCACAACATCAGAGTATTTCGGTGCGGGTTCGGAGCAAAATGGGGCTGCCACATATGCCGCTCCTGAAGTCGAGCAATCCAAGCGACAGCAGATGGACCCCAGCAAACACCATGCAATCAACATGTCCGCATCCGACCAAAGACCCGCCTCCGTTGCAGACCACGGTCGTCTTGGATTCAAGGTGCTGCACAATAATCGCAGCACGACGGCGAATGCGGTTCCCATGGGTGGCGTGTTTGGCGCCATTCGCGCCGTGGTGGCGCCCTTGCTGGAAGTGGTGCGCCCATCTCGCAAAGAAAACGTCATCGGCAATCTGCGTGCTTATGCAAATGCGGGAACAACGGTTCCAGCCGGCACGGTGTTCAATCCAGCTGACCGACTGCCCACCACAATTAAGGAAACCACTACGACATTGTTGGATTTCAATCATCTCAATTTTGAACGCCAGACCAATGCAGGATATCAAGTTGCAGAACAGCAGCCAATTGAAAACCAACGCGACACCACCACTGATGTGGAGTATCTGGGCGCTTCCGGAGGTGATGGTGCGCACATGGGCAATCAAGTGTATAATGCGGCTTACAATCAGCGCAACAACAACAACAAGGTGCAGACGTCATGGACAAACCAGGGCAACATGAACCTGCTGAACCACGACGAAAATTTAAGCGTGCGGAAACAAAATCTTTCTGCATGCAACTATGTTGGCGGTGCTTCTCCAGGTCCAAGCACTGTAAACATGCCGCCATCGGTTGAAACTTATGGAAAAGCACGCATGCCGCAAAACTATCCGCGCAATGCCATTGAGTGTGAACGAATCAACCCTGAAATTTTGGACGCGTTTCGCAACAATCCTTACACACAAAGTTTGAACAGCTACTGCTGTCGTTGAGCAAACGTGCGTATGTTAAAAATAATTATATTTACAAATATATAATTGTATATATAAATTACACTATGAACTACTTTGTTTTGTTTAGCGTTGTAATCATTGTCATCAGTTTGGTCATATTAATCTCTCCTTTAAATTATGACACGAATGTTATGCCAATCCAAGAGGGGTTCAAATCAGCACCACCCACTCAACGGCCGCGCGGTAATCCGGTTGCAGCAAGTCAGACAAGTTTATCCGGAACTGCTGGAATGGCTGATGGAAGTTCGGACCACCAATACCTGTTGGACAATTTGTTGAAAAAACATGACCGTTTGGCTGAAGGTTTTGAAAATCGCAATGCAAATGCATCGAAAGTGTCGGCAACCACAACCAAAAAGAAGGGAATTGCATCCACTGGCGCCACCTACGAGGGGGGAGATAACGTGCCGATTCCAGTGGCGGGATGCAACAATAACAAATGCATGAAAGTCAAGGACCCCATGAAAGCACTTGATGGAAATTGCATCAACCCGCCTCGCCCAGGTGTGCTACGTTCAGATGGTTTGCCCAAAGAGCTTGACTATTCCATAAAATTCTGTCCTGCATTTGAACCAAAGGATGGTTCATACGCCGAAGAATGTTTAACTTGTGGATACTACAAATACACTAGCAAGTGCACGCCAAACCCAAATAATCCCAAAAAACCATGCGACTATGAAACATACACATTCGACTCTTACAATGACGGACCAATGCCAGGAACCACTAACGACGGTGGTGATGATGGTGGCGATGATTCGGGGCCAAACTGCAGCACATGCAAATACACCACAAATGAAAAAACCAAGTGTGTTCTTCCGGGTTGTTATTCTGCTGACGATGGATATCTTCCATTTCCAGATGGCGACTACAATTTTGCCGAAGGGTGTTTTTATTATGACCCAGACACCAGCAATCCAGGAAAAACCATGCAAGGAATGACTGGCCGTCCCCCCGGCTACTACTGTCCACCAATATCAAAAGATGGCACATATGATGGCGGTGGTGGCAGCAGCGACCCATGCTACACAAAACAAGACCCATATAACCTTGACTCCAGCATTCTTGACTACTCCAAATATGTTCAAATGGAGAACGTGTGCACAAATGACAAGGCAGAATCGAAACAAAATTTCAACCCGGATGATGTGGACGACAACCCAATGAATCCTCACAGGAATAAACGCAAACAACAATACCAACAAGACAAACAAGACAAACAATACCAACACCAACACCAACACAGTGGCGCAATCAATGTGTATCATCATCATCGCACATCGCAAAATAGCCAACACAACATGCAGAAGCAAAACAACCAACACAACATGCAGAAGCAAAATAACAAACAAGGACAATCAAATTCATACCAAGAACCACTTGGTGGAGCAACCGTGTTGGGATACTTGTAATCAAAATAATATTTCAGGTGAAATCATTATCCGTGCTTGATTTTTATTAGTTGCCATCATATGAAATGAACGATGTTCGCAATCTTCGAACTCAGAAGACTCGTGTTTAGGTCCTTTAAATCTCAATCTATTTTGCGTAATTCTCAACACATAATTCAAATAATTTTGTGGAAACAAATCCAGACGAAGAGTTCCATCATAATGACAGTTAACAAATTTGGAAGCTCGATAAATTCCAAACCCATTGAACGCAGACATACAAGGAACTAAACAGCCATTCGATTTTTTCAATATATCTGCAATGTATCCGTAGCGGTCTTCATTTTTTTCCAAATGCCGATAACTAACAACAAATGGATGTATGGATAATGCCCAAATGTCATAATAATGAATCTTGTTGAATGACAATGCATCCCATGTGTCTTCCTGCAAATATTTCTTCAACACGTCAACATTGACTGGTTTACTACACACATCATCAAAATCCATCATAATGAAATAGGGATAATTTGCGAATTTTGTATATACAATTTTAATACACTCATTCCTAGCATTGGCTATTCGTTGTGTTCTATATTTTGAAACAGGTTTTGTGTTGTAATGAATCATCACACGTGTATTTATTTTTCCATAATGTTTTACCAACTCGTATGAATTGTCATTGGATTTATCGCAATACAACACAACCGCATAATCATCAAACAATGAGCCAAGTTGTTCAATGTTTTTAAATACTCTTTGTAAAAATGGAGCACAATTTTTGACTGCTCCGCAAAAAACACACTTCATTTTATATAAAAATTGCACTTAAAATAATTTTACTATTTCCGCATAATGCTAAACACTCATTAACTCCATCATCTCAGCTTTGTTGATGTGAGTTTCTTTTGCGATGATTTTCAATATTTTTCGATGAGCTGCTTCATCTTTTTCAATGTTCTTGTAAAGTTCTTTGCAAATCGACTGATACTCCATGTGCATTTTTTCTTTGTTTTCCCATCCTGGGTGTGCTTCCATCCAATCTTGTATGACCCGTGTTTGATAGCACGACGTCATGTAAATGAATTTCTTGACGTGTTCATGCATGTCATCTTTAATCCATTCGTCGCTCTTGATATACATTGTTTCGCGTTTGGCGTCGGTGCAATGAATGGGGCGTTTGTGCACGTCCATGACCTTCAGATTGTTGGCAATGATGGACCCCACGCCTTCCACAATGCCATTCGTCTTCGTGAATTCCAGGTCCTGCAACGTGATTTTCAGCGTCTTCATGAAGTCGCTCAGCTTGACCGCATCCTTGCACTCCGTGTTCAAAAACACCTGCACATTGATTTGGTTATTAATCGTGTTGTGCGTGTTTGACACGTGCGCCACAGGTGCCACTTGCGTTGATTTTTCTTTCATTGTTTCAACAAACGTGGTCAACACATCCTTGTGCATTTTCACCATGGTTTCCATAAACGTCATCATTTCGGATGTTGACTCACACTCTTTTTTTGTTGTTTGCTTGTGTTTTTCAGTTTCACAATGCTGCACATAGTGGCTCTTTTTATTGCAGCAATAATCGCATGCATCACAAACATACTTTGATTTATTGGAGTTGGTGTTTTGCTTATGCTTTTCAGTATGACAATGCTGCATGTAGTGGCTCTTTTTGTTGCAGTGATATTTGCATGCATCACAAACATACTTTGGTTTGGGTTTTTCAACATCCATTGCAACTAAATTGAGAGATTGTTGTTCTTATATGTGTTGTAAATATTATAATTTATACTTTAAGCATTTTTTCACACATTTTATCTTGAGAAATGGTGTCATTCTATCGCGAGCCTATTTTAGGCTTTTTCGCTAGATGACGCAGCCTATTTTAGCCTATTTTGCCTATTTTTTTAATGGAAAATGGCCTATTTTAGCCTATTTTATAGGCTGTTTTTTAGGCTCTTGTCCGAAAAATGCATGCGTTTTGGTGCTTTTTTTTAAGTTTTTTTTGGGCCAAAATTTTTCCATTTTTGGTGCTCTTTTTTAAGCGCTGCATAATGCTCTCATTTTTTACTACAAATCTTGAGAAATATTTTTTGTTATTTTTCATTTTTCTTTGCACAAAAGTCAAAAAAATTTTGAGAATCGGACATAAAAAGTATGTCCAAAAATCGTAACCCCGTTACCTTTTTGGGAAAAAACGCGCGGCACTAGGTAATTTGCGGAACTTTTTTGGTTGCATGCGCGACAGACCATAAATGCTGCGACGTTTTTGAAAATGTGGTTTTTGGAAATTTCATCTAGAGAGAAATTGATGAAAAAATGCACCATGAATTATTGGGAATATCTCTCAACTGTAATATATGAGAATGAAGTTAACCACGAAAACGCGTCAACAACCGGCGTGTCCGCTTCCAAAGAGCCGGAAGTTTCCCAAAGCATTGTATGCATTTTCAAGTCCGCGACAGGCACAAAAGATGGCGCACAAGTATTTAGGTCATTCCGCCAAGCTGTATCCTGCAAGCAACCCCGTGAAAAAATATCGAATATGCGACCCAAAGTTGAAACAGTGGGTCAACTTTGGTCAAATGGGATATCAAGATTATACGCGTCATAAAAACAAAACGCGTCGAAAGAATTACTTGACGCGCACGGCTGGCATGCTGGGCAACTGGAAAGACAACAAATACTCGGCAAACAATCTGAGCCGCCGCATCTTGTGGTAGCCTGGTGCCTTTTTTTAAGCTCGGCGACGATGGGTGCGACGTGCGCGAATGCGGCGTTTTTTTCCACCATGTTTGGTTTTTTTGGGGTTTTTGTTAGGCACAAATAACGGAACATATGATGAATTTACATGAGTTTTAAATAAATTTGTATATGAATCACGACTTAATCCTAGTTCCCTGCTCATTCGTGCCATTGGGTTTGCCTCTCGGGTTGCCATCATATCAAGATAGCGTTTGATTATCAAATAATTGTTCCAATTAAACGGATGCAAATCAATGTCATAGTCATTGTTGTCAAGCTTTCCGTTGCGCAAATCATTCAAAAACACAGGGCTCACTCCCCGTCTAGTTAGTGGCCCATAGTAAGGAAGCTCATCTCGTTCTTCATCTAAATACTCTAGGGCAAAGGATATGCCTTGTTCGGTTGGACGGTTTATTTTTATATGCATTGCAGTGGTTATAAATTACATTCATATTTTTTTTAATTTTCCAATTTTTATTCCCACACCACTACAGGACCGCCCGATGGCCACTCTGCGTAAGGGACCGCCTTGCTGGTTGACTGTTTCAAGTTAATAAGTTTGTTTAATGCTGCTTGGCGGCGTTCTAGCGGTGTCTGATTGACATCAGAACGTTCACGGCGCGTGAGCTGCTTAAACCGCCATTCGAACTGCAGGGCGGCCTGCCACGTGGGAAAGCCGGTTATGTGGCACGCGCGGCGCCAGGTTTCGCCACGGGCCACTCGGGCGCCGGTTGCATGCGCTCCGCCTGCAATCTCCTTATTATGTTGCCTGAGGCGGCGTTCCAGATTCACGGTTGCACCCACATATGTGGCACGTTTGCATGACGACTCGAGTAGATAGACGAAAAATTCTTTGGCGTCGGCGATGGCGTTTTCTTCGGGAACCAAGGATTCGGATTCCATGAATGAATGCAATGACGTATGTATTTCTAAACTAATTTATTTATTCACAATGAATGAATCAATGATACAAAAAATTAATAAAAAATACAACAATTAATAAAAAAAATATAACAAATTTTTTAAAGTTCACATGTTTTTCACTTACCATTTACTTGGCACATCGTCGGACACAAATTCGTGCTGCGAATCATCGAATGTGCCTTGGGGCTGAAAGCGGTCATCAACGATTGGTGGTGGTGAATGACAACGCGGTGCAGATGGCGTTTGTGCGGATGGCGTTTCAGACAAGATGATGTCGTCATCATTGAATTCCGTGCTTTGAGTGTCGCCGGTGATGCAACGTTCGAGTGCACGACGGCACACCTCGTATGCAACTGGCGTGTTGTCCGAATCATGCTGGATGGAATGCACGCGGTCAAGCCCCATGCCCTCTGCATTGCGCTTTGTCGACGGGTCCGAGCCGATGAAGAGAATGGAATGCATTGGGTTTCGTTTTTTGTTGTCGGCGATCATTTCGTTGACGCTGGATTGGGTGTGTGTGCGGGAATCGTTGTTGTCGCCGTCGGTGAACACGTAAGTAGTTGCTGGAACTCCACTGCTTTTTTCATTCATCTGGGCAATTGCAATGGCAACCGTGTCCCAGAGTGAGGTCATGCCATCGCACGTCAGGTCGCCCAATTTTGCGACATCGTGCACCGGAACTGCGGGTCCCACGCGGATGCAGTCGTGCGATGAGAACGTGATGAGGCAGAAGGTTGCCTTGTGTTCGCATGGCTCCTTGTAGCGAGTCTGCAGTTCGCCGATGATTTCATTGATGCCGGTTTGAACCGAACGGCGCTGGTCTTGCATTGAGCCACTGACGTCTTGCACAACGGTGACGTGCATGTCTTTGACCGCTGCAGCCGGACCTGGACCGGCGACAGCGACGGATGGAGTGTCTTCGACGAGAACAGCGGAAGAGAATTCATTTTGAGAGGCCATGTTGCTTGCTTGTTGTTGTTGGTAAACTACCTTTCATTTAAGGTGTCAAAACATGCTTTCAATTTTTTTTGAAATGTTCATCACATGTTCAAAAATAATCCAATTGTTGCAATCATTATATTGATTTTGTGCATTTTTCGTATAAATGTTTGCACGCACCAATCGAAGTAATCCCTATAAAAATCCATGACTGAGTGTAAAAGTATTTGGACATGTCCATGACTTGAAGCGTGTAAGAACACACTGGATTTGCTACATTGAAAAATGAAACAACGAAACCATATACTCCAGGCGGCGCACAAAGTTGCATGTAAATTTGCGCCGAGAACCAATGCAGTGTTAAAAACGCAAGTGGCATAAACATTGCGGATATAATCTGTTTACCACGCATTTTGAATAATCAATCATGGCGATAACCTTTTATTTGTGAAATCGTTTATTTGATATAATGTCAAGCAAAGCTGGTTTCATCTTAGTCAGTTTCAAACACCACATTTCCAATGCAATTGATATGTCTTTTGAATTTTGTCTGACATTGTATTTGTCTCTCAAAAATTTCAGCACAGTTACTGCATGTTGAATGAGGTCATAATGTTTTTCTGCAACCTTGTGCAGTTCCAGATTTTCAGGATAATCATTGCATGCCCGACACGCTTTGTGCAAGAAATATTCATATTCAATGATTTCTTTTTGTAGATAAACTGCCAATGATGACCTACTTTGGTTTTTGTATTTTCGAACAAAATACCGCCAGGGAGACAATTTTTGTATGGAAATTTTATTGTCTTCAATGCACAATTTGTCATATTTGGTCAAACTGTTGATAGCGACAAACTGCGCATGGAACACTTCACTTTGTTTCATCAATTCCTTCATTGCAATGCAAATGTCAGCCGCTTCAATGGTTATTGGTTCATCATTGTAGTCTGGTATGTGTGCATGTGCATGTGCATGTGCATGTGCATTGTGCGTATGGTCCATGATGGTCATTAAATTAATCGATTATAAAAATCATTCGCATTTTACTTCATTTTCTTGCATTGTAGTAATGTTGAACAAACCACTGCACCGTTTCCTTGATTCCCCACTTAATAGGCGTCATTGTCATTGGCGGTTTGTATCCATAAAGATTCTTGAATTTGGTGTTGTCTGCCGTTTTTTTGAATTGGCCATCTGGTTGAGAAGCATCATACAAAATGTCATTGTCAAAATCGAATGCATGTGCAATGTGCTGCACCACTTCCGCGATGCTGATTTCATCCTCCGGGTCCACTGATATGATAAGTGTGCCTGCACCATCGACTTTTTCAGCATCTTCATGTGTTGCATCATAGTGTTCCAATGTCCAAATGAGAAGCAGAGCCAGGTCGCGTGAATAAATGAACTGCCGCAATGGCGTGCCGCTTCCCGCAACCACCAGCGGAAGTCCTTGTTGTTTGGCTAAGTAGCACTTGTGAATAAGGGCAGGAATGACGTGCGCATCGTCTAAATTGAAATTGTCGTTTGGGCCATATATGTTTGTGGGAATGACACACACATAATTGCGTCCATGTTGTTCCCTATAACATCGGGACTGGACTTCCAGCATGCGCTTGGCATATGCATACGCATCATTGGACGAATGCGGTGCCCCCATATGCAGCATGGTTTCATCAATGGGACCGTGCTTTGTTTTTTCATCCGGGAAAATGCACGTGGAGAGACAACTAACGACTTTTGAAACGCCGACGGCATGAGACGCGCGCAACACATTCATGTTAATCCTCATGTTGTTTTCAAACATCTCCACCTTGCATCGCATGTTTTTAAAGAGGCCGCCAACTGCTGCGGCCAAATGAATGACCGCATCTGGCATGACTCTTTGAAAATATTTTAATGTTGCATCATAGTCGGTGAGGTCGCATTGACTTGAAGACATGAACGTAAATTTATACTTCAAATCAGCGCCGCACACGCTTTGAATTGCCGACCCTACCAAACCGAAACCTCCCGTAACCAACACAGTTTGCATTTAATATGTTGTTATATTTTGGTCCAATTCTTTAAATATTTTGAATTCAATGTATTTAAATGATAGTGATTGCATATTTGTATTAGAAATAAAATTAATTTCTCTCAAATCACAATGACTTCAAGTTGCCGTGTTGCTTTCATTACGGGAATCACAGGACAAGATGGTTCATATCTGACAGAACTATTGTTGCAGAAGGACTACAAGGTGCACGGTTTGATTCGTCGTTCATCCACATTGAACACTTCACGGGTCGAGCACTTATTTCATCACCCTTCGCTGAAGTTGCACTATGGTGACATGACGGACGGCGCTTGTTTATACAAAATTCTGAATCACATCAAGACGACGCACACTTCAATGGACCGGCTCGAGATTTACAATCTGGCGGCACAGTCGCACGTGAAAATTTCGTTTGAGATGCCAGAATACACGGCTGACACGGACGCGTTCGGCACGTTGAAGCTGTTGGAAGCGGTGCGCAACAATGACCTGGATTCAATAACTCGGTTTTATCAAGCGTCCACGAGTGAGCTGTATGGCAGGGTGCAGGAGATGCCGCAGCGTGAGACGACGCCGTTTTATCCGCGTTCTCCGTATGCAGTTGGGAAGCTGTATGCGTATTGGATTGTGAAAAATTATCGAGAGGCATACGGAATGCACGCATCCAATGGCATCCTGTTCAATCACGGAGGGGTGCGTCGCGGCCACAATTTCGTAGAGCGCAAAATTACGCTGGGGCTTGGCAAGATTCTGCGCGGCGAGACGGACCGCCTGGTCATGGGCAACATTGACTCGAAGCGCGACTTGGGGAATGCGAAGGACTACGTGGAAGGCATGTGGCTCATGCTGCAACAAGATGCGCCGGATGACTACGTGTTGGCCACAGGAGAAACGCACAGCATTCGTGAAATGATTGAGCTGGCATTCAGCATGGCCAATATTCAATTGCGGTGGCGCGGAACTGGTGCGGATGAAGTGGGATACGATGAAACAACGGGTCGAGACTTGATTTTCATTGACCCGAAGTATTATCGGCCCACAGAGGTGGACGTGCTTTGGGGGGACGCATCCAAGGCGCAGCGGGTGTTGGGATGGCGACCACAAACAACGTTTCGGCAGCTCATTGCCGAAATGGTGCAGCAGGACACGCAGGTCGTGTATTCAGTCATTTAACTGCGTGTTGCATAATACAATGCAATTAATCCAAAATAAAAAATAATTAATTGTCCGACAATTATTGCGCATTCATGTGAATGTTCCATTGATAAATGAAATGAATGAATATGTTTTTATGTATTCATGCATTTATGTTTTTTTTTTGAGTTTTATCAAAAGTAGTCGTCTGATGAATAGCCATCATAAATTGTCCGAAATGGAACGGGTTCAGGACAAAACACAACGCGTTCCATTTCGTGCAGTTGTTTTGCAGAAAGAAGCCATCGAATGGGGGCTGCATCCCCATTTTCTTTCAAACGTTCAACCACACAAATACCGGTTTCTTCGCGGCCACCACTTTGGCCGTGAATAATTGCATTGTTGGAGTCGCGAAACTTCTGAGAGCTGAAGAAGATCATGCTCTTGGAATAAATTTTAGGGTCAAACACTGACTGTATTCTAACAGGGTCTTTGGTCCAGCGAGCGGTTCCTGGACGCGCTTTGCCTGGAAACACGTTTGCTTTTTGTGAAAGAAGCCAAAGCATTTTGAGAGGGTAAGTGTCTTTGCGGCGACTGTATCGATGAACATGGCGCAAGTGAGGTTCCAAGTGTATGTTGCGTTCAAATAGCGATTTGAACTCTGCCACTGTCTTGCACGCCACCAACTCATCAGAGCGTGAATGAATGAGACACCACAGCATTTCAATCATGGATTCTTGTGGTGGAGATGCATCAAATGCCAAATCAGGTTCCGTGCTAAATGGCGTGATGTAAACAACATTCATGATGCGGGGGTCATCGGACACATAAAACCCTCGCCGCATCTCGTCTTTGGAAACCTTGGTTTTCATCGGTGGAAGCAACCAGTTGTTTTTGATGCGCCATTCCTGTGTGCGCCTTTCAAATACTTCATCCGAGTATTTTTGATTTTCACGAAATTCTGCTCTTTCCCAGGCATGCATTTCTTCTCTCGTTTTGAAAACAGGAAACGTGGTTGGTGCATTTGGACGTTGAAGACTGTGCCAAGTTGGCCTGCATTGGTCCTGTTCTTCCTTTTCAAGCAGTGTTCGTTCTTCTTTTTTTCGAGCAGTTTCATGGTGAAACCATTCCCTGTAAAAATCATCACTAGGTGCTCCTGGTCCTGTTGCGGTTGCTGTTGCTGAACCTGTTGCGGTTGCTGTTGCTGAACCTGTTGCGGTTGCTGTTGCTGAACCTGTTGCGGTTGCTGTTGCTGAACCTGTTGCGGTTGCTGAACCTGTTGCTGGTGTGATATTTCGTTTGGCGATGCTGGCCCATGACACTGACATTTTTGTAAAAGCGTTATTTGTCAAATGGCATGCAATCTTTAAATTCAATTTTTTTTTAATTAAATGACACAACATGTCAACAAACTGTTAATGCAAATGGATAAAATAAGTATTAAAGTCATTTCACTGAATGAATTTATTTATTTAATTCGGTTTATTTACTTGAATTTCTCTCAAATGAGCGAATCAAGTTTGCAAGAAAAGAAACGGCGTGTGCGTGTCATCAAGAAAAAGCCCACATCAGTCGAACTGTTGGACATTCATGGCGACATCAAGCAGAAGCTGCAGCATTTCATTGAACATAAGAAAATACCGAACATAATATTTCACGGGGTGTCGGGATGCGGCAAAAACACGCTTGCATGGAATTTTGTGCGCAGCATTTATGGAAACGACAAAGTGGCACTAAAGGATTACGTGATGCATGTGAATTGTGCGCACAACAAGGGCATCAGGTTCATTCGTGAGGACTTGAAGTTCTTTGCGAAAACAAATGTGGATTTGAAAGATGGAGAGATATTCAAGAGCGTGGTGCTGGTGAATGCAGACAAGCTGACAACCGATGCGCAATCAGCACTGCGTCGATGCATTGAGTTGTTCAACCATTCGACGCGATTTTTCATTGTGGTGGAGGACAAATACAAGTTGCTGCGTCCGATTCTGTCTCGATTTTGCGAGATACATGTGCCGGAACCAATTATAAACGGAGAACAGGTGAATTTGCATGTGCATTTATTGAAAAAAACATTTGCATTTGAGAAATTAAAGCAGCAACGCGCTGAATGGTTGGAACACGAAGTATCATTTGAAAGGAAATACACGTATGATGATTTGATTTCACTTGCCGGAAAGTTGCATGAGCGGGCTTATAGCAGCATTGACTTGTTAAAATGGCTGGAAAAATCAAACATTGCACCTGATGTAAAGTATGAGAAATTGATTGCATTTCAAAAGGTACGCCATGAATTTAGAAATGAAAAATTGTTGATGTTATTTATGTTGCATTTCATGTTATTACGTTCTGATACCAGTTTAGAAAATATAGCATTTATGTAAAACTGTGTAAAACGAGAAAATGGATGACTATTCACTGGCGAGTTTGCAGGAATCACGAAATGAATGGTGTGCGCGCTTAGTGAATGTTTTAGCACCAGTAATGTCGGAAGGCTTTCGCTCCATTTTTGATGAAGCCTGGAAACTGTGCGAACAAAACAACGAGACGGGTAAATATTTGATGACATTTCAGAATTTTCTCTCGCGTGTGCCCAAATGGAATGCAACCATCATTGCACAAGAGACGCAGCGCATCATTGACAGGAGCGGATGCGGCTATTTAGCAGACCTGGTGACATGCGTGCACATCATTCAGTTGAAGAGCTTGACGTGCATGCGCGTGGGCAGCAAGCAGAAAAAGGTGGACATTGATGTGCCACAGCTGAATGAGTTCATTCACAAGGTGTATGTGCATTGCGCGCGCAAGTTGTATACCAATGTGTATTTGTTTGAGCGCAATATTCCGCCCCTCACCACGCAGAAGAACATGAGAGAAACGGAAATTATAATCAAGGAGTGCATTTTGGACAGTATAAGAGAGAGCATTCCGCTTGAAATCATTTTGAAAACGTACATGGATGAAACCATTGAAGATCACACCGAAATTAAAATAAAGGAGGAGGTCATCTCTCAAGAGCCGGTGTTGGATGAGCAATCCACGGCAACGCCGGCATCAGCAACGGCATCAGCAACGGCAACGAATGAGGCAGCAATCATTGCGGCTGGTGGCGAACCCACAATGGACGCGTTCCCATCAATTGCACCGTCATCGGTATCATCCGCATCAGTGTTGTCATCATTGTCGGATGCATCAACGGCATCAATCAAGTTCAATGATATGGACAGCGCGATTGACATGAACAATTCGGAGCACATGATACACGCGCCAAAGACGGAAGAACGATTGGAACAAATCAGCAATGAGAGATACATGCAGCGAAAATTGCAGGAGGAAGAGGATGACGGAGATGATGAACTTGATAGACTGAAAATCGGAGAAGATGTGCAGCTGGACGTGTTTGATGTGCACCCAATGGAAGAACCCATGCGAAAGCTGAATTTTGATGCACCTGAACTAGACGACATTGAAATCCTGGCTTAAAAATTCATGTTTGTTTCGAACGACCAAATAAAAATGTTTGCATTATGTATCAAAAATGTCATTTCCTTGGATAAGAGATAGTTCAACTTTATCAGGAGAACCCACAAACTGTTTAGCAGTTACTTCTCCAACTGGATTATTATTGTACAATAATGCTAGCACATCAAACAGCTATTACATTTACTCACACAATTTTCCATTGTACATTGTGAATGATGGGTATGGAACAAGCACAAACCTAGCATTGAGAAATTCAAGGATTTTTTTTAATCCCAGTGCATCAAGAACCGACTTGTACAACCAAGACACTAATGGCGCCATAACATCTATCACAGTGGATGGAGCACAAGGCACAAACAAAATAACACTAACTGCTAATTTTTCAACAACAACGCCAACTGATGGTGCTAAGATTGAGGTGGATGGGAAAAATCAAGCAATAAATTTGATGGCTGCGGGAGCAGTTTATGTCAAACCAATTACAACAGGAGGTGCTGCAAATTTTTTTGTGATTGATGGTCTATCATCTTCCCAATATTACACACTCATTCAACCAAATGCAGTTGTATTTTATGACTATGCTTTCGGAAATAACGTGATTCTTAATCGCGCCGGTGTGCAAATTGCCTCAGCTTCCGTTGTGTCTTGGTCAACAATATGCAACGGTGGTTCTAGCGGTGGAATATCATCAATTCAATCCCAAAACAACACATTGTACATTCAAAACACCAGCGGACCAACCACATACATAGATATCAATCTTATAGCTGGTTCTGGGATTAGTGTGTCAAATCAAGGAAATGGAAATTGGCAAATAGATAACACAGGAGGAGGAGGAGGCGGTGGAATATCATCAATTCAATCTCAAAACAACACATTGTACATTCAAAACACCAGCGGACCAACCACATACATAGATATCAATCTTATAGCTGGTTCTGGGATTAGTGTGTCAAATCAAGGAAATGGAAACTGGCAAATAGATAACACGGGAGGAGGAGGTGGTGGCGGTGATGTTTACTGGAATCAGCTGATAAGTCCAAGCACAACATACGCTCAACTTGCTAACTCTCAAGGAGGAGACTATAATGTTAAATTCGGACTTGAAGGTGACAATTCTACTTCTGGGTATTACGATGTTGCAGAACTGAGAATTGATGACACTTATATAAATACTTACACTGGTTATAATAATGGTAGAGCAGGATATTTAAAAGTTGGATATGATGACATCAACAATATTAATCAAGCGAATTTCACAGTTGTGACAAACACAACAAACGATCCTTGCACAATGGCAACCATCAATTCAAACATGTATTTATTTGCCAATAAAAAACCTGGATCTCAAATTGGTGAAGGTGTCATGTATTTATATGCCAACAACATCTTGCCAGGAAATAATCCTGTATTAGGTGTATCCACTTATTTAGGTAATAGTTCTAATCCCTGGTATGAAGTGAACTCTCAAATTTTCAATAATCCATCTGACATTAAACTGAAAAAAGACGTGCTTCCAATGGAATCCGACTATTGCACCGAGTTAATAAAAAACATCAAACCAGTAAGATACATTTATAAAAACGATGAAAAAGAAAAAACACACTTTGGTGTTATTGCTCAAGACATTGAAAGCATAATCGGAGGTGAAAATCTCGCATTGCATTCAAAAGAAAACGATACGCAAACGGTTTGTTATACTGAGCTAATTGCTCCGCTCATCAAAACTGTGCAACACCTGCTTGAAAAAGTGGAATCTTTAGAAAATGAAATAAAAATTTTGAAACAATGAATGCAAACCAAATAAATAAATTTGCATAATAATGATATAATGAATTATTATACAAATGAGTTCCGGATTTAGAATTGGTGGTGGTGACTTATACAACTACTTGCAACCATATTTTGCTGGTGCAGATGTATCGCAGTTGTCTGGATTTAAAATAAACGGAGTTCAAGCATTTGCTAGAAGAGACAATGACCCAAATAATGCTCCAACTGCAAGCAACTTGGGATATAAAGTGAATGGAGTGGACATTTCACAATATGGAAATAGAGCAAATGCTGGGCTTACCATTCAGATAACTGGTAATAAAATATACAATGGACAAGGACAACAAGCAAATATTGTATTAATTTCTCCAACCGATTCATGGATTACAGTTCAAACAACAACAGTTACAGATGTAGGACTTTATGATTCTAATTATTTTAGCTATACTCCACCAAATGGTTATATTTTAACTGTAAACTTTAGTTATTTTTCAATTGACCCTAGTGAAATAAATATCATTTCAAATGGTGGTCCGTTATCATTTACATATACTGGTGGAAATATAACATTCAGCAATTATTCTGTTACTGGAGTTTTTCCTCAAGATACTAGTTGGTCAGTGTCAGACACTGATAGAACAAATGTTGGTTCATATTATGCTTATTTATCAACATCTAGTCAAAATTATGTAGTGGGAACATTAGATTCTGTAAATTGGACAATAGTGCCATCAAGTGCACCAGGTCCTCCTATAATTGGTGCTTCTTCGGCCGGCGATAAATCATTTACAGCAAATTGGAGTGCACCAACTGTTACCGGAGGAGAGATATCTGGATACTATGTGTCATATTCGACAAATGGAGGAAGCACGTGGTCTGCCGAATCAACCACAACAAGTTTAACATACACATGGTCAGGGAATGGTGTCATATACAATGGCAACTCATATATTGCAAGAGTTAGAGCATATAATAGTCTTGCAATTGGTTCCTATTCTTCAAATCCAACAGGCGTTGTTCCAACCTTTGCCGCACCAACCGTTCAATCCATAAATTTTGCTGCTCCGTCTACTAGTAATCCAAATAGAAGACCATTTACTGTTACGCTGACACCAACCAGCTGCGTTAATTACAGCATTACACGGATTTATGTGCAAAATGCAAGCGTGGAATTTTTTGGGGGATATTATGACAGTGTCAATAGTGCATATAATAATTTTTACACACAAACAACTGGTCAACAGACCACTGGTTTAGTTTCAGATGTTTTAGCAACTGGGATTTTTGACCCATATCCTGTATTTTACATAATTGGTCCATCAGATGTAATCAAAGTGTATGTTATAACTTATAACAATGATGGATATGGTGTTGCTAGTAGTACAATAACCAACACAGCACCAGCACCTCAAACTTATTATACATACAATCCAGATCCATTGACAGCTGGAAATGGAGTGCAACTCTATCAAACTGGAACATTCAATGTCACGGGAAATACTTTTTCACAAACATCGGTCACTTACATTTCATCAAATGATTGGTATGTGAATAGATTGAGTGTGAGTGCCCGAACGGCAACTCTTGCATCATCAATTAACATAACATCAACCGGTAGAAGCTTTTTTGTTGACTTCAGTGGCTCAACAACTGGCACATTCGGTCAATCACTATCCGGTTCACAATCTCCATGGAACAACAACAATGCTTCTATTACAAGGAGTTTAAGTTGGGATGTTAATGATGTCAACTATGGCAACAATGGTAATGGCAGAGTCAGAGTGAGAGGTGCTGGCACAATAGGAACTTGGGCTGCTGGTCAAGTTATAAATATCGTTGTTACTGCATTTGGACAAACAAGAACATTGACTTATTATTGAAATCCAAATAAAGACAACAAAGATAATGAAGACATATTAATTAAAAATAATAACATATTAATTAAAAATAATAACACATTTAATTAATACTAATACAAATACACACAATAATGTCAACGCCCACATTGATTTCTTATTTGCAGAATACAAACAATTTAGAAGAAACCGGAGAAAAAAATTTTGTTTGTGTTGTTGACAACGTCGTGGTTGGAAACATAACAAGTCTCAAAATGCAAGCAGTGAATGGTGAGGTGGTTCCAGTTGTGTTTCCTGATTGGAAAACCTTTTTGAAAATTTTGCAATCACCCAATCATGCATTCATTGAAAGACCCATACGCATTTTTCCAGGAACAATTTGGAATGGCACTGAATTCATTGCGCCAAGTGAACCAGAAGTGGCAAGAAATGAGACCACAAATGGCATTTATTTGAAAGTCAATAATTCATGCATATACTATGAGCTGGAGTGGATGCCTATAAAAGATTATACCATGTACACAGTTGGACTTTTGCGTGAATATTTGGAGCGCAATCCATCATTAGAATTGAATGTGGTTGTCGTGATTTCCCCTAAAAAAACAATTTCTTTTGACAACAACAACAAGACTGTATACATTTACTTGAATCTCGAACAAACAATCATTGATGACACTGCAATTACTTTGGTAAAAGAACCCGAAACCAAGGTTGCATTCAATGACAAACAGTACACCGTGAACATGGAGATGTTCAATGACTTCAAAGACAATGATATTATTTTTGATTACAGCAAACCAAACATCAAAAACATTGAAATTTCCGGGTTGTATCCTGATTTTTTGCCGAAGTTGCAGTATGTGTCGGCTTGTGTTTACAAAAATGTTAACGCTGCGCAACTCACGAAAACCATTGACACACTAACATTGTTTGCGGACATATCCATTTCAGCAAGGAGAGAGCAAAAGTTGCAAGAAATTAATGCTTTGCTTGTGAACCATAGAAATGAAACGAATTGTTTTGAAGAAGAATTGAAAACGCTGCTTGGAAATACAAAAATTTTGATAAACATTCACAACTCGGATTATGCAAACACGTTTGAGGAAGTTCGCGTGCTGCCCGCACTGCAACAAAAAGTGCTGGTTGTTTCAGAGGTAAGTCCTTTGACCGAGTTGATCCCATTTGGTCCAATGATAATTTGGTCAACCTATGACAACATCGTGCAAAAAGCGAAAGAAGTTCTGGACAATTATGACACTTATTACAGTCAAATTTTTACAGAACAAAACATCAACATGTTGAATGGCCTGCATGCACAAAATTCCGTCAACATTGGAAACAAACTGAATGCGTTTTTGCAAGGCTGATGTAGATTGTGATATAAAATGACATGAATATATATTAAACCTACAAAATGTTCAAAAAAACGCATACTCGGCGCATAAAAAAGAAAAAGGCATTTAGCAAGAAAAGAAAGGGTGGAATGTTTCCATCATCCAAAGCCAAACAAAACCTTTTCAAAACGAAAACATTAACGGTATTGAAATCATCACCAGTGGACCCAGCATTGAAAGAGTTATTGATGACTGTGCCTGGTTCGGGTTCTCATAAGCACGTTAGTGAACAATTTTTGGGACCGCTCAAAACTGCACCAAGAAGTTTGAAAGAACGGGCAGAAAGCGCCATGTCAAGTTTGCCCGTGAGTAGTGCAGCTGCAGCTGGCCTTAGCATTGCGTTATTCAAACGTGCTCAACGAATGCGGGCTCACTCATTCCACAATCATAATATTGAGGAATGCGCAAGAATAAACCAACAAGCCGAAAAACATCTGATAGAAGCGATGGAGTTGGGCAACTTGCAGGCACGTGCAGCGCTTGCAGAAATGTATTTAAGCAGAGACAAAGTGGGTGTAAAACCTCCCATAATGGAACACATGCCAATGGCAGTAGATTTGGTTTCTGAATTTGACAGCGACCCCGACTGCATGGGTGTTTTGGCATACTGCTACTTCAAATACAATGACTTGCATCAAGCTAATCTTTTGGCAGTGTCCAGCGCACAATCTGGGAGCAAATATGGGCAGTTTGTTTGTGGACTCATTCAAAGAAACCAGCACAATAATGGGATTCATAATTATGGGGCGTGTCATTGGTTTTCTCTTGCGGCAGCTCAAAACTACGATGAAGCGCAAATTGGATTGGCCGAACTTTATAGCAGTGGTAAAATGACAATGGGCGGCACAAAGGAAGATGATATGAGGGAAGCGCTTCGGTTGCGCGAACTTGCAGCGGAGCAAGGAAATGACAAGGCCATGCTGTATGTCGGATATACTCATGGAGACGAAGCGATTGCATTGAAGAAGGATGCGAATCGCCAGGAAGAAGCACAAAGACATTTTGAAGAAGCGTGCCGGTGGGTTGGATTCGCACTTGAGTCAAAGAATGATAGTGCAGAACGGGCATTGATAATAATAAAACGTGAGTTTGAAGAGGTTAAACCAAAAAGATCCAAAAAATGACAAATTCGTAAAAAGAGCCAATTGTTTCGTTTTGGTTATTATATACTTTAGCAAAACAAGGAATGAATAGCAATAACTATGTTGTGAGCGGCATCATAACCTTTGTGTTTTTGGTGGCCAAATTCATCGAAATGCGATTCAACAAGTCGAGCGAGGAAGACGAACCCAAACCACTCAAGTTCTTGCTGCGCGATGGACTCTTGGTTTACGTTTCTTCACTGCTCGGATTTTACATCATTTCACAATTTGAAGAACACGCAGTAAGTAGTTCCACCGTGAAAGAAGTTCCTGCATTTACTGGCGGGCCTGACTTTTGAAGAGGTGTCATGTGCATAATCCAGAATCCAGAATCCAGAATCCAGAATCCAATTTAATTATCAATTTGAAATTCATAATTAAAAACAATGCAACTATTAATACTAAATTATAAATTCTAATAAAATGATTACCAAGAAATGGGTTGAATATTTGCAACGATTTGAAACATTAGGCCCGGATGCATTCAAGGACATGCCGAAAAAAAACATGACGCGCAAATTCTGCGTTATCATTGAGCCACGCCAGCACAAATTTTTGATTCCGGTTGTCAAAAACTTCATGTATTTGCTGCAACACAGTGGATGGGGCATTATCATTTATCACGGACCGGACAACGAGAGATTTGTTAAGGATGGTTTAAAAGACGTGTTTCCGGATGACCGTGTTCATTACGTGCGAATGATTAAGAAAAATTTGACGAATGGCGAATACAGTGAAATGGTTGCCAATCCACTGTTTTGGGAGACGTTGTTGAAGTGTTTTAATTGCGAGCACGTCCTCATGTTTCAGACCGACACGTTGTTGCTCAAGGGTGGCGATGCGGTTGATTCGTTTTTGAAATACGATTATGTGGGTGCGCCCTGGGCGAACGGCGGCATGTGCGCCATGATGCCTCCAAATAAGCGCAATGTGCAACTCGTGGTGGGAAATGGGGGGCTTTCTCTCCGAAATGTGCGCGCCATGATGGCGATTGCGCGCAGGCACCCATATAAGAGTGGCAACAACACTCCTGAAGACATCTATTTTTCACACTGGCTCAAAGTGTACCAATTTGATTTTCGCGTTCCTACTCCAGACGAAGCAAGCGAGTTCGCAATGGAGCATGTGTATAACCCGAACGCGGCGGGAATGCACTCGCCACTGCCTGAGCTGGAAAGTTTATGCGATGACATGATTTCAAAAACAAATAATAATAACATACATATATAAGATATTATAGAATGAATACATTAATGTCTGGTTTTTATGTTTCTGCAAACGACACCATAGTAGAATTTACTGTTGCAAATAATCAGGAACGCATTCAATTTAACTTTAATAAGGATAGTCGTACCCTTGCAAACGGACTTGGTTATCCTGCTCGTGTCCCAGCTGTTCAATTTGATATCAATCCAGAACAGTTTGAACATTTTAAGAATAATGTTTTAGACAAAAACGGGAATGTGTGGTTCATCGATGAAAAAAAGATTGTTCCAGGAAAGTGGACAACATCACAACCACAACCACAACCTGATAAAGATAAATCAAACGTTGAAGATTATTTTTATAGCAATGACGAAGCCATGATTCGAGTTTTAAATCATTGGCTTCCACATTTTGCCGAAATTTATGGGTCTGTTAAACAAACACCAGGTGTCGACAATCCGCATTACGAAAATTTAAAAAGAAAAACATTTCAAAAATGCTTAGAATATATTAAGCATTTGAGCACCAGTATACAGAAATGTGTGGGTTGTGATGCACGCGCAATGTTAGAACACTACCGTAAACAACTCGATGAAGAGATTTCTAATTATAGTAAACCATTTTTTTTTGAACTGGATGCAACAGAAGAAAAAAGAAAAGTGCAAAAATATACTATCATGCCATCATCAATGGGGGAGCCATGCAAACAAAAAATAATTAACTTTGGCGATGACTTAAACAAACTGTCTATTAAAAAGAATGGAAAGACAATCCCCGTATCCAAAAGTGATATAAATTTTGTTATAACCGAAATAGTTATGAGTTTTCGTGATGAGCTTGAAACGTTAAAGCATGAAGAAGAAGAATTAAAAAAGGCGGCAAATGAGCCCGGATTACTTTCAATGTTTGGTTTTGGTCAAACAAAGCAAGCTACAGTGAGTTCAAAACAAATTGCAATAGATGCAAAAAAAAATGCAATAAATGCAATTTTGAAGTACATTGAGATGTATCGCATCCAATTGAGATACATTGGACAAATTAATCCGGAAAATGCAATAAGGTATGAGCCCATGGTAAATGACGCCATGGAAACGTTGAATGCTAATTTAGAACAAATATCAACTCTTTTATCTACACAACCGCAATGGCGCGATGCACTTCAAGGCATACTGTATTTTTTAAACGAAGTTAAAAAGGTTATTGAAGGCCACCAACAGGTGATTCTTGAATTCAAACAAACCGAACTGGGTGATATTTCTACAAAACCCCAAGAATCACAAGAAACACAGAAGGAATCTGAAGAACGCGAAAAACGCATCGCTGCATCAAAAGGAATATTCATTGGTGGAAAACGCAAACGCACTGGCAAAAAACGCGGTCGCACTAACAAAAAAACGAAAATCCACAACCCGGTGCAAATCACGTCGTTGAATCATTGAATCTGATTGCGTTCCAAAAATAATATATTGATACAATAACACACACCATGCAATCAGCGGATGATGCAATAATTGGCGCGTGGAGGGATGAAATCATATCAGATCCAAACGCATACGTTCTTGCAAGAGTTGACGAAGTTGAATCAAAACCCAAGTTCGGTCTATTCAATGATCGTTTGCTCCATACACAAATACAAGAAGACATGATTCTACTTGCTGCTCATGCAATTGCAGAAGCAACAACGTGGATTGCGTTTCTACCAACAACCGACAAAAAGATAGAAACATTGAATCGGTTGATTAAAATTTACAAACGCAAAAAAAAAACGACGTGGAAAAATGGTGAAGAAGACATGGACGAGAGAATTAAAAAAATAACAGCAATGGACATTTTCATACTAATGTGGAAAGACCTCAGAAATCGTTTACAAACGTCGGCTGACATTCGCCGACCAAGTTTTGTTGACAGGATGACACAATCATTTCAATCATTTACTTCAACATTTAGGCCAAGACCAAGGCAGCCAAACGAACGAACACCAGGGATTGAACCTGCCACATGGTGGGGACCATTCGAATCAGACGATTATAAACTTGGTGGTTCCAAACGCAATATCACTGGTCGCAAGCGTGGCGGAAAAAAACGCGGTTGCACTAACAAAAAACGAAAATCCACAACCCGTCGCAAATGAATCAATTGTGCGTTCCAAAATAATAATATATTGATACAATAACACTATTATTCTTGTATAAATGTCAAAGGTTGATGATTTTGAGTTGGAAGACGTAGCAGAAATATTAGCGGCAGCAAAAGTAGAGGAAAAAGCAGGAGAATTAATGAATGAATGGCAAACAGAACAAATCGGAAAAATCACAACAGAAGTCATACCAAAATATAAGATTCAATTCAAGGAAGAAATAAAGGCACAAAAAGATGGGACAAAAATTGCAGAAAATATTGTCAGTGAAACCATGATTCAATTTATTGCTAACGTCATGGTAGAAATAATAACAGCAAGACCCATCTGTGAAAAAATTAGAATATTATCAGGCATAATTTCTCAATTAACTATTAAGAATGGCCAGATAAATGAACTTTATGAAGTCTCGACCCCGGGAGAAAAAGTGATTGCAGAGATAGATACATTTTTCAATACTGAAGAAATAAACATGGCAACCTCACTTTTAACTGAACTTGAAAAACTTGCACCTAAAAAACCAAAAAATAAGAAACCAGATGGATGTGTTATATCAGGTGGTTCAAAAAGAAGGAAAGCAATTAAATCAAGGAAGTCAAGGAAGTCAAGGAAGTCAAGGAAGTCAAGGAAGTCAAGGAAGTCAAGGAAGTCAAGGAAGTCAAGGAAATCAAAGAGAACAAGGAAATCACGCGTTTAAAGAAGCGTGCGTTGAAATAAAAACCACACATCATATTTGCCCCCTTCTTCGCGGCAGATGTGAAAATTGGATTGCGTGTCTTTTGAAAACACACAATCTGCAATGATTTGCTGATCGTCTTTCACGATGCGTCCTTGAGACAACTGGCTGTGCAATTTAGCGTCGTATGTGACGGCCCACCATTCCGCCTTGGATTTGTGCAGCATGAAAAATCCGCCAGCCACATAATTGATGCGCGGGTCCAACGGCTGCTTTTGATTCACGGTTCGAATGCAATTCTCAATTTGCCCCCAGTCATTGTTCACACATGCGTAATAAATTTTGGCAGGATTAAGAACCGCAATTTTCTCAGGATTCGGCCAGTCGCGCAGCTTCGTCATGGGCAGGTCTCTGTAATGATTCGGGCCACTAGTGCGTCCACGAAAGTATCCAATGTCGCACCAGCCGTAAAAATCCGTGTCAAAATACTTTTGTGAAACCGTCTCATTTACAAAGTGCACTTTTTCAGACCACAGGGCATTCACGCGCCAATCGACCCACTTGTTTAAAAGTGCATTTTTCGCATGGTTTGCAATCCACATGTCTTTAAGCGCGTAATTGCGAAATGATTCAAACGGTTTTATGATGACGCGAATGCGCGGATTAGTAGCAGCAAATTCGTTAAACTTCAAGGCAGCTTGTCCGGCTTCATCCGTGTAGATGACCAGGTTGTATGAGTTGACATTTGAGAGCATGTTGTGAATCCACTGCGCATAAGTTTTGAAATCAAACTTGGCCTTGAATTGATACCAGCAAGTTGAAAATGTGATATTAACCGGGTGCAATGAAGTCATGCAAAAAAATAATCCATACATACTACATTGTCAACCGTTTAAATTCATATTCAAAATTAAAATTCAAATGTTTGTGATTTACAAAAAAATAGCAAGTCCGGAAACAAGCCCAGTGCTGGGACCTGCAAGTGCCAATGCATCACCCACTCTTGCACCAAAAGAAAGTCCGGTCAATGATGCATCATCAAAAATGGAACTACAAGAAATGGAACCATTTTCTCTCTACAACTGTTGTTGCAGTGCTCGAAACAACAACGCCAAGGGCAACTCCAATGGAAACAATTCCAAGGATAAAACCGATAACAATGAGGAAAACGTGAATCAGATGGAATCTCAATCCCTTGAATTTGCAAAGTCAAAATATGAATTTGGTCATGCAACTCATTACACATATAATTCAACCACCCCTCGTATACTTAATGCATTTGAAACAGGAACACCGGAATGACTATTTTCAATGTTCATTTATCACTTTTTATGTTCATGTGAATGGATGGAATATGATTAATGGAATGCATGGGTGAGTATTTTTGAATTTTTTGACTGGTTTGCGTGGTTTGAATGATTTCATTTTGTTTCATTGTTTGACTGGTTTGAATGTTTTTATTTTTATTGCGCTCCATCATTTTGCGAATGAATTGTTCTTTGTCAAGGTCAAGCATTAAATGATTGTAATTCGTGATGCGTTGTTCTATGTCGCTATAATCTTCTCGCTGAATCACGCTGAGTGGTGTTATGAGGAACCATTTGTCCTGTCTCTGCAACGGAAACCAGTATCGGTCAATTGCATAGTTTATTTTCTGCGTGGGGTTGCGCATCAGCATGTTTATGCCTTCGCGATAATTGTCTATGAGTCTATCATAATAATGATTTTTCACAATGTAGGCAGTTGTTGTTTGGCAGTTGCCAATCTGAATGCACGCATCATTCATGACTCTAAATGGTGGAATGTTGTTTCCAGCCAACAAGACAACATCCCAGTTCACAATTGTGGCAAGAAATTTATTCAGTTGTTTCAAAAATAATGGGACATTTGTAAAAAGAATGTCATCTTCACAAATGAGAACATGGTCCCAGTTGCGCTCTTTTGCGAGTTTGACACAGCGCAAATGACTCATGCTACATCCAATCGCGCCATTTTCGTTTTTAATTGCATTAAATCTCTCAATGTTGAGATTCTGCATTCCATGTTTGAGTGACTTGAGTTGCGCCTCCACATGTTGTTTTCGGTCATTTCGCGATTCCAGGTTGATGTAAAGTACATGGCGTATGTCATTAATACTTGTTGGTGAGGTTGTCATGAGTGTTGCAGTATTATAATTTATTGCCATTATTTTAAATGATGAATGGATAAAATAATTATAAAAATTGATTACGAACGTTTAATGCACCCATAATTACAATGTTCAAAAATGCACACTTTATTCTTTGACGGATGCAGCAAAGGAAACCCTGGACGTGCTGGGGCAGGCGCAGTGCTTTATGATGAGACCGGTGCTGAAGTATTTGCAGAAGCCGCATTTGTGGGACATGCTGCAACGAACAACGAGGCAGAATACACAGGTCTGATATTAGGACTGAATGAAGCTGCAAAACGCGGAATAACAGATTTGCACGTGTGTGGCGATAGTCTGCTGGTCATTCGTCAAATGCAAGGAAAATATAAAGTTAGTTCTGTGAAACTGATTCCACTGCATGAAGGCGCCAAAACGCTTGCATCTGCATTTTCAAAAATAGAATTCAAGCACGTTTATCGAGAGAACAATAAACGTGCAGACGCGCTTTCAAATGATGGAGCGGTAAAATCATAAAAAAACATGATGATAAAGCATGATAAAACATATAGATTTATTTTCCATACCATTTTTTATTCACGGTCGTCATTTCTTTCGTATAATTCACATGTCGTTTGCAAATGTCGCTGTAATCTGAACGTTGAATTACTGAGACAGGAATAATCAAATACCAACGATGAATGCGTTGCAGTTCTTTCCAATATTGGTCAATAGCATAAGTCTCTTGAATGTTCGTTTCAATTAACCCATTCAATCCTTTCTTAAAATTATTCAACAGTGTTTCAAAATAAGGACGACGCAACAAATAACATGTCGCAGTTTGACAGTTGCCCACTCGAACGCATTCTGATGAAACTTGACGAAATGGTTGATAATTATTGCCAGCCAACAAGAGAACATCCCAGTTGTCTCCATTTCTTTTCAAAAACTGGTTGAATTGATACACCAATTGCCCCGGATTGATAATGGTTGCATCATCTTCGCAAATAAGAACATGTTCCCAGTTGTTTTTGATGGCTAGTTCCAAACATGCAATGTGGCTCATGCTGCATCCTATAGCACCATTTGCGTTTGCAATCGCTGGAAATCTCTGCGTGAGCAGTCCCATTTTGTTGAATTCTGTTTCAAAATGTGTGCGACGGTCTATTCGCGAATCGAGATTGATGTATAACACGTGTTTGATGTCATGAAATTGACGAATCATCCGGCAGATGAATTTGATGTATATATAACTTGGACAAATAATTTAAGAAATTTAACGGAATATCATGATAACATAATTATTTGGATTATTTTGTCTGAATGAGTTTTATTTTGTCTGAATGAGTTTAACGTTGTGATATTTCAAAAAATCTATGAAATGCAGATTGTAAGCGTATTTTTCTGCGAGTTCTGAAATGTCAATGTCTTTCATAGCCATTATTACATATTTTTTCAAAAAATGTTGGCGTTTAACGATCCCGGTTTTATTCAACACTTCCTCCCATTTGCAACAAGTGGTATTGAATGGTTTTTTCATTTCATTGTTTGACACAAATACAAACTGTGAAAACCCCTTTTTTGTTAAATGAGTCGACATGCCCAATTCATACAATGAAATGGCTCCACCATGGTTATTTGGTAAACCAGTTGTTTTAAAGTAATCCATGACACACTGCAAAATGGATGAGTTAAAACACAAGAAATAAGATTGCACATGAAATGTGTTTTCATAACTGCTTGTCAGGCCAATGAAATCATATGAAGCCAGCTTGGTCTCAAATACACTTTTCATGCACTGACCAAATGAGTTGACATCAACTATGACAAATGAGTCGTTCACCAAAGCGACACATGCTGCATTCACCAAATTGTGTCTGGTTTGCATGATGAATACCCCATAGTTTCGAAAATCACTTTTCATGTTGTAGTTTAATAAATAAATCTTGTTGTGGTTGAGTGAACTCGTGTTCCACTCATTTTGACAGTTGGTTAAAATAAACACGTAGTCAAAGTAATGTTCAAGAGACTCTACTGTCAACCAATTATAACTCTCGAGTTCTTCCGATTCGGAATAATGGGAATAAATCATAACTCGCTTGTCTTTGAAATTCAGGCTGCGTATCAGTTCCAAATGCGCGGAGTTTTTCAGGAATGCCTCATGCAGGTGTTCCGAAATCGGTTTTTCTGTGTTTGAACGTTGTTTCAATGAATCAGTGTCCTGGGTTATTTTTGTGCAAAGCGTTTGACGTTCATGTTTCAAGTGTTCCACATCATTCATTAATGATCTTGTTAAAGCATTGAAAGATTTTTCAGCCTCAATAAATTCATTTTGTTTTTCAGCCAACATCTTTTTATCCGCTTCGAGACGTGCGTTTTCTTTTTCCATGAGGATGCGTTCTTCCTTCAAAATCGTTTTTTCTTTTGCGAGTTCATATTGCAGTTGCTGCATTTTCTCTGTTTGTGATTCAGCCAACTTGCGTTTCTCATCACACAATTCGAGTGTTTTTTGGACTAAACTTTCACTATTTAGTTTTTCAATCAAATAATCATTAAAGATTTTCTCTTTATAACTCTCGTATTCTTGGGTCAATGATTCAGTTAATGATTTCAGTTTTAGATTCACTTGTATTTTTTCCTCGTCCAGTTGCTGGGTTTTTTCATCCAATGCAAGTTGTCGTTCTTTGTATTCATTTAAGATTTTCTCTTTATAACTCTCGTATTCTTGGCTCAATGATTTAGTCAATGATTCGGTCAATGATTTCAGTTTTAGATTCACTTGTATTTTTTCCTCATTCAGTTGCTTGATTGTTTCATCAAACATAAGTTGTCGTTTTTTGTTTTCCATAGTGTGGTGTTGTTCCAATTGTGTTTTCTTTTCATTGAATTTTTCTTCAATTTTATTGCGTTGAACTTCAAATTCTTTCTGCAACATTTCAATCTTTTGTTGTGTGTTCTTTTTTGTGTTTTCAACAGTTTGATTGGATTGAGTTATTTTGTCATTCATATCTTTCATTGCAGCATTGAATCGTTCATCTAGTTCTTGTTTTTTCTTATTATACTGTTCTTCGCATTTCTTGCGTTGAATTTCAGTTTCTCTCTGCAACATTTCAATCTTTTGTTGTGCGGTCATCTTTGTGTTTTCAACAGTTTGATTGCATTCATCCATTGCGGCATTGAATTGGGTTTCTTGTTCTTGTTTTTTTTTGTTCAGTGCCTCCATTACAGCATTGAATTGGGTTTCTTGTTCTTGCTTTTTTTTGCTCATTGCGGTATTGTATTGGGTTTCTTGTTCTTGTTTTTTTTTGTTAAATTCTTCCATTGCGGCATTGAATTGGGTTTCTTGTTCTTGTTTTTTTTTTCTCAATGCCTCCATTGCAGCATTGAATTTGGTTTCTTGTTCTTGCGTTTTTTTCATAAATTCTTCTTCATTTGCTTTTTGCTGATTTTCACTGTTTTTTTGCATCTGTTCAAACAATTTGTTTCTTCGTTGTTCTATTTCAATGGTGAAATCTTCCACTCTTTTGGAAAATAATGCATTCAAATCGTTCTCATGTTGCTTTAGCCGTTTTTGTTCATCATTCAGCTTTTGCAGTTGTGCATTGAATTCACTTTTTTGTTTGTTAACCATCTCATTGAAACGGGTTTCCTGTTCCAACTTTGCTTCATCTAAAACTTTTGAATTGGACTTGCGTTGTTCGGCGGCATCAACTTGTGCTTGTTTGAATAACATGTCGCGGTCATTCTCCAACTGTTTTCGCACCGCATTGAGTTCCAATTCTTTCTCTTTAATTTGTTGGCGTTCTTTGTTGATTTCATCCATCATTGTGTTGTATTTCGTCTCTACATCCAATTTTGCTTTTGAAAAAGAATCAGTGTTGTTTTTTATTTTTTCAACCAGATCCATTTTTATTTTTTGTAGAAGTTGTGCGTGTTCATTTTCCCGAACCGCGTCATTTCCTTTCACTTTGTCAATTTCATGATTTAATTTATCATTTAATTTTTTAATTGCGTCATCATGTGCGGCTTGATATTTGTTCATCGTTGACTTGAATAAGGATTCGTTCTCTCGTTTTTTTTCGGCCAATGCCTCCTCGCATGAAATGCGGAACTCTTCGGCTGCCTTCTTTTCTTGTTCTGCCACTCTTTCCTTTTCCAATTTCAGTTCATGTTGCAACTCTTTTACTTTTGAATGTTCAATCGTCAACGCATCCATTTGTTCTTTCACTCGTTGAACGAGAGTATTGTGGGCAGCAACGCGTGCATTGAATTTGTTTTCCAATTCTTGGCGCTCGTTTGAGAGATTAGTTTGATTTTGTTGTCTTTCTTTTTCCATTTGGGATTTCATTTTTTCGCGTTCGTCTTTCATTTGTGTCAAAAACTGAACATTTCGTTGGTGTTCATCTATTCTGTTTTGGTTGCGTTCTTCATCCAATTGGTGCTTCATTTGGGTTCGTTCTTCATTAATCATTATCATCTCGTTGCAAAACCTTTTGTTTTGCTCTTCTTCTCTTTGTTTCAGTTGTGTAATTTCATGCTGCAACTTTGCACTCTCTTCATCTTGTATCCTTTTCATTTCTTGCAACTGTTTTTGGTCATTTTCAATTTGTTGCATTTTTTTATCGATTTCAATTTTGGCTTGTTGTTTCATTCCTGCAATTTCATCTTCGACTTGGCGCTTTATGCTTTCGTGTTCTTGTGTGATCTGTAATTTTATTTTTTCGCGTTCTTCTGTCAGCTGCAATTTTATTTTTTCGCGTTCTTCATCCATTTCAAACACGATTCGAATTGCACATTCTTGCTCGTCTTGTTTAATGCGAGCATGAAACTCATCAAGTTCTTTTTTCATCTGTTTTCTTGTTTTTTCTGATTCAGAAATCACGTTATCTCGTTCATTAGCCATTTGCAGCGTGTGTTTTTCCATTTCTTTTTTTAACTCATCGCGTTCTTTGTTAAGCTGTTGCATCAAATTCATGTGTTCCATTTTGTTTTGATTGTATTTTTCATTGTAAATTGACTCGAGTTGTTTCTTAATATCGTTTATTGACTCGAAATGATGCGCACGCTGCAAACTTGATTCTTTTTTTGTTTCTTCATTTAATCGTTCTTTTTCAAGTTCAAAGTGGCGTTTCATTTCTTCCATTTTTTCATTGCACTGTTTCATGTATGTTGAATGTTTTTCAGCCATTTCTTTCATCGATGCTCTCATCTTGACACATTCGGCCTCTAATAATGTGTTTTTTTTAGAGACCTCATTATAGTTTTTTGAAATTCTGTTTAATTCCAAATTTCGTGCGTGATCTTCTTTTGCAGACATTTGAATTATTGCTGCAACCACTCAAATACAATTAGTTTATTCAACTACTTTTATATTTTCTTTTAAACACATTGCAAATTGACACTGTCACATTATCACAAATGTTTTCAAATATTCGTCATTTTTCAACGCGTTCATATAATGAAACAACCTTTTTCGTCTGCTCACAATGTCATGGTTTGTGGAGTCGGTCTCATATGCAATGATGTCTTGTATTATGTCCGACTTTTTGCTTTTGTGTTTCATTCCATAGTATCCAGCGATGTGCTTGAGTTGTTTCATGGTGTAATTCATTTCGTAGTCAACCGTCATTGCAGTGGCACAATCCATATTGAAAAAATCGACGTCCTCAAAGTCCATTAAATCGAGGTCAACATTTGCTCCATCATTCAATTCGTCATTCAGGGTTTGCAACATGCTGTCATAGGTTGACATGGACGACTCCAATGATGGTGCATGTGCGATGGGACTGGTTTCCACATCGATGCACAACTCAACCACAGCGGATTGTGATTCATCCTGTTTGTTGCCGTTTTGTGCAGATGAAGTCGAGAGATTTCCTTGAAATTCATTCAGATAATTCTTAACCATAGATGCAACAACATAAAGACAATGCTTAAATTGTTTTTATGTTTTTTACACATTTATATTGAATCGTTTCCTTTTTCACATGATACACCTGGCGACACAGAGTCCTAATTCTTTTTATTGATTTCGTCCAAAATATCCATGTGCTTGAAAATCGTTTTGTTCGTGATGCTGGGATACTTTGCATTTTTTGGCTTCAAATGGCTGTTGAATTCAACTTCCAAAATGACCGCATCCCACTCTTCCTTGTGCGCCTCGCTCAAATGTTGATGCGCCCCCTTCAAAATAATGAACAAGTTTTCAGTCAACTCTTCCACCTCATTTGAGTGATCCGTTTGACGCATGTGCTCTTGAATGAGCGACTGCAGCTGTTGCACTATGTCTAGTATTTGCATGGGTGCAATTACCCCCACCTTCATCAAATTAATAATGAACATGCTCATAGCACGCCGTTTGTCATTTGTTTTATTCACTTCACAAAACCGTGTATAGTCCTTCTTTGCATCTGCGTGTTCGATGGTCTTGAAAAGCCCCATGAACTGATTGAAATTCGAATGAAACACGGTTTCAAACACGTCGCTATATGTTTGCAACAACTGGTGAAACAAACGAGCATACACTGCCGAAAAAAAGTGATTCGAACTAGCCGTGTTGAAAATGGCCTCACCCACCGTCATCAAAAGCGATGCATCCGGCTCGTCTTTCAGTTCGTTGATGCGGACACACAAGGCTGCAAACACTTCATCATATGTCTTGTCCGTTATCTTGTTCAAATCAGAACGGATTCCATCCAAATGCGCATCAATGCCCTCGCGCTTTTTCAACTCTGTTGCTTGAAATGCGCGAATGGATTCCCAATCCTCTTCCGTGATTTCACTTGAATTGTTGCGAGGCTTCTTGCGCACAACAGCCACCGGGTCATCTTGCTTTTCGCGCTTTGGAAAAACAGGCGTCTTCACATATGAAGGAGCACCCACTTGGTCAGCAATGCTTGAAACCAAATCTATTACTTGCTGTGGCAAATGACATTCAAAACCGTTCCATTTTATGGCCTCAAAATCAGAAATCTGGTACACTGGTGTTATCTGCACTGCGTCTGTCATTTTGACCCTATTTGTATTTTTGCACGTTTTGTTTATATTCATTTCATCTAAAATAATTTTGTTGGTGCCTTTTTTTAAGCCAGAACCAGATGCATTTATTATTTTGAAACAATTTAAATGATGCATGATATTTATAAACACGCATCAATTATTATATGGGCAACGACTGTTGGAACCAGCTTACAATCACGTGTGAAAGTTCGGCGGATACATTGAATGAACTCATTGCAAATGAAATTGAATACAGGCCGAATGACGAATATGACGAAGCTACGCACAGCGACCATGTGCGAATTGTGAAACGCGGCAAACATGGGATTTATGTTGACATGCGCACCAAATGGTTGCCCGACTTCAAATGGTTGAACGGATTGTTGGAAAAATACCCGCAATGCTGGGTTAAAAATGTATGGCAAGAAGAAGGAGGACTTGCTGGTGTGTGGGTGGGATTTGTGGATGGTGAAACCGGTGAAAAGAACATACAAGAGATGCGTTGGAATGATTTGTGTCTTGAGCAAAAAGTGCACTTTTTTGATGATGATGATGATGATGCAGAAGATGGAAGCCCATCAGATGAATCAGTTGGCACGCCGGTTTGAATATCTTATGCAAATAAAAATAAATAATTGCAAATGGCTTAAAAACACCGTCTTATGCTAAAACAGCGCACTCATGACCGCACCCCCTCCTACTGAACCAAATGAAACCCCTGCCCGTGAATTTGAGGCATGGGAAGACATACCCGAATTGAACACGCAACTCATGCGTGGTATATATGGCTATGGTTTTGAAAAGCCGAGCCCCATTCAGCAGAAATCGATTCTCTCTATCACTGATGGTCGAGACGTGATTGCCCAAGCACAGTCGGGCAGTGGCAAGACCGGCGCATTTGCCGTTGGTGTATTGAATCGAATTCGAATTGACGTGATGCAGCCGCAGGCGCTCATCATGGCACCCACTCATGAACTGGCACATCAAATTCATGGCGTGGTTCGGGATTTGAGCACACAAATGACTGGACTCAACTTGCAGCTTCTTATTGGCGGAACATCAACCGAGGAAGACTTGGCTGCCTTGAAGGCCAACGGCCCGCAGGTGCTCATTGGCTGTCCTGGCCGTGTTCATGACATTCTGCGCCGTCAGCCCGCGATTGGGCGCGGAATGCAGATGCTTGTGTTGGACGAAGCAGATGAAATGTTGTCGGCGGGTTTCAATGAGCAAATTTACAACATTTTCCAACAGCTGAACACGAATGTGCAGGTGTGTTTGTTTAGTGCAACCATGCCCCCCGAGTTGCACACGCTTTCCAACAAGTTCATGCGCAATCCGGTGCGCATCCTCGTGAAGAGCGAGATGTTGACACTGAGAGGCATCAGCCAGTATCATGTGGCGTTGGAGACAGACCAAGACAAGTATGCCACGTTGAAAGATTTGTTTACGCGCATTTCGGTTTCACAGTGCATCATTTACTGCAATAGCATTCGTCGTGTGAGTGATTTGGCGGAGGCAATGATTAACGACGGATTTCCAGTGTGTTCCATTCACAGTGGCATGGACAAGAGCATGCGTGAAAAGATGTATCGAGAATTTCGAAGTGGTGCGCATCGCGTGCTGATTTCGTCAAATGTGACGGCACGCGGCATTGACATTCAGCAGGTGAGCACAGTCATCAACTTTGACATGCCGCGTGATGTGCACACGTATTTGCACCGCATCGGTCGTTCTGGTCGTTGGGGTCGCAAAGGCAGTGGCGTGAATTTTGTGACGCGCCGCGATTTCCGCAAGTTGAAAGAGATTGAGTCATATTACGGAACATTCATTCCTGAGCTGCCCGCCGATTTTGGATTGGCTTAAACTTTGAAATGCAATAAGTTTAGTGTTATTTAATTAAATGTTTTCATTTAATTAAAACTAAAATATTAACATGATATTTCTAACTTATTTGCCGTTGGCAACTGCATTGGTTGGCATGTTTTCAATTACTTATGTCAAATGCCATGATTTTGACTGCATGGATGTCATGCATGACATATGGGATTGCGATGTGTGCAGATGCTATGAGAATGGCGGGTTTGGGTGTCTTTGCTGCACTGTGTGCGAAAATTCAGACCAATCAGAACAGTTGCATGACGATTCATCAGATGCATTCCGTTCTCATTACTATTCCTATTCCAAAAAGTCATGAAACAGCTTATCAACATACATGGGTGTCAGTTGTGGGTTGTATAAATAACAATTGCACTTGCCATCAATGTGATAACTGCCATACCGATTTCCTCCACAGTTGCAGTATCCTGGTGCGGGTTCCATCGGATTGGGCGTGAATATGCACCAATCTCTCGGATATCCTTGTTCCACACATGCTGACCAATTTTCATATCCTTCCTCCAACGATGTTTGCTGTTTGTAATTATAACGCGCAATGTAAAAAATCAACAGCACGAATAGACCCCATTTCATATAAGTTTGCATTTTTTGTATATTGATATTTTATTTTTCATGTCATTTTTTCATGTTATTAATTTGAATATTCGTTTGAACGCATTTGCCTTTTTGGATTTCTTCTTCTTCGTCTTCGTTTTTGCAGCAGTCTTCTTTGCACTAAGTTTTATACTTTTTGCTGGACTCTTACTAGGACTAGGAGTTTTGTTTGGACTTTTGTTTGGACTTTTCTTGACGCTTTTCGCTACGCTTTTCGCTACGCTTTTTGCATTCGGTGATTTTTTCACCGTGAGTTTGTCATGTTTGACATCATATGTGTGCTCAAAATACTCCATAGGTGAATACTTCAAAAACCATTCTTCATACTCGGGGTCGCTGCGTTTAAGCTGTTGATATTTCTCCGCTTTTTCAGCCTTAATGTCGTCCAGCGTTTCTTGCTTACCGTAGCACTTCAGGCCATACCGTTTCAACAATCCTGCACGTTTCAAGCGATTGCGCTGCTGTATGTCATACAGTTGCTTACACATGCACAATATGCGTTCCACATCGTAATACGGTTTATCTGTGTAAATCATCGCCAAATACAAACTCAACATGGTGTCCGTGCTTGCAATTCTCACCTGCTTTTTTCCCACTTGTATCACATTGTAGCTGTGGCATGCAACCGGTTTGTAAATGAATACAATCGGATATTCATTTTTTCCCTTTCCAACTGAAATCTCGTAATGCTCAGGCACAATCTCACCAATTCCCGAGTGTTTTGTAATAACCACGTCTTTGAAGTCGTTGTCTTCCAGGCGTTCTTTCACTTTGCGAGCACTTGTTTCAGGGTCAACTGAGAGAACATCAAAATAAGGAATTTGCTGAAACAACGCCTTTTCAGAACCAGGCAAATATTTTGCATAATGCGAAATAGCATATCCTCCGAAAAACACCAAGTCTTCGTCTATGCACGCGTTGCGCACTGCACGAAACATGCGCACTTCATCGCTATCATTTGATGTTTTGTCGCCATCAATTTCGTTCGCAGTTGGGCTCTCCAACCGCCTATTGTGTTTCGGTGTTTGAAACGGTTTCATCAGTCTATCCGGCGTGCATCCCTCTGCTTTAAGCGGGTGATGCTTGTTCAGCAAAGCCAAACGTTTGCTCACTTTCTCCCAACGCGACACGTCGCCTTCCGGACGCGACAGCTCCAAATACATCCCCATGCGCAACAGATTCGGCGGGGCATACAGAATTCCGTCCACCTTGATTGCATCCGCTTTAATGTTTTTGAAAAGCGTCGGCTCCAACTGTGTGATGTCCGCAATGCCCACAAAATTCACAAATACTTTGTATGTGCCATGGTGCATGCCCGACTTGGCTTCCACTTCTGAATACCCATTCTCATAGAACTCATCAGCTAAATCCTTGGCATGCTCCAGCGCATTGGGCGAATAAAAGTCATAATCCGGTATTTCCGTCTTTTTGTCGTAAAACTGCGCTTCTTCCGGCAAAATGTTGTTGATTGCCGTGCCACCATAACACACCAACTCATGTTTCTTTATAAAGCGCTCCACAATGGCAATAATATCCTTGATTTTGGGGTCACTCGTTTTTTTAGCGCCAATCTTGGCCTCTATTTTTTCAACCGCTTCTTTTACCAGCTCTTGCTCCAACTCATCTAATGTTTTGAAGGAACTTTTGTCCTTCATGATTCAATTGTATCTTATGTGTCTTACTATACTCTACTATATACTCTTCCTAATATAAATAAATAAATTTAATATGCCAACAAATTGATACATATTGAATGCATCAATGCATATTGGGCATAACAAATGTGTTTGTTATTAGCGAAACTATGGCAGTAGATGCCAGTAAAAAGAACGCCGCGCTAAATACAACTGTGCGGTCAAATGCAGTCATTTCATAATCAGCCCATGGATTGAATCGCACCAACAAAAATGCGATGATGAAATACTTTAACACTGCATTTAGCGTTTCTAAGTAAGCGGGAGCAACTGATGCAATTCCGAGCAGTGCAATTGCATATAGTGCATACCAAGCATACAAAAGTGCATAGTAAAATTTTTTTACCCAATCTTGTTTCATCGGTGTCGCGTTTAAACATTCGTAATATTATTTATTTGTATTGTAATAGGTGCCAATATTTAAACAATGAATTTAGAACTCTCGAAATTTGACATGCGCTCCATCAGCTTTAGGCCCGATGAAAACAAGGGCCCCGTTATTGTCCTCATCGGTCGCCGTGACACCGGTAAAAGTTTCCTCGTGCAGGACCTCATGTTCCATCACCAAGACATCCCCATCGGCACCGTCATCTCCGGAACTGAGGCCGGAAACGGCTTCTTCGCCGCTCATGTCCCCAAACTCTTCATCCATGACGCTTACAACACCGCAATCATCGAAAACATCCTCAAGCGCCAAAAAGCCGTTCTCAAACAAATGAAAAAGGAAATCGAAACTTATAAACGCTCCACCATTGACCCGCGCACATTTGTCGTCCTCGATGACTGTCTCTATGACAACAAATGGACCAAGGATGTTATGATGCGCCTCCTCTTCATGAACGGGCGTCATTGGAAGATCATGTTAGTCATCACAATGCAATATCCGCTCGGTATTCCGCCCAATTTGCGCACGAACATTGATTACGTGTTTATCCTGCGCGAACCCTACATCGCCAATCGAAAGCGCATCTGGGAGAATTACGCGGGCATGTTCCCCACATTTGAGAGCTTTTGTCAGGTCATGGACCAGTGCACCGAGAATTTTGAGTGCTTGGTCATCAACAACAATGCGAAGTCCAACAAACTGCACGAACAAATCTTCTGGTATAAGGCGCAACAGCACGGTCCGTTCAAATTAGGCTCTAAGGAATTCTGGGAAATCTCCAAGGACTTGCACTCGGATGATGAAGAGGAGTCATATGACCCCAAAAACTCCGGCAAAAAAGGACCCAAAATCAATGTAAAAAAGAGCAAATGGTGAAATCTTGCTTTTGCGCAAAGCAAGTTTGCAATCTTGCTCCTCTAATCGGCGTAGCAAGATTCGCACTTTGAAAAAACGCTTTCCAATCTTGCTCCCGCAGTTGCGGGAACAAGATTTGCATATTGAAAAAAGCGCTTCACATTTGGGTGGAGCGCTTTCCAATCTTGCTTCACATTTGGGTGAAGCGACATTTATTAAACCGATTATATAAAAACCGTTTCAAAAATTCACAAACACTTGTGCCAACCATGCAATCATGTTTGCATGTGTCATGCGTGTTATGAATCGTTAGTGTCCAAAGAGTGTCCCATGTGCAAAACAAAAATAGCAGCAACACGAAAAATCTATTTTGCAAGTCCATGAATTTAATTTAATTCAATTCAATGCGAAAAAATTGTTTACATTTTTTCGTATAATTTTTACATGCTGGAACTACCCAGGAGCCGATGGATTCGACTTATCATGTTCCATTTCGATTTGCTCACACAACTCGTCCAACTCGACTTGTTCGTCTTCTAACAACCATTGACGTGCTCGCCAGCAATATTTTCTTTCCTCATCACCTTCTTCATATTTGGCAGAGACCAATCTTTTTGAAAAATTCAAATCACGTTTTAATCTATTTGAAATAATCTCATAATATTCGGCATCACAATAGGGTGTGGTCAATTTTGCAAACATTATTTCTTCATCATCAAAATACTCGGGGTAATATTCTCTAAATCCACTCCGGAAAAACCAAGGCGTATTTGTGTGTTTATCTTTCAGTTTCATAAAGTCTGTTTTAAATTTTGCATCTTTGAACATGTGACCCAAATCATCATGTGATAATAGACGAGCAGTTCCCATAAAATGAACATCGTTTTTCAACAATATTCTTTTGATGTTTTCCATTTCACTGGGCATTTCTCTTAGGTTGAATAAAGCATTGAATAGGTAAGTGTTAACTCCCAATTTATGTTCATTCTTTTGTCTATATTTCGCAAAAACTAGGTAATCACTCACCCCTGGAAATAATGATTCAGTTATTACGTTTCTAAACCATCTTTTTAAACCGTCATCTTCAAATAGTCTCTCAATTTCTTGCGCCGACACCTTTTCGTCGTGTGGGTTCATGAATTGCATTGTGTTCGGATGAAACTGAGTTTTATCCATGGGATTTGTTTTGCTTTGTATTATATACAAATTACCGTGATTGTTGTAATGGCAAAACATGTTGTGTTTTTCTGCAGCAGTGCACCATTGCGTGTTTCTTCCATAAAACTTTGAACCTGCTTCCGTTGTTGGGCGATAAACCATGTAGTTTGGTGTTTCCAACACCACTTCAACATCATCTTCGCCTTCTTCTCTTAGTTTCTTCTGAACAGTTGATGTTTTTGAACGTTTCAATTTCTTTTCTTCTATTTGTTGAAATGCACCTTGTTTGTCATGAATGAAATATCCCAATGCAGTCAGTGATGGAAAATCTTTCAGCGACAATTCTTTCCCATCATTCTCTCCGTTTTGTTTCAACACATTGAACTTGGTTGCATTATCAATCACTAATCCAATGTTTTCCATGCTGTTCGGCACACCCATGCTCCCAGTCAAATACAGCTGCATCACAAAATCAATCAAGTTCTTGTTGTCTGTCATGCCAATGATTTCATCAAGCATTGATTTGAATTCGGTTTTAATCTGCTTATCATCATAACTTTGAACGTCTTCCAATGGAGGAAACACAACACCTGGTCTGCTTCTCAAAAATGCATCATCCACTATGTTTTTTGGATACTGTTTTTTGATGTTTCTATAAAAATGTGTCTTCGCAGTTTTAACTCCTCCGCCGTGGCGTTTTCTCGTGTATCTGGCACCACGCGTCTTTAACTTACACCGACGACTTTTTTTCACCATAATTCGTGTATATTATTAACTGATAATATATTATTCGGCGCATTATTTGTCGAATTTCTCTCTAAAATTAATCATGACAAACCCAAAACTTCTGCATGAAAGGATGCACGCGTGCCGTTTGCACACGTTTATTGCAGATGTTTTGCCTTTTTGAAATGTGTGAAACGAGAGAAAATGAATAATATTCATTATACAAATTTAAACATTATTCACGATTTAATGCATGTAAATCTTGTATGTCTCAATCAACTTCTGCCCCAAAGTCTATATTTGAAACAGCATGCAACAATGGTTTGCGAGGTGCTGGTGCAATGGTCATACAAGTGTCCTCCCTGATGTGGATGCGAACAACGATGAATTATCAATACAAAAATGGGGGTGGCATGATGGAAACCATTAAAAAGCTGTATGCAGAGGGTGGGGTTCCTCGATTTTATCGCGGAATTGCGCCGGCACTCATGATTGGACCATTGACGCGGTTCATTGACACTGCATCGAACGAAGGTGCCATGCGTTTTTTCGAGGGAGAACAGGTGCCAATTGCGGTGCAAACTGGGTGCGCATCGGTGGCCGCAGGTGTGCTCCGAATGAGCATAGTTCCCATTGACACATGGAAAACCAGCAAACAAGTGCACGGCGACAAGGGCATCCAGGTCATCCGAGAGAAAATGTCGAAGCAAGGCGTGTCTGCGTTGTATCAAGGAACGCTTGCATCGGGGGCTGCAACTATGGCAGGGCATTACCCCTGGTTTCTCACATACAATTACTGCAACCACTACATTCCTCAAATTAAATACAGCGAGCACCCCGCGCAAGCCCTGGTTCGAAATGCCGGAATCGGGTTTTGCGCGTCATTGGTGAGCGACACTGTGAGCAACGGAATTCGTGTGGTGAAAACATACAAGCAAACATCTGCTGTGTCGATAACATATGCGGATACGGTGAGAGACGTTTTGAAACACGACGGGATTACAGGACTACTGTTTCGCGGTTTAAAAACAAAAATTCTCACAAATGGTATCCAAGGAGTTGTGTTCAGCGTGTTTTACAAACTGTTTCTTGAAGTCATGCCATCCAAGTGAACCATAATTGTCATGATTCAAACCTGAATGCACTTAGCGGCCTTGGCCAGGATGACTTTGCCTGGGGTTTCGGTGCGCCGCACCCATTTCATCAATAAGTAATTGACACCCACGTTTTGCAGGTTGCGAATGCCTGGTGCTGCACGTTCTTTGACTAGTGTGGCCGCGCGTCGAATCGCATCGGCATCGTAGGTGCCTGCTTTCGCCGTGTTCACAACCACTGCATGCGCGCTGGGAAAATCCTTCAAATGGAACCACATGGCATGCTGAGGGGCCTTTTTAATGAGCGCGTCATTTTCGGCCTGGTTCGCGCCGACTTGAATGGCGTAATTTCCGTTGAAAATCTCAGAATACATTGTCTAGTTGTATGTCCTTTATATTGTCTCGATTATCTCTCTTTTGAAACGATTTTAAATCAATTTTCTTTGCATTGATTTAAAAATTGAAACATTTGCACATAATTTATGACTCCATCAGACAATCAACATCAACGACATGAATTTCCTGCGAAGAATGCTCAGCCCAGTCACACCATCTACCAAATTGGGAAGGTGGAATTTGCATTACGATCCCAAAATCGTGAACTCAAAAGTGGACCAGGCAAACGAAGACCATTGTGGATGCTGTCATGTTCCGACACAAGAAAAACAAGCCATGCAGCAAATGCAAAAACGAAAGTGGCAAGAAAGGCAACAATGCAACTACATGCAGAAGAAGTTGAGTGAATCAGATGAATATTATATACCATATTTCATGTGAACCATGAACCATATGAACTCAATTCCCACAGTCTTCATATATATTATTTTTTAGTTGTAAAGCACTTGCAGTTCCAGCGTAATCGAGTAGTCGTTGCCATTTGTGGGAACAATGTGGCCTAACTTATCCAGCAGTCGAATGGTAAGTTTTTCTATGCGCACGGGTCCCAGATACTCGCGCGTTTTGAAGGTTGTGTCTCCACCAGTGTCATTGATGATTGTTAGTTCATCATTTCCAATGGGAATTCTCCCTAACAGATTCACTCCCAAATAAGAGTCGCCGGTTTGTGCAAGAATGCTGTTTGTGATGAAATTTCGATTGTAATCATCCACGTCCACGTAGATGTAGTTCCAGAGTGAGTTGCTTCCATACGCGGCATTGGCCCGAACAGCGGCATAATATGTGGTCGGCGGAACGGAGTTAATCGAGTCCACAAATGTGTTTGCCCACGTGACATCATAAATGGGTTGCTTGTATCCCATCATCCATCCCGCCGTTTTGCTAATCGATTTGATGTTTGCATTGTAATACTCTTTCAAATGTTGCTGCTTCAAGCGCTCAAACTCGCAGTCATCCACGCAGTCGGCATAGTATTTGTCGTATTTGCTGATATTGTCAAATATGATTGTGTAGCTCAAATTCGGACTGTTTGTCTGATTCACTATCAAGTAAGTCTGTGAAATGATCAACTGTCCAGTATACGTGTCAAACGTCATCTGGAAAAATTCCATTCCATTTTGCGTGTTTTGAAACAAGTTGTTCATAATTTGGACAAACTGGGCGCTTGTGTAATTCCCATCTGGAATGACAATTTCATTAACATAAACCTGTGTGGAAGTGTATGGTGCCACGCCGATTCCCGTAATTGCCACGACAAACCGGTTGGTTTTAGTGGCTTCCGAAAAGGCATACCACATGTATGGGATTTGCAATGATGCAATTTTCATGGACACGACATTTTCGACGGGATAAGGAAGAACCCAAGAGGCGTTTGTTGCGCTGGTCATGTCGTATTTTGTGCGAAAGAGCGTATCCATAGAAAGCAGCCTCTTAATAACGCGGCGTTCGATTGGGTTCAGCACGCCAGTTGGATACTTATAATTGTATGCATTGACAACGGGAGGAATGTTTCGTTTGGCATACGCTCCGCCATCATTAACCTCCGATTCCCGGTGATAAGTGTTGTAGTTGGATGGATGCGTGGAGTAGTTGATGCTGAGTGTGTCCGGATGCTGTGGTGGTTGAAGGGGACGATACATGGTTGCTGCATTTAAAATTTCGGTTGCGTTATGTGGCCTTGTTCGTTCGCCTATTTTTCGTGTGATTATCTCTCGACATCGTGTAAAGAATTGCGTATAATCCTGAGATTCTGCAACTTGCAGGAGCGCATCCGTTGTTCTGGATTCCGCTTCGGCCATGGTGCATTCATGCGGGTCCAAACTAAACAACGCAAATATTTCAGCATGTGTGTAATTATTTATATCCAAATCCAGTTGTTGCGACATCCTGTTATCAATACATACTATTGAACGATATTTATATTGCATGGAAATTACACATTCCATGCCATATGTTAATAATGATAATTCAAAGTCTTAGAAGCAAATGGGCCTTAGTCCACCTCTTCGAACTCAGATGTCATCGATGCAGTAGCCGAAGCGGTGGGTGGATGCGTCAACGACGAAAGACCGCGGTCCGACTTGTCCGGATTAAGAACCACGTTCTCTGCATTGAACAACTGGTTGCGAATGTCGACCGCATTAAGCTCGGACCCATCGGAAGGCTCGGGGTCAACTGCAAAGTCGGTTCCAGTGGTTTGAGACACACCCACCAACTCGCCCTCCTCATTCAGCGTCTGCGTCAACTTGTTGCCGCTCTTTTCTGCCAACTTCTTGTTCTCTTCGATTGCCTTCTGCTTGGCCTCCTTCACGCGCTTGTCAAACTCGTTCTTGGCATGCTCCTCGTTCTTCTTCTTCTCGTTCATGAGCTGGTTCAGCGTGTCTTCCATGTATTCCACGCGACCCGTCTTGTAAGCCTCCGGATGGAATGGAACCCAGAGTCCCACCGGCCCCACAAACACGTCGTGATTCGGGTCCACATCGCGCAACATCTTGCAACGCAGCTCGGCTTCCTTCTGTGATGGGAAAACACCGCGCACCTTAATTCCGCGCACTGACGTCTGAAACTCGTTCTGGGCGCCAAACTCCTCGTCGAGCTTCTCTTCGTTCTGGTCCAAGAAGGTCTTGTAGTCATCCACAATGTCGGTCTTTGCAATCAGCTCCTTCTCGGAATCCTTGAACTGCTGGAAGTCCTCCGTGAGTTTGTCAAACTTGACGCCATACTTGTAAGAAACGAAATTAAGGAACTGCAGAAACTTCTCCATCGACTTGTGAATATCCCAGTGCTCTACGAACTTTTGGAACAAGAAGTGGTCGCGTTGCTTGATAATGTGTTCGGGAGAAATGAATGAGAGACATGCAAACTTTTGTCCAGCAATGGGCTTGTCCTCGTCCAGTAAATCAATGTATTTAGGATTAACAGTTCCGTCGGGCAACTTCTGAAGGGTGACGCCTTTGGGCGGTTGTGATTGGTCGGTCATTGTTTATTTATGCGATGTGTTTAATATTTCGGGTTTGATTTTAAGCCCATTTTTGAACAAATGTATTAAATTTAAAAATAACATTGTCAATATTAAAAATGCATGGAATGTATTATTTTTTTCTTATTCAATTATATAATCAAGTATAATCAAATGGTCGGCGGTGTTCTGGATTTAGGCGAGTTGGTCAAACGCGCCATTAAGTATTTGGTGGAAGGTGCGCTGGTTGCCCTTGCCGCTTATTCTATCCCCCAGCGTAAGCTCAACCTCGATGAGATTGGTCTCATTGCCCTTGTTGCTGCTGCCACCTTTAGCATTCTGGACACCTACGTGCCCACTTTGGCTGTGTCTGCCCGCAGCGGTGCCGGTTTCGGTATCGGCGCCAACCTTGTTGGCTTCCCGGGCAACGTGCTCAAGGTTTAAGACACAATTTGGTTCGCTTAACGGAACAAATCTCTCGAAAATTGTTTTTTTTATAATGCAATTGCATGAAGATTGCATTGTATAAATAGATAAGATGGACCAACTGGCTGAACGTTTTAAAGCTGCAATAGTGGCTATTGAGTCCGAGCGAGATGAATATGAGCCTGAAACAATTGAATTGTTCTTTCAGTTATATCGAGCATATATTCGTTTCACAGAGGTTTATGCAGAATTTGATAGGGAAAAAAACATTGACAACTGGATGAAAGCCAAAGAAGCAACCAATGCTGTTTTACGCGCTAGAGACAAAGATGAACCACTTTTAAGAAGGGTGATGAACAAAATATGGATGAACACCGCATTCAATGATATTTATCAAAATAAATGGATTCAGAGTGAGCTGGATAGGTTGCATGCTCCTGCAGCTGAACGCTATGACCCTTACAACTACATAAAAAGGAAAGAAGAAGAACAACGCAGGAGACAAGAAGAAGAACAACGCAGGAGACAAGAAGAAGAACAACGCAGGAGAGAAGAACAACGCATTATCCTAGAAGAAAAACAACGATTGGAAAAATATGCAACAGCTCCAGCTGCAGGTGGGGCAAAAAATCGCATGAAATACAAGAAGCACTCCAAGAAGTCCCGAAAGTCTAAGAAGTCCAGGAGGCATTAAAAATGAAATATCTAAATTTTATATAGGAAGATTCACTATATAACATTTTTGAGTTGTCAATGTTAGACCTTTGCACAAACACTGTTAGCAAAGGGGAAAGTGGTTGCATTAAGTGCATTGATGACCGGTTATTTGACATGGCCAAACGCAGAGAAATTGCCGTGCTTCCTTATGACCACACAGAGAGCATCGATTCATTTGAGTTTTTTAAACATTTGCGTGAAAACAACACATGCATGAAAATATTTTTTCCGGATGAATTAATGCGTGAAAAGATAGTTGGGCAAAGTGGGTTCGAGAGAGAATACAAAACAATATTGATTCTCAAAAAACTAAGAAATTTCATTGAAAATCACACCCCATATGAATCATACAATGATAGTTATGGTTTCAAACTGATATTCATACACGGCGTAAAAATAAATGAAGTCGTCATCCATGAAGTTAATATCGTTTTAGTTAGACTGTGCGTGAATAGTCGAAATAGTTTGTTTTTTTCAGAATTCAATCCAACCATGTTTAAAAAAAACATAAAAGACGCATTGAAATTGCTTCATGCAAAAGGATACTGCCACAAAGACTTACACATTGGGAACATTGTTTTGTGCTTTGATACGGATAAAACTCCAAAATACAAGTTAATTGATTTTGAACACATGTCAAAATGCGAAGAAGAAGAACAAGAAGAAATGAATTCAGTGGATTACATGACAGGTTCGGTCATGCGTCGTTCAAAACTTGGAGGGAAAAGAACTCAAAAAATGGCATCCAAATCCAAGTCAAAGAAGCACAAGAAGTCTAGGAGGCACTAAATCATGCAATGTTTAGGCATCGACGCCAAATATATTTTATAATGCATTATTATAACCAAATTACATTATGTCGAATCTTACTCAAGAAAATTATAATGATAGAGATGACCCAGCCCTAAAATCCAAAGGGTTTGATAAAAGTCATTCAACAATTGTGTCTGATTTTCCTCAAATAGAAATGAAATTTGAAGGGGGTCGTCGACGAACCAAACATTCCAAGAAACACTCGAAGAAACACTCGAAGAAGCATTCCAAGAAGTCCCGAAAGTACAGGAAGTCCAGGAGGCACTAGAATCAGAAAACCTACGGACCGGGGAATGTTCCCCGCACCCCTCCTTTCCCTTTTTTATAATGTTGGAATGTGAGTCAGGATTTAAGGGAAAGGTTCGGAAAACCGTAGGTTTTCTGATTTAGATGGTCGGAATGAATTCCCAATTCAACTCTTCGCAAATCTTCTTCCAGATTTCATCCTGTTCGATGCGTTTCTCTCGGTCTTTCAGCATGGGAAAATAAGGGAGAAACTCGCGCTGGTTCAGCAGCTCGCACAGCTTATACACGGTGTAATAATAATTCAAAAAGTTGACGCGGTCTTCGGGGCAGAACTTGGCATACGGCCCTTGAATCTCCATGAAGAGATTGCACAGCGTTTCCTCCAGTTCGGGCGACATGACGGGCGGTTTGATGCCCAGCTTCTCTTTGATAAATGGAATGTGTTCATAATACTTGTTGTATCCCAGCTTCTTCAAAATTTCCTTTGCTTTTTTGTCCGTGAGCTGCGTGTGCAGGTCGATTCTCTCCTTTTTAATCTGATGCTTTATGTTTTCCAGGACATCCGGTGGAATCTGCGTGGTCTCCTTGGCTTGGAACTGCGCCAGAATCTCTTTGAAGTGGTTGATGCGCTTGTAAGCGTAAAAGCATGCCTCCTTGGGTGGCTCTTTGTAAGATGGCTTCTCGTTTTCCACCAAGAAACTCACGTGAATAGAGCAGTTGTTGCACACCATGATGCCTTCATTATCGACGGGAATCATTTCACCTGCATGGCAGTATCGACACACATCCGTGGAAAACACATAGTTGCTGATGTCAATGTATGACGGGTCCAAATTTGTCAAATATCGTTGCACATTGTTCTGGTTCATGCGCTTCAGTTCATCCTCTTTGGAAACCGATTCCACTCGAAAAAAATCATTGAGGATTTTGGTTTTGTTGTTCCCATTGCAAATTTGCTGTTTGTTCTCAAAGTAATCGAATATGATTTCATTGTTGTCGAGGTAATAGTTTTTGCACTCTTGTTGGTGTTCTTTGATGGTGGTTCGCAGTTCAGCGATACGTTCTTTTATTTCAGAGATGTTGGATGGATTCGAGAGAAGCTGATTTTTTAGTGCCCGTTTTTCTTTCATTAGCCGAGGGATGGTCTCTGTTTTTAGTTTTGCAATTTTGGCCTGATGTTCCCGATGTTTGCTGTCCAAAGTCACAATGCTTTTTTCATCCAGGACGATTTTCTTGTTTGTTTTTTGCTTGAATGAATTATTAGGGGGTGGCATGAACAAACGCAAGGATGAAATAAGTTTGATGCAATGATACAGTTTATACATTTCATGCATTTAATATATTATTTAGCGTAATGTTAATGACATATTATTTATCATTTTATAATATTTAGGAATCCGGGTTTATCATTCCAAGTGTGAAATGTCGCATGATATGACCCAGCAGGTGGCATTGACGGAAGATGAACTGGCAAAAATGTCATTTTTTTTGAAGCATTTGGAAGAGAAATGGTGTTTAAAAAAACGCAAAAACACATACATTTTGAAAAAAAAAGATGGAACCAAACTAACATACACATCTGCATATTTAGAAAACAATTGCCTCGTCATTGAGAACGCGGGTCTTAAACGAATGCAGCTTTTAACTTTTTTACACAATGCATTGGAAGATGGATGGAACATTAAGAAAAAGACTTCATGCAACAATTATGTGTTTGTAAAAAAACACAATGGGGAATATAAAATGTATGAAGACGATGAATATCTAACTGAGTTCATGAAACGGAACCTTAGTTTGCAGTGATGAAAATCGATGCGATGCATAAATATTGATTTGCATTAAACTTATGTAATTTAAGTTTAATTCATTTGTTTTTCGGATTTTTTTTTCTTTAGGCATAGTATAACCAACAACAACTAAAATGGGAGGTGGATTGATGCAACTTGTCGCCTATGGCGCTCAAGACGTTTATTTGACTGGTAATCCTCAGATTACCTTCTGGAAGGTGAGCTACAAGCGCTACACCAACTTTGCCATGGAGTCTATTGAGCAGACTTTCAACGGTCAGGCCGATTTTGGTCGCCGTGTGACTTGCACTATCTCCCGCAACGGTGATTTGGCTTACCGCACTTACCTTCAGGTTACTCTCCCCGAGATCAACCAGCAGATGAAGGGCAGCGGCCAGGACGGTGTTTATGCCCGTTGGCTTGACTTCCCCGGTGAGCAGATTGTCTCTCAGGTTGAGGTCGAGATTGGTGGCCAGCGCATTGATCGCCAGTATGGTGATTGGATGCACATCTGGAACCAGCTTACCCTGACTGTTGACCAGCGCCCTGGCTACTTTGCCATGGTTGGAAACACCACTCAGCTCACTTACATCACTGACCCCTCTTTCAATGACGTTGACGGTCCTTGCCAGGCCACTGCCCCCCGCCAGGTTTGCGCTCCCCGCAATGCTCTCCCTGAGACCACCCTCTATGTTCCCTTCCAGTTCTGGTACTGCCGCAACCCCGGTCTTGCCCTGCCCCTTATCGCCCTTCAATACCACGAGGTCAAGATCAACCTTGACATTCGCCCCATTGATGAGTGCTTGTGGGCTGTTGGCTCTTTGAACTGCGATGTTGCCGGCTCTGGTGGCAAGGTTGTCACTGCCTACAACCAGTCCCTTGTTGCTGCCTCTCTCTATGTTGACTACGTCTTCTTAGACACTGATGAGCGCAGACGCATGGCCCAGAACCCCCACGAGTACCTCATCGAGCAGCTCCAGTTCACTGGTGATGAGTCCGTCGGTTCTTCTTCCAACAAGATCAAGCTCAACTTTAACCACCCCGTTAAGGAGCTCATCTGGATTGTCCAGCCCGACAGCAACGTCGACTACTGCTCTTCTTTCGAGTGCAACCAGCTCCTCTACGGTCTTCTTGGTGCCCAGCCCTTCAACTACACCGACGCCGTTGATGCTCTTCCCAACGCCATCCACGCCTTTGGTGGAAAGAATGCCACTGCCCTCACCTCCAGCTCCTTCATCAACAACAACATGTTCAACGATGCTGGTGCAATTGATGTTGAAGGTCCCGGCTGGTGGAACGGCCTCTACGACCCCGCCACTGGTACTCCCATCAATCCGGGTTGGTACTCTGCCACCAACATGGGTGGATACGGCCAAGATGGGTATCCGTTGCCGACAGGCAACATGGCTGAGTCCGGTGTTTCTGATGCCGGTGCCTTCGTCCTTGCCGAGACTGCCCTCCTTCTCCACTGCTGGGGCAACAACCCCGTTGTCACCGCTAAGCTCCAGCTTAACGGCCAGGACCGCTTCTCTGAGCGTGAAGGCTCCTACTTCGACACCGTGCAGCCATACCAGCACCACACTGCCACCCCCAACACTGGTATCAACGTGTACTCCTTCGCCCTGCGCCCCGAGGAGCACCAGCCCAGCGGCACGTGCAACTTCTCTCGCATTGACAACGCTACTCTTCAGCTTGTTCTCTCCAACGCTACTGTTGAGGGTGTCAAGACTGCCAAGGTTCGTGTCTATGCCACCAACTACAACGTTCTCCGTGTCATGAGCGGTATGGGAGGGCTCGCCTACTCCAACTAAACGCATTATGCTCACAATTTTTTCATGTTATTTATTTGATAATATGAACAACAATCAAGGGTGTCAATAGTGTTGACACCCTTTTTATTTAAATCAAAGGGAGTGCACAAAACGCCCACCCTTTGCATATCATCGGTGGTAGTAGACACTATGGACATCACGAAAACATCAAACATTTTATTATAAACGGTGGTGTCAAGATGAGTTGGAACGATTCCGAGAGAAAATCGTTTCAAAATATGGGAATATACTTAATTTATAAACATTTATGACAATGTGATTACACGTTTTCCATCAGAAGACGAAGATACATTTGATTCGGTTGATTCGGTTGATTCAGGTGGTTTTTCGGATGCAACATCCAGGATGGAAGACTCGTTGGTCATTGGACTCAACTTCTCTTCAATGAGCTTAGCCGCATTCTCTCCAGTTGCAGTTGCACTTGTTGGTTGTTGCATGACCACCGGCTGCATCATGGTCTGCGGCATCATCATCATCGGTTGTTGTGGCATCATCATCATTGCCGGTTGTTGGCCACCGAATTGCACAAACGGTTGTTGTTGTGGCATCATCATCATGCCACCCGATTGCATAACCGGTTGTGATTGTTGTTGTTGCACCATTGGCTGTTGAATCGGCGACATGGGAGTATATTCAGGCGACATGGGTGTGTATTCCGGGGACATGTTTGCAAACGACAGGGGGGTTGCATCCGCATCTTTTTGGTCCGCTTCGCTTATGGCTTGTTCGTCTCGAATATCCTGCACTGCCAGTGCAAAATTATTGGCATACGGCATTCGTTTCAGCAAGTCGATGACAGCCTCTGCCTTGATTGGCACGCCGTCATTGTAATACAGCATTTGCGCGTTCCAGCCTTCCGGATGTTCGGTTGGATACTTGCCGCCGTGCTGTTGGACGGACCACATCTGCGTCGGCGCACCTCGTTCATCACGAAGCAATGACTGGTAAATCTCTCCACCATTGGCCTCGAAATTGACAAAGTGCCAGCCCAACGACTCGGCTTTTTCTGCGCTTTGTTCCTCTGCGCCTTCTTCTTCCCCTTCTTTGGTGGGTCGCAGTGCTGGACGATTATCTGCTTTCGGCGAACCGTCAATTTTTGGCATCCTGCTGCTCCCCACAGCCGCCTTGTTTTCACGAATGATGTTGGCCGGACCGCCCAGTGTTATCATGGATGTGGAAAATGACATGGACGCGATTTGGTCAATGTTGTCCTCAGTGAGCACGCGTATTTGCACATTCATGGCCTGTAGCTCCTGCATCATCAGCTTGAATGCGTATGGCACGCGCACCACACTGAAGCTGCGCCCGAATCGTGTCAGCTTTTCAATATTGAGTGCCTGATTGTCCACCGATGTGAGTGTATCGGCAAATTGGATAGGACCATCTGCCATCGGGCTCATGAACAAGTTTTGCGCGGGATTGTAAATGGCAATCATGCCCGACTGATTGCACACGGCCATGTAATACTCATCACCGCGTTCCAGCATCGACTGCCGCAAGAAATACGCCGCACCATGCGCAATGACACCGTCGCGCTCCATTTCACCAATGCGCAACCCACCGTCATTTGCACGACCCTGCACCGTCTGTCGCGTGAGCACAGTTCGCGGACCGCGTGTCCGGTAATTAATCTTATCCTTGACCATGTGCTTGAGACGCATGTAATATGTAGGTCCCATGAAAATTTGGCTCTCCATGCGCTCGCCCGTCATGCCGTTATACAACAGCTGTGTTCCACTGTTGTGGTAGCCCAACTCTGTGAGCATTTTACCGAACACCTGATGCTTGGAGCCGTGGTTCACAAACGCGGTGCAATCGCCGAATCCCCCCTGCAGGACGCACGCTTTACCCATGAGCGTCTCTACCAGCTGTCCAATCGTCATGCGCGTAGGAAGCGCGTGCGGATTGATGATGAGGTCAGGTCGAGTGCCGTCTTCTGCAAATGGCATATCCTCTTCCGGAATGATGAGACCCACAGTGCCTTTTTGTCCAGCACGCGAACAGAATTTGTCGCCAATTCCCGGCATGCGCTCCTCGCGAATGCGCACCTTTGCCAGCCGCTTTCCTGACGCTTCGTCCGTTATAAATGTGCGGTCCACCACACCCAGTTGTCCCTTTTTGGGAAACACACTGTCGTCCTCCATTTTTGGCTCATCGGTTGCAGCACCTGCAACCCACTCTTCAGTGACGCGACCAATGACCGCCTTTTTGTCGTCCATTTCGGTGTTTTCCTTGATTAGACCAAAGCGGTCCAGTGCGCTATAATCACCACCCGGTTTCAGGCCACGCACGGCAGACTGCGCTTGCACATTGCAAATCCGTTTGTCATAGGTGCGTTCTTCTTCTTCACGAGTCTCATACATATTGTAATACGTGGTGCGAAACAGGCCGCGTTTCAAAGAGCCTTCGTTGAACAGGATGGAATCCTCCACATTGTAGCCATTATAACACATGATGGCCACAATTGCGTTTTCACCATATGGATGTTGTTCATTATTAATGTATTTCATGTAGCGGCTTTTTACGAGCGGCACTTGGCCATAGTTCAGCACTACGCCCATTTTGTCAATTCGCGAATTGAAGTTGGAAGAGTAGAGAGACACGGCTTGCTTGCCCTGTCCGCATGAAAAATTGTTGCGCGACGACGGGTTGTTTTCGGGAAACACGATTTGGTTGCCCATGACACCAAAGATCAGCGAGGGATGGATTTCAATGTGCGTAGTTTTGCCAGGCACCACGTCGCGTGGGAACATGGCAATGAACGCGCTTTCGGATTCGTTTGTGTCCAAATACTCAATTACAGCACGAGTTGCAGTGAGTGCGGCAAAGTCGGTCGCACCGGCATACAGTTCATGGATGCGATACACGCGACACGGGTCCAATGAAGGCACGCTCTTTGCGGCAAAACCGGTGGTTAACTGTGTCCACGTGAAATTTCCACTTTTGATGGTTTCAATAGCCTCACGACTGGCGTAGCTGGGACGCCGCGTTTCTTCATCGTAGTAAAACACCGGACGACACAAGCGCCCGCCATCCGTCATGAACTGCAGTTCGTTGTGTGCAATATCCCATCGCCCGCTCGTGTAAATGGGAATGAGTGCATTGCGTCGATACAGGAGGAAGAGACGTAACACTTCGCGCGGATTGTTGACTGCGCCCACCCACGCACCATTGACAAACACTTTGGTGATTTGATGCAAATATTTCGGACTGCATTCTTCTAGCAGCTGCATGATGGCAATCTCTCGCAGCCATTGAATGATGGGCAGTGCAGAGCACGGTTTTGTGATGTATGCCGAAATGGCGAGGTGTTTTTGCAAGCCAATGTTGGCACCATCCGGACTGTCGGCGGGGTCAATAATGCCCCACTGCGACCCATGAAGTTGGCGCGGTGTGGCCACTTTGGCGCTTGCGTCCATCGGCAAGTTCATTTTGCGCAGATGTGAAATAAATGAATTGTAAGACAGGCGGTTCAAGTCCTGCACGATGCCTTCCACTTCGGTGCCATCCGTTGCACCAATCGTCCCCTTGTATAGTTTTGACTTGTCCTCGGTTTGCACGGTTGCGGCCCATTTGCCCTTGAACGACTTTTTGAACCCCGCTTCAATAATGCGTTCGCCAAAAATCTCGTTGTAATTGTCGGCAGTAATGACCTGCATGATTTGCGTTCCAACAAATTCGTTGCGGTCGCGGCCGTATTTAATTTTCTTATCCAGCTTGAGTCGCACGTTGTCCACGTGTGCATTATAATATGTGCGAAACAGATTGAACATGAGCGAACCCGGCACCTCCACACGCTTGAACTTGAAACTGTCGCGGTCAGTGGGTCGTTCCGCATTCGAGGCAACTAGCAGCATTTTGTAGACCATGTATCCCAGAAAATACGCTTTAGAACCGAAATTCAGTTCTCCAATCTGCGGCATGAAGTAATTCATAAGAATATTTTGCACTTGGGCGACGGTTTTCTCTTTGGTCATTGTGGCAATGAATTTGAGGGCGGCGGCTTGTGTAAAGATTTCGCACGCATCATGCACGGACGGAATGAACAAATCCACCATGGAAGCATTGGCTTCCAGATTCAGTAAACATCTCTCCACGACGTCGCGGTCGCTGATAATGCCGAGTGCGCGCATGACGATGAAAAGCGGAATCGGTTTACGCACATTCGGAATGTCGACAACAATTTGACCATTGGAATATTTGGCATCGGGTGCAACCATTTTTACAGCCATTTTGCGCTCGGGTTTGGAGGGGTCTTCTGACACGGTGCGCACTTCGGCGCTATAACTGTAAATCGCATCGGGGTCATCTGCATTGGAACGCACGTAAATCATGTTGTCAGCGAATTTTTCTTGCGACACAATGCACTTCTCTTTGCCGTCCACAATGAAGTAGCCGCCGTAGTCATTGCGACATTCGCCGGCATAAAATCGGGCTTCGGGTGTCATGCCGTGCAGGATGCAGGCATTGGACTGCAGCATGATGGGAAACCGTCCCAAGCTGAGCTGTTTTAGTTCCACGCGTTCGTTCAACTGGATTTTCTGGACGGGGTCAAAGACACGGTAAATGACATCCACATCACAGTGAATGGTCATGCCGTAAGTCATGTTGCGGAGACGGGCTTCATTGGGATACATGAAGTGTGCGCGTGGTTCTTTGGAACCCTCTTCTGCAACGTCGTCATAAATGATGGGTTTGCTAAATGAAATGCGGTTGCCTTCGACTCCGCCCAAATAAATTTCAATGACGGAATTGTATTTTCCGGTTTCCTTATTTTCATCCTTTTCTAGAATGATGGGATTGCGGTCTTTCATGATGCGTGCGATTCCGTTGCTCAAAAAGTCATTGTAGGATTCCAGATGATGACGCACCAGCACATTGGGATTGTCCTTAAAATAGTGGTCAATGATGTTCCATGAAAGCGTTTCTTCCGCGGTTTTCAACGCATCTGCAATCAGCTCGTTTTCATCTGAATTGTGTGTTCGTTTTCTTTGCTGTTCCTTGCCTTGTTCTTTTGTTTGTGACATGGATACTTATTTATTATTATGTATCGTTTATCTAATATTTGTGTTTATTATTTGTTCAACTGAATAAACATAAATTCATGCATTCATACACTTTGCCGAAATTTTTATGATAAATCATTAATTGGAATACATGGGTGGTCCGGGTGGAAACATGGGTTCATACACGGGAAAGCTGCGTTGGTTTTTCAAAACGGGACGCTCAATTGGCAGCATTTTCTGAACACGTCCTTGACTGGACAATCGTGAAGAAGCGAGCATCATGAGTCCAATGAGGACAAAAAACAGCACAAGTGGGAACACAACTAGGAACCAAGAGATGGAAGCGTAGCCAGTGCGACACATCAGATGCAGAATCCAGGTCCAAAATAGGATGTAAATCGCTTCGCTAAATATTACGGCAGCAGTGCTGGGAACGTAGCATGAGAAATCGCCCATGCAATACATGTTATTCAGGCCCATGTTTTGATAAGCGATTGCGATGAGTGCCACAACAGAAATGGCTAAATACACCATGGCGGGTTTGCACAAATGGCGAAAATCGCCTGAAATGCGGCCAACGAGAGACATTCTATATTATTTTGTATGTATAATATATCATAATATTTTATTGAATTCATAGCATTGGTTTCGGCATGTTGTCAACAAACATGAGTGGTGGCATGAAGGCAATTTCTCTCGATGGAACACGTGTGCTTGAGCGCAATGACCCAGAGATTCGTGAAATTATATTATCCAAATTGAAATCTGCAGAGAAAGTGGATATAGTTTCAACTGGTTCATTGTATAGTTTAATTGTGCGAGTCAAATTCATGCCTGATAAACCTAGTGGTTTTCTTGGGTTTTTTAGTTCCCCTAAACCAACCAGATTACGGGATGAAATTATTGATGAGCATGGAAGGTTGATGCAGAATGATGAACGATGGTTGCCAACAACTGGAAAACCGATTCGAGAAATTATATTGAAATGTGTGGTTGTTCATCCTGAACCAAGAAAATACACATACGGATTTCTCGATGATAAAAACATGATGACGATTCAACACGTTCAATCGGAATACATGGTTCAGAACACTGCATTTGATAAAACAAAAAGCATGTTTCCAATTTGTCCTGACGCGATTTCATTGCTGAATTTCACTGACATGGCTTCATTTGATGAGACATTTTCGAATCCAATATACAGAGATTGTGCTGTGTTCCAAAAATTGCGTGAATATTACAGCAGTATTCCAGGAGCAACAGTTGCAATGATTGTTATGGAATCAATGCCAGCTTCTTATAAATCGCTTTCACACAGAGTCATGGTATTGGACCCACATTTGATTCCACAGGTGTGTGCAATATTCACTGTGCTATTTTATATATGCAAATTTATTACAGTGGATGCACATTTGTCAAATTGGTTATATGATAAAAAACAACCAGAACCATTGAAAGTTAAACTGATTGATTTTGGTATGAGTTTAAGTGTTTATGACAAAGACGCACTTGCACAAGTGGTTGACAAATATTTTGAATTACATCCGGATGATTTGCAACAATATTTAAAATTAATGGGTGCAAGCGCTGGTGAATCACCATCTGCAGTCATGCACAAGGCGGTCATGTCGGTTTCTATTCCGGAGTTGCCGTTGAATGCATGGGTTCATAAAACATTGGTGATATCAATGTTAATTGATGCATTTGCCAATTCCAATCCTCATAAAAACACATGTAAAATGAGCAATGTGTTCAATATGGTTTACGATGAGGCATGTGACTCCATGAACAAAATGCTGCACACACTGAGTCTGGAATTGCCAGCATATTTGGAAGCTCACCCAGAGAATGCGGCACGCATAACCAAAATATTGAGTGATACTGTCTCATACATGGAGAGATATTACGCGTTGCGGGCAAGAAATTTGCATTATGACGACAGAGTTGCGTTGCCAGGACCAAATATGGGCATGTTATCTCGTTATGGTGGTAAAAAAACAAGGAAACCAACAAAAACAAGGAAACCAAGGAAACCAAGGAAACCAAGGAAAACCTCCAAAATGCGTCGACGACGTAGCAGACGAATGCATTAGCGTCGTCTTGGTGGCATGGCAACGCGTTGATGATGTTGTTGCAAGTGTTGCGGCTGTTGTGGTTGTTGTGCATATGGATGTCGTGGTGGTGGTGGTGGTTGTTGTGCATATGGATGTCGTGGTGGTTGTATTTGTTGTTGTGATTGTGGCTGTGGCTGTGATTGTGGTCGCGGTTGTGGTCGCGGTTGTGGTTGTGGTTGTCCTTGCTTGTGATTCGCGTGAATGAGCCCTATTTGTGGACCCAAAGAGATGCGATTTACCCCGTTATTTTTGACAATGTCGTATTCTTCAAATTTCAATTCATTCGGATTTTGAAGTGTGTCAAATGAAGTCACATTGATGTATTCATCCTTGAACTCATACTGCAGGTTTCGAATGGTGTGATACGAGTCTTGGCATGTGCGATACATTGCTGCGGCGGTCTCTTTTTTATTTATCATCTTAATGAGGCCATCAACAAATTGCAGTATAGAACGATGTCCGCTGGGAAAAAAATTGGTCCTATCAATGTAAAAACGAGAATCAATTACGCGCTGATTGAAGCAGTTGTCTTCGCTCCCCCATGCCCAAAAATTGGGATAACCGCCGGTGCGTTCAAAGTCCCCCGCCTTGATGGAAACAATCCCACCTAATGTGTATGGGAAGCCATAAAAATGCTTGACGACTCCAGGGCGTGTGTCATAGTTCAATAGTCCTTTGGTATATGGCAAATTGTCCACATCATGAAACACAAGTGTGATGTTTTTGTAATCATTCGGATACATGTTGCGAATTGCCAAGAATCCAATATTCTTCATGGCACCGCGATTGAATGGGCGAGTGTCGCATTGATGCACAAAATAGATGCGATATTTTTCAGACGGCATATCCTCTAATAAAAATTTCATATAAACGGTAAAAAACATTTTGTGTTCCTCTCTATTTCGGTATGGAACAATGAAAACGATTTCAGGCACGGATGTTGCGGGCGCTACTGGCGCCACTACTTCTTGTGGCGTTTCTGGCGTGCCCACTGCATCCATTGGTGCAGTTTGTTTCAAAGGCATTGACTTGTTTAATTTTGCCGCAAATGTGATTTTTGAGTGATTTTGTTGCATGACTGCGCTTAAGTTCCATGCGTATATTTTTTTCAGGATGCAACCGAATACTTTTGCAGAATGCTGGATGGAATCAACTGTATTTTAATGGATTCCAGTTTTTTGAAGCATTTGTTGATAGTCACTTCGCTGATTTGGCTTATGCGATTCACGTCTTTTTTCGTGATATTCAGGTTGCACATTTGCGTCACAAAGTAGATGATGCCAGCTGCAATGGCATGTGGCGTGTTTTCTGGAATCAAATTGTTTTGTTCAATGCGCATGGCAACAAACATGCAGAGTTTGGTGAGTTCGGTGTTCATGTTGAGTGGACTGCAGTATCGTTCAATAAATGCCCACGGCTTTGTTTTTTCAAAACTGGTTTTTTCAGAATTGTCCAAGTCATGTTCCAGTTCATTGATGATGGCCAGTGCATTTTTGCACCCCTTTGTTGCGCTCTTGTTGTCCAGATGAAATATGCTGGCGATTTCTTTCGGTGTGCGCGGGCATCCATGTGTTCGGCATGAAATGTAAATCGAAGCTGAAATAATTCCATCGCGATTCTCTCCTCTGAATGTTTTGTGTTCAGAGATTTTCTTGTGGTATCGAAGAGCGCAGTCGATAATCATTTTGGGAATGCCGGCATTGGATGCCGTGTTTTTGATGCGTTCAAATTCATCGTAGAGGGATTTTTCAGCATATGGCATCGACTGCCACTCGGTGTATCGCCGTATTTTTCGCATTTCGTAGCTGGAAACTCCTTCGCACAGCACTTTGCATCCATAGGATGATTCTTTTAACAGCGGATTCACTGGCATGCCGCATCGCGTGGGATCCGTCATTTGATTGTCATCTGCACCATAAAACCGCCATTCTGCAGATTGGTCCAGCACATCTTTGTAAATGATGCTGCATTTGGGATTCGTGCATGTGGCAAACCCGTCTTCTGTGATCACAATGTTCGAACTGCAAACATCGCAGAGTTCGCGATTCCCAGATGGATTGTAAACACACTCAACTGTTGCCGCTGCTGCTGTGCTCGTCTGTTCACGTTCTTCTTCGCGAAATGATTCCAGTTTTTTCCACAGTTCACTTTTTTTTATCGGTCCATTTATAGACCTGTTTTTGTGAGTCTTACAGTTCAATAACATTTCTTCTCTCGTTGTCGTCGGTCCGATTTGTTGGATATGTCTAACTATTATTTATTGCGGTGTGTTTAATTCAATTTTTTCAATATATATATATAAACAATGAACGATTTAGCAGTTAATCCAGATGATGATATAAGAGTGGAGAATGAAATCACGGCAGCGTTGAACGAGTGCACCCAATCATTTCAGTCATTCGAAAGCGTCATGCGCATTTACTTGTCTCAGAATTATTATCACATCATGCTTTGGCACATGTTTCATTCGTTTTCGGTGTTTTATCCGGATGAACCCAGCGATGTTTTGAAAGTGAACACGAAATTGTTTTTGAACAGCCTGAAAAATATGACAGGGTGTTCTGGATGCGGCAACAACAAGAATGACGTATTTGTTAGCAACTCTGATTTGGATGATGTGGTTGGGTCAAAAACCAAAATCGTTGCTTTTTTCAATGACTACCACAAATACATCAATGTCAAAATCTTGAACAAACCGGATGATTACGACTTGTTTACAAATGACTACATCATTGCAAAGTATTCAGAAAATGAGTTTACTCGCTATTTTGAAAATAAATACAGCTTCAACTTGATTCATTTTTTGAATGATGGAGCTTTAAATGAAGAAACTTTGAAAAAGAAGTTTGCAACGTTGAAAATCGAATGTTCACAACAGTTCAAAACCAAAAAACTGATGAAAGTCGTTTTTTCATGATGGATGATGCCATCTTATTTTTCAGTTGAAAAGAAGAACCCTTGAAAAATTCTACCATTTTCTTTTGAGTCGCCAAAGCAATCCAGCGACATGTGAAACCTCTTAGAGTTGAATAATATAAGCCGGTTGAACACATTTCCAACTTTATCAACCAGCTGCCACTTGGTAATGTCTTGTCTATATGTCTCTGTTTCCGCAACATTCTCCAATATGTTTTGGTCTCTTTGACATTCAGTTCCATCTTTGAACTTGTAAAATGCAATTCCGGATGACAGCGGTGCATTCGGTGTCATGCACAACACTCCGCCCCAGTTATTGTCTCTGTCATATTGAATCCATGGCCTATTTCGAGAATTGGTATAATAAAAAGACCCATTACAAATGTCAAGGTTCAATGCATCCCCATTGTCCCCATTAGGTATTTTAAAATCGGTTATTTTTCCGCCAAATGGCATGACATAATCCTGAATTATGTCTTTTAAATGCTGGGTTGCATGTGAAACTGTTCTTTGTCCTGGGTGGTTTCCACGGATAGAAAAGTCCAATGTTAGTATGTGTTTTCTTATCTCGTATGGATTTTTGCAAAAATTGTCAATAACAATTAATCCGCACAATGGACCACGATTTTGCATGTCATCGAAAAATTGTTTGTATTTCATTTGTCTTTCCATTTGTTTTTCCATTTCTTTTTTGATGTCTTCTTGATTGGTTGGTTTGATGTTCATCAATTTGTCATGCAAGTTTGTTTCTGCTGTTGATATTTTTGTTAGAATTGGAATATACATTGTGTCTCCTTTTGCATATTTGCAGTCTTTTGGAATGTCTATTTTGTATTCAATACATTCTATGTCAATGCAGTTCACATTTTTATACATTTCTTTGCAATTTATTGTTGAATAAAACGATATTCTAGACCCAATCATCGTGTGTTTTAGCAACACTTTGCACAAAAATGTAAAAATTCTATTTACATCATTTACATTCACCTGCATCTCTGCATTCAATATGTAATCGTCAAAATATATGCAGTTGAATGCTTCAGTCGTCTGCAAAACATCTTCCCACCTGCCTTTTATTAAGTTCATTTTTAAATCCGGCCTCATGTGCTGCTGTTCGGTTTTGAATTTTTCGAATTTTTCCCAGACGATTGGCATGCATTCAATGACATGGTATTCTTTAACATTTTCAAAACTGCAGATTTTCGTTGCACTGTATCCCATTCCAAACCCGATTTCCAATACTTTTCCAAATGGGTTTAGAACTTCAATTGATTTTTCCATATAAGGTTTTTCCCACTCCATCATTATTTGATGCGATTCGTCTTCATTGCATAGAATTTCTTTGCCTTGTTTGTCGGTTTTGTAAAATAAATCCATGATTTATTGGCATCTTGATGTTATGTTTAATATTTATTTTTAATATATGTTTTTAAATCATATCATGGATGATATAAAAAATGAAATCAATGATTTTTTGTGCAACTCATTGAAAAATGATCCACATGTCAAGATGAATGTAAAACAAATGATTCAGATTGACTTTTCCAAGTTGTATCATAGTCAACTCATTTGGCATATATTGCATTCACTGTCTGTTCTTTATCCAGATGAACCAAGCGTTGACAATCAAAATAATGCCAAGTTTCTTATTGAAAATGCAAAATCATTGTTATTTTGCGGGTCTTGTTCAAGAAATCCCTATGACAATTTTTGTGTGTCATATGACTTAGATTTGGCTGTTAGTTGTAAAACCGAAATGGTCAAATATTTCATCGAATATCACAAATTTATAAATTCTAATATACCGAATAAAATTTATAATGGAGAACCATTTACTATTGATTATGTTATAAACAAATACACAAACCAGGACTACAGCAACTATTTTAAACAAGTGCATGATTTCAACATTGAAGAACTCATGACAAGTGACAAAGATAATTTTCATAAAGCAGTTTTGAAGTTCAGAAACAACTTCATAACACATATAAAAAAACGAGAAATTAACGTCATTGACATGAATCTGGCAGTTACCACCAAATGAATTTTATATTTTAATTTTTGTTATTGCATTTTTCAAAAATTATCAAACATTGTGATTTGAAGGATTCAACATCGGTATACCTACTCCTGTTATGGGGTTAATGTAGGCTCCTCCATTTGCAACATAATTGTTGTAAATCCAGTTTCCGGAAGCAGTCCAAGTGAATTTTAATGGAACAGACCCTGTTGCAATTGTTGCCACTTCTATCAAATAATACCATTCGATAAATGCTGCATTAGTTGTTGCAGCAGATGTTAATGCAGGGCCATCAGATATGCCGCAATAATACATCGTTGGAAGAAAGCCTCCTCCTAGCGGATCACTGCAATAACTCATTACTCCTTGTGGCAAACTGTATTGTGCAATACATATCACATCTTTATTATGTTTTGAGATAAACCCATTACATGCTGGTGCTGATGGATCGCTAATGCAATAATGAAGTTGATATTCATAATCATTGCTTCCACAAAAATAAAACGGAGTTGGGTTTGGTGCTGTATTGCAATCTGGATATGTTGTTGCAATTGAAAAGTCTAACGTGGGGGGGCGTCCAGCATAAATGCTGAGTTGTGGTATTGATTGAAGATTTAAAATGTAGTTTACTCCACTTCCCGCAGGTCCGGTTGCGCCTGTTGCTCCTGTGGCTCCTGTGGCTCCTGTGGCTCCTGTAGCTCCCGTTCTGCCGGTTGCGCCAGTTGCGCCGGTTGCGCCTGTAGCGCCTGTAGCTCCGGTTGCGCCAGTTGCGCCGGTTGCGCCTGTAGCGCCTGTAGCGCCTGTAGCTCCGGTTGCGCCAGTTGCGCCGGTTGCTCCTGTTGCGCCTGTTGCACCTGTTCTGCCGGTTGCTCCTGTTGCGCCGGTTGCGCCGGTTGCGCCTGTAGCGCCTGTTGCTCCTGTTGAACCGGTTGAGCCGGTGGCTCCCGTTGCTCCCGTGGCGCCTGTTGCTCCCGTTCTGCCGGTTGCACCCGTGGCACCTGTTGCTCCTGTTGCTCCTGTGGCTCCCGTGGCTCCCGTGGCTCCTGTTGCGCCCGTTGCACCTGTGGCTCCTGTTGAACCTGTTGCACCTGTGGCTCCTGTTGAACCTGTTGCTCCCGTGGCTCCCGTGGCTCCCGTGGCTCCTGTTGCGCCCGTTGCACCTGTGGCTCCTGTTGAACCTGTTGCACCTGTGGCTCCTGTGGCTCCTGTGGCTCCTGTGGCTCCTGTGGCTCCTGTGGCTCCTGTTGAACCTGTTGCACCTGTGGCTCCTGTGGCTCCTGTGGCTCCTGTGGCTCCTGTGGCTCCTGTTGCGCCCGTTGCACCTGTGGCTCCTGTTGAACCTGTTGCACCTGTGGCTCCCGTGGCTCCTGTGGCTCCCGTGGCTCCAAAACCAGTTGCGCCTGTGGCACCTGTTGAACCGGTTGCTCCTGTTGAACCTGTTGCTCCTGTTGCACCTGTGGTTCCAAAACCAGTTGCACCTGTTGAGCCAGTTGCTCCTGTTGAACCTGTGGCTCCTGTGGCTCCTGTGGCTCCTGTGGCTCCTGTTGCACCTGTTCTACCAGTTGCGCCCGTGGCTCCTGTGGCGCCGGTTGCGCCCGTGGCGCCTGTTGCTCCTGTGGCACCGGTTGAGCCAGTTGCTCCTGTGGCTCCTGTGGCTCCTGTTGCTCCTGTAGCTCCTGTGGCTCCTGTAGCTCCTGTAGCTCCTGTCGAACCTGTTGCGCCGGTTGCTCCCGTTGCTCCTGTTGCTCCTGTTGCTCCTGTTGCGCCTGTGGCTCCCGTTGCTCCCGTGGCGCCTGTGGCTCCTGTGGCGCCGGTTGCGCCTGTTGCTCCTGTTGCTCCTGTTGCACCTGTTGCTCCTGTTGCTCCTGTGGCGCCTGTGGCTCCTGTGGCGCCGGTTGCGCCTGTAGCTCCTGTTGCTCCTGTTGCGCCTGTTGCTCCTGTTGCTCCTGTTGCTCCTGTAGCACCTGTAGCACCTGTTGCTCCTGTAGCACCTGTTGCTCCTGTAGCTCCTGTTGCTCCTGTTGCTCCCGTTCTGCCGGTTGCACCTGTGGCGCCTGTTGCTCCTGTTGCTCCTGTTGCACCTGTGGCTCCTGTGGCTCCTGTTGCACCTGTGGCTCCTGTGGCTCCCGTGGCTCCTGTTGCGCCCGTTGCTCCCGTTGCTCCCGTGGCGCCTGTGGCTCCCGTTGCTCCCGTTGCTCCTGTTGCTCCCGTGGCGCCTGTGGCTCCTGTTGCTCCTGTTGCTCCTGTTGCTCCTGTTGCTCCGGTTGCTCCGGTTGCTCCTGTTGCTCCTGTTGCTCCTGTTGCTCCTGTTGCTCCCGTAGCTCCTGTTGCTCCCGTAGCTCCTGTTGCTCCTGTTGCTCCTGTTGCTCCTGTTGCTCCTGTTGCTCCGGTTGCTCCGGTTGCTCCTGTTGCTCCTGTTGCTCCTGTTGCTCCTGTTGCTCCTGTTGCTCCCGTAGCTCCTGTTGCTCCCGTAGCTCCTGTTACTCCTGTTGCACCTGTTGCACCGGTTGCACCTGTTGCACCTGTTGCTCCTGTTGCTCCTGTTGCTCCTGTGGCGCCTGTGGCTCCTGTGGCGCCTGTGGCTCCTGTGGCTCCAAAACCAGTTGCGCCTGTGGCACCGGTTGAACCCGTGGCGCCTGTAGCACCTGTTGCTCCTGTTGTTCCAAAACCAGTTGCGCCTGTGGCACCGGTTGAACCCGTGGCGCCCGTAGCACCTGTTGCTCCTGTTGCTCCTGTTGCTCCAAAACCAGTTGCGCCTGTTGCGCCTGTGGCACCTGTTGAGCCAGTTGCTCCTGTTGAACCTGTGGCTCCTGTGGCTCCTGTTGCGCCGGTTGCACCAGTTGAGCCAGTTGCTCCTGTTGAACCTGTGGCTCCTGTTGAACCTGTGGCTCCTGTTGAACCTGTGGCTCCTGTCGAACCTGTCGAACCTGTTGCGCCAGTGGCGCCTGTAGCTCCTGTAGCTCCTGTTGCTCCTGTTGCGCCGGTTGCGCCGGTTGCTCCTGTTGCGCCTGTTGCGCCAGTTGCGCCGGTTGCTCCTGTTGCGCCTGTTGCGCCGGTTGCGCCTGTTGCGCCTGTTGTGCCGGTTGCGCCTGTTGCGCCGGTTGCGCCTGTTGCTCCTGTTGCTCCTGTTGCACCTGTTGCTCCTGTTGCACCTGTTGCGCCGGTTGCGCCTGTTGCGCCGGTTGCGCCTGTTGCTCCTGTTGCACCTGTAGCTCCTGTTGCACCTGTTGAGCCAGTGGCTCCTGTTGCACCTGTTGAACCAGTGGCTCCTGTTGAACCTGTTGCACCTGTTGAGCCAGTGGCTCCTGTTGAACCTGTTGCACCTGTTGAACCAGTGGCTCCTGTTGAACCTGTTGCACCCGTGGCTCCTGTTGCTCCTGTTGCTCCTGTTGAACCTGTTGCTCCTGTTGCTCCTGTAGCTCCTGTTGAGCCTGTTGAGCCAGTGGCTCCTGTTGCACCTGTTGAACCTGTTGCTCCTGTTGCTCCTGTGGCTCCTGTTGCACCTGTGGCGCCTGTGGAACCTGTTGCTCCCGTTGCTCCTGTTGCACCTGTTGCACCTGTTGCACCTGTTGCACCTGTGGCTCCTGTTGCACCTGTTGCTCCTGTGGCGCCAGTTGCGCCCGTGGCGCCTGTTGCACCTGTTGCTCCTGTGGCGCCGGTTGCACCTGTGGCGCCGGTTGCGCCTGTTGCTCCTGTTGCGCCTGTTGCTCCTGTTGCTCCTGTTGCTCCTGTTGCTCCTGTTGCTCCTGTTGCTCCTGTTGCACCTGTTGCTCCTGTGGCGCCTGTGGCTCCTGTGGCGCCTGTGGCTCCTGTGGCTCCAAAACCAGTTGCGCCTGTGGCACCGGTTGAACCCGTGGCGCCTGTAGCACCTGTTGCTCCTGTTGTTCCAAAACCAGTTGCGCCTGTGGCACCGGTTGAACCCGTGGCGCCCGTAGCACCTGTTGCTCCTGTTGCTCCTGTTGCTCCAAAACCAGTTGCGCCTGTTGCGCCTGTGGCACCTGTTGAGCCAGTTGCTCCTGTTGAACCTGTGGCTCCTGTGGCTCCTGTTGCGCCGGTTGCACCAGTTGAGCCAGTTGCTCCTGTTGAACCTGTGGCTCCTGTTGAACCTGTGGCTCCTGTTGAACCTGTGGCTCCTGTCGAACCTGTCGAACCTGTTGCGCCAGTGGCGCCTGTAGCTCCTGTAGCTCCTGTTGCTCCTGTTGCGCCGGTTGCGCCGGTTGCTCCTGTTGCGCCTGTTGCGCCAGTTGCGCCGGTTGCTCCTGTTGCGCCTGTTGCGCCGGTTGCGCCTGTTGCGCCTGTTGTGCCGGTTGCGCCTGTTGCGCCGGTTGCGCCTGTTGCTCCTGTTGCTCCTGTTGCACCTGTTGCTCCTGTTGCACCTGTTGCGCCGGTTGCGCCTGTTGCGCCGGTTGCGCCTGTTGCTCCTGTTGCACCTGTAGCTCCTGTTGCACCTGTTGAGCCAGTGGCTCCTGTTGCACCTGTTGAACCAGTGGCTCCTGTTGAACCTGTTGCACCTGTTGAGCCAGTGGCTCCTGTTGAACCTGTTGCACCTGTTGAACCAGTGGCTCCTGTTGAACCTGTTGCACCCGTGGCTCCTGTTGCTCCTGTTGCTCCTGTTGAACCTGTTGCTCCTGTTGCTCCTGTAGCTCCTGTTGAGCCTGTTGAGCCAGTGGCTCCTGTTGCACCTGTTGAACCTGTTGCTCCTGTTGCTCCTGTGGCTCCTGTTGCACCTGTGGCGCCTGTGGAACCTGTTGCTCCCGTTGCTCCTGTTGCACCTGTTGCACCTGTTGCACCTGTTGCACCTGTGGCTCCTGTTGCACCTGTTGCTCCTGTGGCGCCAGTTGCGCCCGTGGCGCCTGTTGCACCTGTTGCTCCTGTGGCGCCGGTTGCACCTGTGGCGCCGGTTGCGCCTGTTGCTCCTGTTGCGCCTGTTGCTCCTGTTGCTCCTGTTGCTCCTGTTGCTCCTGTTGCTCCTGTTGCTCCTGTTGCACCTGTTGCTCCTGTTGCTCCTGTAGCTCCTGTGGCTCCCGTTCCGCCTGTTGCACCTGTGGCGCCTGTTGCACCTGTGGCTCCTGTGGCTCCAAAACCAGTTGCGCCTGTGGCACCTGTTGAACCTGTTGCACCTGTGGCGCCTGTTGCACCTGTGGCTCCTGTGGCTCCAAAACCAGTTGCGCCTGTGGCACCTGTTGAACCTGTTGAACCTGTTGCACCTGTTGAACCAGTTGCACCTGTTGCTCCAAAACCAGTTGCACCTGTTGAGCCAGTTGCTCCTGTTGAACCTGTGGTGCCTGTTGCTCCTGTGGCTCCTGTTGCTCCTGTTGTTCCTGTTGCTCCTGTGGCTCCTGTTGCTCCTGTTGAGCCAGTTGCTCCTGTGGCTCCTGTGGCTCCTGTGGCTCCTGTAGCTCCTGTAGCTCCTGTAGCTCCTGTAGCTCCTGTAGCTCCTGTAGCTCCTGTAGCTCCTGTAGCTCCTGTAGCTCCTGTCGAACCTGTTGCGCCGGTTGAGCCAGTTGCTCCTGTTGCACCTGTTGCACCTGTTGCTCCTGTTGCACCTGTTGCTCCTGTGGCGCCGGTTGCGCCCGTGGCGCCTGTTGCACCTGTGGCTCCTGTTGCTCCTGTTGCTCCTGTTGCTCCTGTGGCTCCAGTTGAACCTGTGGCGCCTGTTGCTCCTGTGGCTCCTGTTGCTCCTGTTGCTCCTGTGGCTCCTGTTGTTCCTGTTGCTCCTGTTGCTCCTGTTGAGCCAGTTGCTCCCGTTGCTCCCGTTGCTCCCGTTGCTCCCGTTGCTCCCGTTGCTCCCGTTGCTCCCGTTGCTCCCGTTGCACCTGTTGCACCTGTTGCACCTGTGGCTCCTGTTGCACCTGTTGCTCCTGTGGCGCCAGTTGCGCCCGTGGCGCCTGTTGCACCTGTTGCTCCTGTGGCGCCGGTTGCGCCCGTGGCGCCTGTTGCACCTGTGGCTCCTGTGGCTCCAAAACCAGTTGCGCCTGTGGCACCTGTTGAACCTGTTGAACCTGTTGAACCTGTTGAACCTGTTGCACCTGTTGAACCAGTTGCACCTGTTGCTCCAAAACCAGTTGCGCCTGTGGCACCTGTTGAACCTGTTGAACCTGTTGCACCTGTTGAACCAGTTGCACCTGTTGCTCCAAAACCAGTTGCACCTGTTGAGCCAGTTGCTCCTGTTGAACCTGTGGCGCCTGTTGCTCCTGTGGCTCCTGTTGCTCCTGTTGCTCCTGTTGCTCCTGTGGCTCCTGTTGCTCCTGTTGAGCCAGTTGCTCCTGTGGCTCCTGTGGCTCCTGTGGCTCCTGTGGCTCCTGTGGCTCCTGTGGCTCCTGTGGCTCCTGTGGCTCCTGTTGCTCCTGTTGCTCCTGTAGCTCCTGTAGATCCTGTTGAACCTGTTGCGCCGGTTGAGCCAGTTGCACCTGTTGCACCTGTTGCACCTGTGGCGCCGATTGCACCTGTTGCACCTGTTGCACCTGTTGCACCTGTAGCTCCTGTTGAACCTGTTGCACCTGTTGCACCTGTTGCTCCTGTGGCTCCTGTTGCACCTGTTGCTCCTGTGGCGCCGGTTGCGCCCGTGGCGCCTGTTGCGCCTGTTGCACCTGTGGCTCCAAAACCAGTTGCGCCTGTGGCACCTGTTGAACCTGTTGAACCTGTTGAACCTGTTGCACCTGTTGCACCTGTTGCTCCAAAACCAGTTGCACCTGTTGAGCCAGTTGCTCCTGTTGAACCTGTGGCGCCTGTTGCTCCTGTTGCTCCTGTTGCTCCTGTGGCTCCTGTGGCTCCTGTTGAGCCAGTTGCTCCTGTGGCTCCTGTGGCTCCTGTGGCTCCTGTGGCTCCTGTGGCTCCTGTGGCTCCTGTGGCTCCTGTTGCTCCTGTAGCTCCTGTGGCTCCTGTTGCACCTGTGGCTCCTGTTGCACCTGTTGCACCTGTGGCTCCTGTTGCACCTGTGGCTCCAAAACCAGTTGCACCTGTTGAGCCAGTTGCTCCTGTTGAACCTGTGGCGCCTGTTGCTCCTGTGGCTCCTGTTGCACCTGTTGCTCCAAAACCGGTTGCGCCTGTGGCACCTGTTGAACCCGTGGCGCCTGTAGCTCCTGTTGCACCTGTTGCACCTGTTGCACCTGTTGCTCCAAAACCGGTTGCGCCTGTGGCACCTGTTGAACCCGTGGCGCCTGTTGCTCCTGTTGCTCCTGTGGCTCCTGTTGCACCTGTTGCTCCAAAACCGGTTGCGCCTGTGGCACCTGTTGAACCCGTGGCGCCTGTAGCTCCTGTTGCACCTGTTGCACCTGTTGCTCCCGTTGCTCCTGTGGCGCCTGTTGCACCTGTGGCTCCTGTTGCTCCTGTGGCTCCTGTTGCACCTGTGGCTCCTGTTGCACCTGTTGCTCCAAAACCGGTTGCGCCTGTGGCACCTGTTGAACCCGTGGCGCCTGTAGCTCCTGTTGCTCCTGTTGCACCTGTTGCACCTGTTGCTCCAAAACCGGTTGCGCCTGTGGCACCTGTTGAACCCGTGGCGCCTGTTGCTCCTGTTGCTCCTGTTGCTCCTGTGGCTCCTGTTGCTCCAAAACCAGTTGCGCCTGTGGCACCTGTTGAACCCGTGGCACCTGTTGAACCTGTGGCTCCTGTGGCTCCTGTTGCTCCAAAACCAGTTGCGCCTGTGGCACCTGTTGAACCCGTGGCACCTGTTGAACCTGTGGCACCGGTTGAACCTGTGGCTCCTGTAGCTCCTGTTGCTCCAAAACCAGTTGCACCTGTGGCACCTGTTGAACCTGTGGCTCCTGTGGCTCCTGTAGCTCCTGTTGCTCCAAAACCAGTTGCGCCTGTGGCACCTGTTGAACCTGTGGCACCGGTTGAACCTGTGGCTCCTGTGGCTCCTGTAGCTCCTGTTGCTCCAAAACCAGTTGCGCCTGTGGCACCTGTTGAACCTGTAGCTCCTCTAGCTCCTGTTGAACCGGTGGTTCCTGTTGCTCCTGTTGCTCCTGTTGAGCCAGTAGCTCCTGTTGCTCCAAAACCAGTTGCACCTATTGCACCGGTTGAACCAGTTGCTCCTGTAGCTCCTGTGGCTCCTGTAGCTCCTGTGGCACCTGTTGCTCCAAAACCAGTTGCGCCGGTTGCGCCGGTTGCACCTGTTGCACCTGTTGCTCCAAAACCTGTTGCGCCGGTTGCACCTCTTGCACCTGTTGCTCCAGTTGAACCTGTGGCTCCTGTGGCTCCTGTTGAACCAGTAGCTCCTGTTGCTCCTGTTGAACCAGTGGCTCCTGTTGCTCCTGTTGAACCGGTGGCTCCTGTTTCTCCAAAACCAGTTGCACCTATTGCTCCGGTGGCTCCTGTTGCTCCGGTTGCACCTCCAGGTGGACCTGGTGGACCCTGTGCACCAGTATCTCCAGTTGGACCTTTTGTACCCGTTGAGCCAGTTGCGCCAGTTGAACCCGTTGAACCTGCTGCACCAGTGGCACCAGTGGCACCCGTTGCACCTGTTGACCCTGCAGAACCCGTTGCACCCGTTGCACCCGTTGCACCCGTTGAACCTGCTGCACCAGTGGCACCAGTGGCGCCTGTGGCACCCGTTGCACCCGTTGAACCTGCAGCACCCGTTGCACCCATTGAACCCGTTGAACCGGCAGCACCCGTTGCACCCGTTGCTCCGGTTGGTCCTCTTGGACCGATTGAACCAGTTGGACCAGTTGAACCACCAGGTGGACCAGCTGGACCGGTTGGACCAATTGAACCAGTTGCGCCTGTTGCACCGGTTGCACCAGTTGCGCCAGTATCGCCTTTTGCACCCTTTGGTCCTGTCTCGCCTTGTGGACAACAAACATTACATTTAGTGAGACAACACCCAGTGCGATTTGCTAAATAAGAACCATAATTATTTATATGTGACATAATTTATGATTATTATGATACATTAACGAGATAAATAAAAAACTCAATATAAACTATATAACATTTGTCATGTCAAACAAAAATTCTGATTTTTCAAATGTGATTTGCATCAATGAAGAGACCGACATTTCTGGATTTGAAAAAGAAATCAGCAAACAAATTGCATCAATGTCAAAAATGACCGAAAACTTGCATGACATTGAAGAACTTATTATCGACGCACTGAAACGTCGCTGCAATGACCGAAAAACAATAATGCAAGCACATCTACGATTAAAAAATGGTGCAACTACATGCACAATGACATGGAATGAATTGGCAGAATTATCAGAAATGATTGCATTCAAAGGTGCTGCAAATGCAATTATAAAAAGATTGGCAAATTTTTATGTTCGAATTGCCGCCTTACACCACCAAATTCAACATGCACAACAATCCATCGAAAAAACACATCATGAACCTTGCATTCATGAAAACTCAAATCATGCATTAGCATCAGCTTATGAAAAAAATGAAGAAACAATCCGTGAAAAACATCAACAAAATCAACGCGAACTTGACCAAATCATGCGCTCCTTATTTTTGAATTCAGAAATACATCCTCAGTTAACAGAAAATGATTTACCAGCGCTTGAAACACAGGTTCAACACATTGCCCAACGCGGTTGTGTCGTCCAAGAGTTGCGACGTTTAAAAATCATTGAAGCACTTTTAGAAGAAACTCAATGCAATAAATTGTTGCAAGAATTAGCCACCTTAACAAGGTGAAATGCATTATTGCATTATTGCATTATTGCATTATTACATCACATACGCTCTTCTATCTTCTTGAACAATTCATTATTGTAAACCAGGTTTCCTGTTGGTTTGTATGATGCAATTGGTTTGAAATCTCCCGCTGGTTTTTTTGCTGCGGCACTAGTGGCAGCAGCAGCACCTTTCTTATTATACATCATCATATTCAGGTCGGAACCAGGCGTGCCATCACTCACACCGGAATCCCCCGTCTCTGCATCAGCTTCGGACACATAGTTTCCGAATTTGTCAATGATAGTTCCAGTTTTCTTCTTAATTTCAGTGCGCACATAATTTGGAACATAATGTTTCCATGAAATGAAAAGCAAATTCGGATGCGTGTATCGCACCACAAAATCATTTTCTTCCAGTTTACTTATCAAATATGTGATGCACGCATTTTTGTCATAGTTAGGCACTCCAATCAACATTTCTGGAACCAAAAACCAACAAAATTGCTGACTATTTTTCTGACGTGCAGCAACTTTTATTTTATCATGCACTCGCGTCAATATGCGATTGAATGTGTATAGCTTGGCTAAATCTTCCTGTTTTTTCTGGTCATACAATTCATCCAGGTTCAACTTCTCAACGCTTTCGCGGTTTTCTTCAATTCGACTTGAAAATATGTTGTCCATTTCTATTTCTATTATTCCTATTACAGATATTTATTAGTTTAGAATTAACTCAAAAATCAACAAATAAATTCCATAATGATTACCAACAATCAATATGCAATTGTGTAATATTAAACAAATAACAATACTAAAAGCAACACTAGTTTGCTTAGTTAAATGGTTATTAAACACATTGTCATCTCTGGCGGAGGTCCAACTGGATTTCTCTCTTATGGTGCAGCCAAACACTTGGAACAGCAACAGTTTTGGTCACACGACAACATCGAATCCATTTATGGCACTTCCATCGGGTCTTTAATCGGAGCAATGATATGTCTCAAACACGACTGGAAAACACTGGACGATTACATCATTAAGCGACCGTGGGAAAAGGTCATCGTCAATTCTCTCGAAATGTTTGAATTGTTCGCGCAAAAAGGCATGGCCAAACTGAAACTGTTGGATGACATCATGGAACCCTTGCTGGAGTCCAAAGACTTGTCAATTAACATCACGCTTCTTGAATTCTATGAATATTCCCGAATTTCTCTCAATGTCTTCACCGTTGAACTCAATCGATTCGAAAAAGTGCACATTTCGCACACAACACACCCTAACCTCCCGCTAATGGATGCCATCAAAATGAGTTGTTGTATGCCAGTGCTGTTTCAGCCGATTGTCCGCGATGGGTCTTGCTACATTGACGGCGGCATCATGGTAAATTATCCATTGCGTGAATGTTTAGAGAACACAAAATGCGAGGCAAACGAAGTGCTTGGACTGCGCAACGTCTGGCACAATCCAAATGAAGGAATTGGAAATCATTCAAGCATAGTGGAATACTTGCGATTCATCAACCTGCAACTCACGCGAATGGTCAATAAAATGACGGCAGATGCCAATTTGCATGGCGTTCATGAAGTGTTGTGCTACGTTAAACCAGACATCACTCCCGCCGAATGGCTATCCATCATGTCGGATGCAGCTCAACGTTTAGCATGGATCAATGATGGCATCACGCATGCGAAATCTTTTCTCGATGCGTCATCGAAATCATCTCAAAATGCAAATTCAACAGAGGAAAAAGAGAGAAATTCGTCCGAAACAAAATAATGACACATCGTTCGTTTCACATTAATGTTTTAATTTCTCTCTATTGGTTTATACAACATCCACAAAAAATGGACCGCATCAAATCTGGAGCCGAATGGTTAATGAACAACAAAAAAGCCATTGGATATGTATTCATCGCGCTTTTTTTTGCAGTGCTTGCACAACAATTGTATAACCGATACATAAAATCAAGCAACAATGCATCATATTATGAAGGATATTCAAATGCCCCCAGCTCCGGTGCATCAGAACCGCCCGTTGCAACCATTCGAATGTTCAAGGTGGATTGGTGCCCACATTGTAAAAAAGCCGCACCCGAATTTCAAAAAGTTGAGGAAAAATACAACGGCAAAGTGGTCAATGGCCACAAGTTGAACTTTGTTGTAGTTGATGGAGAAGAACCCGCCAATGAGTCATTGGTGAACCAACACAACGTGCAAGGCTACCCAACCATTGTCTTGACAAAAGACGGCAAAAACATTGAATACGACGCCAAAGTTGACCAACCCACCCTTGAAAAGTTCATTAACACGATGGTTTGAATGATTTAACAAAATCAAACAATGTTTTATTTTTTTTCTTATTGCATTGTATAACCCTCAATAAGAAAATGGCTTCCTATCACAAACGTTCTCATCGCAAACGTTCTCATCACAAACGTTCTCATCACAAACGTTCTCACAAACGTTCTCATCACAGGTCTCGCCGCGTTAGAGGAGGTGGATACATGAGCGGCAGCAAACACACGCCAGGCCCAAGCACCAAACCCACAGGTTCTCCTTAAATCACGTTTGTTCAGATTCCACAACTGCAGTGTTCACATCATCACCCTTTGTTGCGTCATCACCATTTGAAAACCAATTCAAATAATGCAAAACTCTGTATATTGACTGACTCACAAGAGCAACTGAACCATAACTGTTCATGCGTATCTTAAACCTGTGTTTTTATTTTATTATATGTTATTATTATATATGTAATAAAACCCAATGAAACACAAGACCACGCGAAAGGTTAAGCCAGCAGTATTCACCGACAAAGATTTCTTATCAAATGACGGGTTTTTGACTACCGTATGGGGACCGCCCATGTGGCATTATTTACACACCATGAGTTTCAACTATCCCGTTCATCCAACCGCAGCAGACAAACGCAACTATCGCGCGTTCATGTTGAGCCTGCAACACGTGCTTCCTTGCAAATATTGCCGAACAAACCTGCGAACAAACTACAAGAATCATCCGCTGCGACCATGCCATTTGGTCAGTCGCGACGCGTTTTCGCGCTACGTGTATGACCTGCATGAAATTGTCAATAAGTTGCTTGGTAAAAAATCCGGTCTCTCGTATTGCGATGTGCGCGAACGATACGAGCACTTTCGCGCACGATGCACTGATGACCCCAATCCTCGCATGGCGAAACTCAATAAAACGAAGAAACAAAAACAACACAAGGGTTGTGTAGAACCATTGTATGGAAAAAATTCAAAATGCTTGCTAAAAATAGTTCCACAGGATGCACCAATCGAAACGCTTTCGATTGATGAAAAGTGCATCAAACAAAAGGGAGATAATGTGTCGAATTTATAAACCAAACTGGCTAAAGCTTGCCAGCACTGGTCGAGGAAGAACATTGTCGTTGCTGCTGCTGTAATTTGGTACCTTCTTGCACTCAAATGCGGGTTCCGGGCAACGAGCACATGGCGGGCATGGAGGGCATTTCTTTTCACCGCCCCCACCACCACCACCACCACCACCACCACCACCACCACCACCACTAGAACCGCAGCTCACAGCTGGACAAGCCGGACAAACCGGCGGAACAACCGAAGACTTCAATATATAAAGGTCTTCTTGCCCAGGAAGAATCTGGCTTGCTGGAATGCCTTGGTTGCTTCCATGTCTGCTCACCACGCTACTACCTCCACTGCTTGTTCCGTTGTCATATGGCGCGTATTTCGACACACTGTCGCTCGAGTCATTTGGATTCGACGGCAACACCTTATCCTTTCGGTCATACGCTTTATCCTGCTCTTTTGAAAATTCATCATTGGCCTTATACAAATCTTTATAACTAGAAAATTGGTCGGAATATTGGCCCTTTCCATCATACGGCTGTGAATTAGAATCTGATGGCATATTGAATCCTTCTAAACTGGAACAATTGCCGCCCAGAAAAGAACAAAACACAAGCGCTAAAAGCAGCACGATGAACAAATGCACTTTGGTGAGTTTCATCTTGAGAGATATTCAGATATATTGATTGATATATAAAATAATTATATATTATATTTAATAAATGCAACATTTGGTTCACTTGATTTGAAACCCATGATTCCAACAACAACTCCACTTAAAATTGCAAGCGCACTGCTTATTGCGATGGTCATTGCAGCCGTAATACAAAACCGCATGCAACCAATGCAACCAATGACAACCACTTCTGTACCAATTGTTGCAACGCCTTTCAAAAACTTATTCGACGACAAAGGAGAGCCGCTGAATGTCATTCTGATTGCAGCGCCTTTTCGAACGGAAGAGGACGAACAAACGTATGAATTATATAAAAGCCAAGGCCTCTCTTTTTGCGGCATATCAAGCTACATCAATTTCCCCGGCCACATTGAAAATCCATACGAAGACCGGTTTCATGAAGAACGCGGACACAATTACCCCGCCATGGTTTCCGCATGGCTGCATTGTTTCAGAGACCCGCCCACCAATTTACAGCAGTCCGGACTCCCGCTCATGCTCCTTACTGAATCCGATTTGAAAGACGCGGATGCGTATAAACCCGACCCAACTATAACAAAGGAATATGACTTCATTTATGTGTGTTTAGAAGATAATGACAAATGCGAACCAGGATGGCAGTCATTCAATCGCAACTGGAACTTGGCCAAAGAGTGTCTGGAAATCATGTGTGGCCAATTTGGTCTGCGCGGCATTTTAGTCGGCCGAACCAACTGTGAGTTCACAAAAAAATGCAACGGCATTGTCAAGGTCGTTCCTTTTCTCGAATTTGACGCGTTTCAACGAGAGATGCAGAAGTGTCGGTTTTTGTTTGTTCCAAATATTGCAGATGCATCTCCGCGCGTCATCACAGAAGCCATGTGCTACAACATGCCGGTTCTGGTGAATCGCAACATCTTGGGTGGGTGGCACTACGTAAAGTCCGGCGCATCTGGCGAATTCTTCACAAATCCGCAAAACATCGTGCCAGCTTTGCAAAAACTTACCACGAATGCAGAGAATTACTATCCTCGCCGGTACTTTATGCAACACCATGGCAAACATCGGGATGGGCGCCGCTTGGCCGCATTTCTAAAACAACACTACCCCAACTTGAACAATAAGCACATGAAATATGCAACAATCACAATTTAAATGATAATAATTTAAAAATGAAATAGTGCATTTATATAAATATCACATTCATATAAATGCATTATACAATTTCAGATTTTGTAAACAAATGGGCCGACCTTCTGAAACCAACAAACATTCAGTGGATATTAGGAAATGAGGGAGAAAAAGAGCATTTGCTGCAAGCAATCCGCTCCCGAAACGAAAACGCTGTTGTTCACGTGTCTGCCCGAGAGAATTGCTACGCATTTTTCTCAAGTCCAAGCGATGTTGCCCGAATGGAATCCCAAACATTCATTTGCAGCAGCAATGAGGACCCCGGCCCGCTCAACAATGCATGGAACTATGATGAATCTTTGAAAACGATGGTGGACCTGTTTTACAATGTGATGCACAGTCGAACCATGTATATTATTCCATTTTCTCTCGGCCCGGTCGGTGGCAAACATTCAAAATACGGCATTCAAATCACAGATTCAGAGTATGCGTGCCTCAACATGAGCATCATGTGTCGCGTGGGTCAGCCGGTGCTGGATGCAATTGCATCAACCGGCGGTGTTTTTGTTCCGTGCATACATTCCGTGGGCGCATGCGATTTTGCCAATATGAGTTGGCCCAACAGTGTTAGTAAGTATATATGTCATTTCATTGACCATGAACCATTCATCATGTCGTATGGTTCAGGTTATGGCGGGAATGCGCTTCTAAGTAAAAAGTGTTTTGCATTGCGGGTTGCAAGTGTCATGGGGCGAAAAGAAGGGTGGCTGGCGGAACACTGCTTGCTATTAAAAATGACGTCTCCGCCACCCGCTTCTGAAACCAAATACGTGGTTGCCGCATTTCCAAGCGCATGCGGAAAAACCAATTTGGCAATGATAACCCCATGCAAAGAGTTGATGGACGAAGGTTGGACATTTGAAACACTGGGCGATGACATTGTTTGGATGCACGTGATTGATGGGAAATTGTATGCACAGAACGTGGAAAATGGGTTTTTTGGCGTTGCACCCGGAACCAATGTCAAAACAAATGGGCACGCAATTGCCTCTCTATCAAAAGACTGCATTTTCACAAACTGCGCCACGTATCAAAACGAACGCGGAGAAACCGACGTTTGGTGGGAAGGATTGACGCCCGAACCGCCCGCATCTTTTGCGAATTGGAAAGGAGAGTTGAACACGCGGTTGGCAGCGCATCCGAATGCCAGATACACATGCCCCATAAAAAACTGCCCCATTTTGGCCAAAGAATATGAAGACCTGGTGCCGATTCATGCAATCATTTTTGGTGGCCGGCGTGAAACCACGATTCCACTTGCAACCAAGGCAACCCACTTGGAACGAGGCATTTTTTTTGGCGCCACGCTTTCCAGCGAAGAAACGAGCGCAAACATGGATGCAAAAGTGGGCAATGTGCGGTTTGACCCCATGGCCATGCGCCCGTTCATTGGATACAATGTGTGTGACTACTTTCAACATTGGTCGGACGTCATGTCCAAGCTGACAACGCCCGTTGAATTTTACTTGGTGAACTGGTTTCGAAAAGATCCGGCGACCAATGCATTTACCTGGAAAGGGTTTTCCGAGAATTCAAAAGTGTTGAAATGGATATTTTCTAATTCAGAAGCTCCGGGTAGAAATGCCAAAAGTGCATTGGGGGAACACCCATGCGGAGAGGATTTGCAAATATCCGACCTTGAATGGGATAAATTGTTTTCAATTACGAGCAGCCAGTTGGCAAAGTTTGTAACCGATGTGCAAGGATTCTTCGACGGACTTGATTTGAACAATGAAAGCAAAGTTCCCACTTTTTTGCGAAACGAATTGAGAGATTTGATGAAAATAAAATGTGATTAATATTTAACATATATTTGAAAATGTGTTTTTCAGAACGAATTTCTCTCGGAATCGGAGCAACAGGAATTGCAGTAGCCCTTTACATTTATGCGCGCACAAAGAATGCATATGCGTCCGTTGGACTTGCGTATTTCGCATTGATGGAAATCATTCAATACTTCCAATATAAAGTCATCGACCAATGCAATAATAAATACAATAAGTATTTGACGATTCTTGGATATTTGCACATTTGTTTTCAGCCGCTGTTTTTCAACTTGTGGTTGTTTGCTTTCACGGCGAAACCCGTTGTGCAATATTTGTACCTTTCATTTTTCGGTGGGCTCATGTTGGCATCGCGGCTATTTTATGTAAAAAATAATGAATTATGTGATGCATCGTATGAACCGTTGTGTGGAAAGCAAACTTGTTCTGTGTCGGGGGAACGACACATTGCATGGAATTTGCGATTGCGTGCGCCAGATTGGGTGACTCCCAGTATTTCTTTGCATTTTTTCCTATGGATTTTTCCGGCGTTGTCGATGTTTCAACTGAAGCCATTTTTGGCACTTTTACTGACAGCACCTTACTTTGGATATTTGCTTACAAATAATATACATGAACGACCTGCAATCTGGTGCTACACGTTTGTGATGCAATCCATCCTGTCTTGCTGGTTGTTGCTGTAATCAAGTTTAAATTTGTGCCAACCATCAATCGAAAACATATCTCCATGCCATATTTCATTCGACTTATATTCTGGATAATAAACATCGGAGATGAATGATAAGTAACCGATGATTGCTGAAAACGAACCATGTGAAAGCACTACATGTTTGCAAGTGGATGCGAATTGAAATGTTGTGATTTCATCTTTTTCAACCAGTTCGGCTTCTGGAAACAAGTTGAATAAAGTCAATACAATTGCATGGTCCTTGTCATCAGTTGAAATATAAAAATTATCGAATTTTATGTTTTTGATTGCATTTATGTAATAGTTGACACCAGGATTTTCATTTGCAACATCCCTTAGTCTAATGTGTACAAATAAATCGTTGTTTGCATCGTATCGCAGTTTGAATGGATTTTTATCAATGATATTGCATTTTTCTCTCTGTAAATGTTTGTATATCAAATTTGTTATTTCTTTTGTCTGAAAAAAATTGAAATTTGGTTCTAATGCAAAATTAATATTGGTTGAATTATAAACATTGAAATAATTGTTATCCGTGAGTTTCCTGATTTTGTAATGCAGTTGTGTCCCACTGAACAATTCTATCCCAAGCTGTTCAATCAAGTCCTTGTTGCAATAGTCCACTTTTAAATTGTGCTTTTTTGCTATGAGACTAACTGCAAGAGCTTTTATGATTTGATTCCCCAATCTTCCACGCTCAAATGTTCGCGTGATATAAATCATATTATTCATTGTTTTTTTGGGTGGCGGCGCCGCATTCACCAGTTTGAATTTAAACATGCTAATAAAGCATATACAAGGGTAAATATAATAAACAATGTCGCAAAACATATTTCAAAATGATTTAAAGAGACTTTGAATTATTTTAAATAACACAAAAAATTGAAAGGTTGTCCATTTGTCCACTTTTCAATCAGTTTTCACAAGAACAATCAATCAATCGCGCAAACAATGTTTCGTTCAGTTCAATCCGTTCCGGCTGGCAAGAATGCCGGCAAAAACAAGAAAAAACGTGCCAACAAGAAGAAGCGCGCTGCAGCAGCGGCAAAAGCGGGAGGAGGTTCTGGAGCAATGACATCGCAGCTTGGAGCCAATCGTGCAATGGTGCCTCAGTGGTTCAAACTTTCGCCAGACCAGGTCTTCAATCATGCGGGCGGTGCGGTGTGGAAGTTGACCGACGCCGAGCACGTCATGCGCTACTTGATCATGTGTGCCAAAGACAATGGCAACTACTACCAGACCAGCGAGCAGGTGTCTTCCGAGTGTTCCACGTCCGTCCTGAAAATGATCCGAAATCCGAATCCCGACGAGTTCAAGAAGCTGTGCGAAATGCTGGAGTCTGTTTCGACGCAAGGTCGTGCTGCGCGCCAAGAGCCGACGCTGTTGTCGCTTGCTGCGGCCATCGTGTTTGCCACCACTCCCGCGCAAAAGTCCATTGCGCTTGCATTGGTTTCCAAATGCGTGCGCATTCCCACTCACCTCTTCATGCTTTCGGGCTACATCACAGACCTGTCTCAGTGCAAGCCCGGGGGTGAAAAAGGGAAGGGATGGGGAACCGGCGTGCGTCGTGAACTTGGCAAATACTACACCTCACGGCGTGGTCTGGAACTGGCAACTGCGGTCACCAAGTACAAAAATCGCGAGGGGTGGTGCCATCGTGATTTGTTGCGCATGTTGCACATCAATCCGGCGCAACTGAAAGATGATGGCGCACGCCTGGTCTTCAAGTACTTGTTTGCGTGCGACGGCGGAGCCGAAGGCAAGCAGTTCATTCGCCAGTTGTTGTCCGACATCCTTGCTGCCAAAACACACGAAGAAGCCATTCAACTGCTTGACAAGGTCATTCCATCCAGCGCAAAAGAAGAAAAGCAATCAAAGCCAGCCAGTGCCGCAAAGGCAAAGCCATCCAGCGCCGCAAAAGCAAAGCCATCTTCTTCGCTCATCTCGGGAATCAAGTCTGCAATTCAAGGCATCATTGGTGGGCAGAAGCCACAACACAAAACGCAAATCAGCTTCAAACCAGAAGAAGATGTGTCCCACATTGAGATTGCGACATCTGCATTTCAATGGAAGCGCATGTTCATGACTCGCAGTCCCACTGGAGGATTCACGATTTCACTGGAACTGCCAATCGGAACACACGACTTCAAGTTCATCGTCAGAGGAGTGTGGCAGTGCGACCCTCGCAAACCCATTCGCAAGACGGGTGAGCACGAAAACAATTTCATCGTGGTTTCACAGCAGAGTGTTTCCGAGGAACGCGTTGAACCGGTTGCAGTTGTTCGCCCTCCATCCGAGTTGGTTGACACAGCCAAGTACTTGCAGGCTGTCTTGGAGGTTGAATCATGCACCACAAGTGTGGCCGACCTCTACAAGGCGCTCAAACTGGTGCGGGACCACGGCTTGGTGCGCGAACAGATTCCAACGCACTTGCTCAACAGTTCAGACCTCTGGAAGGAGCTGCTGATGTCCAAAGGCGCAAATGGCAAGCAGGAAGGCATGCCGATTGAGGCCCTCATTCGCAACCTGGGGAAGATGTCGACGCTGCCGAACTTCATGGGGTCTGAAAACACGACGACCATCTGCAGGCGTCTTTCGGCGGAGGATGACATTCAGCGTTCGCGCATTCATCCCTTCAAAGTGTTGGTCGGTTCGCTGACATACGGTGCTGGAAAGGCACTGAAGGGCTCACTTGCATGGACTGTCTCACCACTGGTGCGCGACATGCTGACAACCACTTTCCTGAAAGCGTTCAAGAATGTCTCACCCACTGGAAAACGCTACATGGTTGGATTGGATGTGAGTGGCAGCATGGATGTCGCCTGCATGGGATGCCCTTCCATCTCTTGCAGAATGGCGTCGGCTGCGCTGGCTTTGATGCTCTACGAAACCGAGCCAAAGGTCTACTTGCGTGGTTTCAGTGCACAGTCCAACTACGGCTACGGGAGCACCGCCACTTCGGCCGACAATGGATTCCGCAACTTTGACCCCAATGTGCGTCGCGGCATGACACTGCAGCAGTTCATCAGTGCAACCCATGCACCATTTGGCCCCACGGATTGCTCGCTCCCGATGCGTCGTGCGATTGAAGACGGCCTGACCGACATTGAAGCATTCATCGTCATGACCGACAGCGAGACATTTGCCGGGCCAATTCATCCGCAAGTCGCTCTGGAGAAGTACCGCATCTTTTCGAAAAATCCGAATGTCAAGCTGATTGTGGTGGGAATGACAGCCAACAGCCTGACCATCGCTGACCCGAATGACCGCAACACGTTGAACTTGGCTGGATTTGACACAGCAATGCCGGAAATCATCGCCATGTTCGTGCGGGGGGAACTCTAGACATCAGAAAACCTACGGTTTTCCGAACCTTTCCCTCTTGCATCATGAAATAAAAACAAAAACAAACAAGGAAAGGAAAATTTGGGTTCAGTTGTGTATAAAATTTATAAAAAAATTGATTTGATTTAATCAATTTTTATTTCATCACATCGCAACAGCACACAGAAACAACGATGGTGAAATCATGGGCACGTGAATTGGTTGAGGAATACAAAACTGATTTCGCTCAGAACATTGATTGGGAAGCTGCAAAGAAACAACCAGGTCAATTCATATGGAACGAAATAGAAAAAAATGGATGGACATACACGTTCGGACACCGTTATTTTCCGCCTGGTCATGGCGCACCCACAGAAATGTTTGAAGTTCAATTCAAAAAATCCAACTTTCCACTCATCACACGAACGAGAAGGTTCATGAAAACATATCGCATGTTTGTTGAAAGAGGTGAAGAATGTCATGCAAGATACAAGACATCCACCATGTTGAAAGGAGATGATGGCACATATTATAGAGACTTTTGCACAATGCACTAAGAATGTGTATGTTGTGAAAAAAAACTAAAAAAAATGCATACTATTTTTTTTTATTATTTATAGTTAATAAATAATAACATGGCGGAACCAATTCATTTTAATGTAACATTCGAAAATGGTTCCTATAAAATAAAAAATGGTCGCAATCTATGTTTAGAATTTGAATTCATTGAAGACGAAGAAGAAGAAGACGGTGGCACTGTATTGTATATTTCAAAAATATTCAAATGTGGTGACGGCAAATACACTCGCAAAGTGATAAATATGATTGAAGAAATGGCAAAATCCATTCCGGTTCCGCCTTGGTCACGCGTCGAATACATAAAATTGGAGGATGGTTCAACCATACATGTGTGCACAGTGGACATTGATTTGCGTTATTTAAAAATTTTAACGACTGGCGAGTCATGGTATAATTCATTCGGTTATAAATCAGTGAATCATGATGCTAATGTGGCACATAATGCAGTTATCATAAATAAACCGATGCACGAGGTATTATCTGAATTGTTTGACCCGGAATACATAAAAAAATTCAAAGCGAGGTTTCCTGAATTGAACACCGACATGACGGTCAAGGAATATGTTGCAGCGATGTCGAAGGAGATTCCAAGGTCTGGAACTAGAACATGCACAAAAGAACAAAAAAAAAGGGCGAGTTTATTATTCAATTTAGTTCATTCTATTGGTAGGAGTGAGATGTTAGAATACGATTTTAGATTACAAAAAAAAGTTGAACGTGCTCCCAAGGCTTCACCCAAGGCTTCTCCCAAAGCTTCTCCCAAAGCTTCTCCCAAAGCTTCACCCAAGGCTTCTCCCAAGGCTTCTCCCAAGGCTTCACCCAAGGCTTCACCCAAAGCTAGGGGTGGCGCAAAAAGAACCCTGCGAAAATCACGCATAAATTCAAGAAAAACAAAATCTCGCAAATGCATAAAACGCAAAACAGTATAAATACACGACACACAATCAAACCATTGGACATGCAAAAAATAACTTTTTATGATAATCGCGGTCGCATAGAAACTGCGGACATGCACACAGTAGTGTTCAGCGACGGGGTTGAGCGCCTCATTTGCACTCATCACCACATTCCGGATGAATATCTGCCAAAAGATGTATACATATTGAATGAAGAAAGCAAATACGTTGCGGTTGGCTCATACACGATAAACGAAACAAAATCAACGCAGTGGTTCAATGCATATGCAAATGTGTGGCAAGGCAGTCCAAGCATAAAATCTTACATTTTTCATGAAAATTGATTTCGATTACGTTGCATAAATTCAAATCAAAATCAATTACCATAAACCATGGTAGCCGAAGCAATATTCCTGACAATCATGTTTGTTGTCTTTGTTGGATACATATTTGTTTTGCACTTCGCAAGACGAAACGAACAACGGGAGAGTTCAACATGACTTGGTTAAAAAATTTGAAAACTTTTTTATATCATTGAAATTTATGAAAAATGCAGCAACAACAAATACTTGAACAGAAAAAACTCATAAGAGATACAGTTAACAAAGTATTTGTAGGATTTCATGTGGAAAAAGGTTTCGATTCAGAACATTATCGAATTATAGATAGGACGACTGGAAAAAGTTGTTTGCAATTTGAATTCGTGGACCACGAATCTATAAAAAAGTATTATCCTGAACTGCCACACCATCCAAAATATAAGTTCCTAACTGTGTTGCACATTTCGCATTTGTCCAAATGTGGTGCGAACAGTGGAAACACGTTGTTAAGACTAGTCGATGAACTGGCACAATCAATTCCTTTTGTGGAACACATTACTCTCACAGATGCTTCAAACATAAAAAAATGCGACAACAGTCTTAATCTTCCTGACCTGAGAATTTTGACAAGTGAACGTGGTGAATCATGGTATAATCGTTGGGGATACAAGTCTGCAAAACATCACGATAACATGAGTTTCAATACCACTATAAGAAATGAGAAGATGAGAGATTTTTTAGCTAGCAATCCAGATGTTGACTCTGTGATAAAAAAGACATTTCCAGAGTTTGACACAAATGTCACTGTGCACGAATATGTTAAAGCGATTTATGACCAAATTCGTTCATTTCCGGAAGAAGATGAATGCGATGACGCGCAAATTAACAAAATACAAACACTTCAAATGTTAATTAATGAATTAAGTGTTCAATATTCTAAAGCACTGTTCAAAAAAGTTGAACATGGTTCACATGGGGGGTCTAAGCGAAGCGCAAAGAAACGCATAACAAAAAAACGCAACACAAACATGAAGCATTCAAAGAAAAGCAGACGACGCTAAAACCCCTTGACAACGCGCAGCTGTTTTCCAAATTTAAATCTCTCGGCATCCATGGTGCGCCTTTGCAAATTGCATGCCAAACAGGCTATTACAACATTGTCGCCATTGTGTCCCCGGTCATTGTCCACGCGGTCCAACGTCCATTGACGCTGCGCCATGACGTCTTTATAAATGAGCTGGCAGCACTCACGGCAGTAAGCGCATCGTAATTTGCTTACCAATAACAATTCAATGGTTGCATCTAGAGAGATTAAGGCGGACAAATCGTGTATGCCATTTTCCACGTCCTGTCTCGCGTAACCATCCAGTTTGGTTTTAATTTCTTTTTTGAAGAATTTTCTCTCTTCTAGAGCAGGGTCATCTGCAACTAGGCGGCGCAACACCTCCACCTGCTTATCGTAAGCAAAGAATGCATCATCGATTGTCCAGTTCATCGTGCGCGTGCGTTGCGGTTTAGGCTTATTCAAAAGCTTGTCGCTAAGCTTATCGGCATTTCGCTTGCCTTCAATGCACACAACATGCTTTGATTCGTTCATTTTAATGTTTGCATGATGCAAATATTAAAATATAACAATTGTTGTGCAAATGCAAATTAATTCAATGATAATTGCGCAGGCGTTTACGCGTATTGCGTGTTCTACGCGTTTTTTTGGATTTGCATTTCGACCTGGATTTGCGACGATGAACATGTTTTCCACCATTTCTTCGTAGTAAATCATAATACGGAATTTCAGTGCCCTCAAATTCCGGTGGGATTCGTTTCACACTTGCTCTGCTGCGAATCAATCTATCAAACTCGGGATTGCCCTTTGTCAAACCACGAATGATGGTGTCTACTGTTTGGGTTGCATACATTTTTCAAATTATACTAAATGATTATATTTTAATTTTGTTTTCAATGTGGCTAGAAAAAAGAGTATAAAATAACTATATAAATGTATCGCTTTAATATAGTTTAGCTTTCATTGCATCATGGACATGCAAATAGAAGAATGGTCCGATGCATTAACATCATTGCGTGCAATAAATGCGGGATGGACCGAAATTGATTTACATCAAGAATATCTCTCTTCTCTCTTCGACCAATTTGGGAATGAGGACATGTTGCTAATCATCGAGGACATGATGCGTCATTTGGACGCCTACATTTGCGAGAATCCGTTGACATTCAGTGCCCCCGATTTTCACGATGTTGTGCTCGACGTGTTGCACGAATACTTTGAGGGAACAGAAGCCTTTGAATTTTCGCACAGGCTCGACCTGGAAGCGGATGCGCTCTGCCGTTTCTGCGAAGCCATGTATTTCAAATATGCGAACCCCGCGCGCGAATGCGGCAGCACGTTCATCCGGAAACCGCCCAATGTGCCGGTCATTGATGCGAAGCTGGCGCGCATTCGGTCAAAGCCGCAGCCAGACCAGCGCACAGATGAATGGTATAAATTCAGGCATGACCTGCTGACAGCGAGCAATGCATGGAAGGCGTTTGAAAGTCAGGCCTGTATGAATCAGCTGATTTACGAAAAGTGCAAGCCATTGCAACAAAGCCCGGAAAAGGAATATGTAAATACATCATCAACCCTGCATTGGGGGAATAAATACGAGCCCGTGTCGCGTATGGTATATGAACACATGTATAAAACCCGCGTTGCAGATTTCGGGTGTTTGCAACATGACAAGTACCAGTTTTTGGGTGCGTCGCCGGATGGCATCAACGTTGACCCCGAGTCGCAGCGATACGGGCGCATGTTGGAAATTAAGAATGTGGTGAATCGCGACATAACCGGCATTCCAAAAAAGGAGTATTGGATACAAATGCAGCTGCAAATGGAAACTGCTGACCTAAATGAGTGCGACTTTTTAGAGACGCAGTTTGTAGAAGTTGAAGCAGGTCAAGAAACGAATGAGCCGTGTGTCATGAGCGGCACAATTATATATTTCATCAAGGATGGCAAGCCACATTATGAATATGAACCCATTGGATGCAGTGGTCGCGAGGCATGGTTCAATGAAGCCATGGAGCGCAATCAAGACAACATGTGGATGAAAACCATAAATTGGCGACTTGAAAAGATGAGCTGTGTTTTGGTGTTGAGAAACAAGCTGTGGTTCGAACATGCAATCAAAGTGCTTGATAACTTGTGGCAAACTGTGATAAAAGAGCGCAATAATCCAGAAGGGTATGAACACCGCGCTCCGAAACGACGCGTAGCAACACCACCAAACAAAGCAGCTGCAACTACAGCAACTGCAGCTGCAACCACAGCAACCGCAACAAACAATGGTGCATCATTCATGCAGGCATGGTTGCAAACTGCAAATCCACCCATGCAGTTAGAGAGAAAATGCTTAATTGACATGACAACATTGGAATAAAAATAAAAATTGAAAGATATTAAAGTATATTTGTGTATATTATAGTAATCACGCACGAAATGTTTAACCCCAACAATGAAAGTTCAGGCAACAACATAATTCAACAGATGCACAAATTTGGTGGCATGAAGGGCAATGCAGATGATGATGACGATGAAGGAGATGAATTGTTGCGCGCCAACACACTGGCAAATGCAGGCAATGAAGGATTGGAAGAAGAATCCGACATCAGCAGCCACACTGGAACTGAAACTGATGCCACTGATGCCACTGAATCAGTTTCAACTGGAATGAGCGACGTGGATGACGATGACGACCTTGACGAAATGAATGACTTGATGATAGATGAAGAAGGGAATGCACCGGCAGAAACGCCAGCCATGCTTGCCAAAAAAACAGCAACCGCTGCGTCTGCCATGGCAAATTCCGACGCCAAAAAGAAGGCAGTCATTGCAAACAAACGAGCGATTGCATCATCCAAACCGCCCAAAGGGAAAGCCACACTGCAAGACATAACAACTCTTCAAAATTCATACGATGACATTGCAAATGATGAAACTGAAGGAGACAGCGACGAAGGGTCGGATGAAGATGATGATGGTCCCAACAATTACTTGCGCAAATTTGAAACTGAAATGCACGAAAACTACATTGAATCATGTCATCAAGAAATGATGCATATGAACAATGCAGAAGTTGCGGCACTCACCAGAGTGGTTCGAAATGCAGATGGTGTCATTGTTGATGCCATCCACAAGACAATGCCGTTTCTCACCAAATATGAAAAGACACGCATTTTAGGTCAACGCGCAAAGCAGTTGAATCAGGGTGCTCAACCCATGATTCCCGTTGATAAAAAAATCATAGACGGATACCTGATTGCGCAGCTGGAACTGCAGCAAAAGGCATTGCCTTTCATCATTCGCCGACCTCTTCCTGGGGGGAAGTCAGAATACTGGCGTTTAGCCGACTTGGAAATCATTTGAAAAAAACAAATCATTCCGCAAAAAAATACAATGAAAATTCACAATTAATGTTTTTTTAACGGTTCAGCACTTCCAGCGTTTTCCGCAGTCAATGCAGGTCACAAACGTGGTCATGGGCTCATCCGCCGAACGCGTCTGCAGTTGATAGTATGTGCATTTTGTGGAGCGGCACTTGGAATTTGGACACGTGAAATTGTCAGTGGATGCTTCCACCTTGGTTTCATACTTGTGCTTGTCGCGCAGCTGTTTGGCCTTAATAAGTGCAGTCCATTTGTCCGGATTCATTTCTTGATGCGACATGAAAGCCAGTTCATGCACCTTGATTTGCTTTGAATTGATAAGCTGCATGACATGTTCATTTGCCAAATTGATGCACACGGTTCTCAACCGGTCCGCATAAATCTGAACGAAATAGCCGTTGTCCCACTTTTTCACGATGTTTTTGGTGTCTGATTCACGCAGCGTGAAATTGTATATTCCGCGTTCTAAATTGAGCGCCGCATTTTCGGCGGCTTCAGGAGTCATTTTCGCAGTCGCTGCAAAACGCGCGCTCAACTTGGCGCGAACATTGTTTCGAAATGCATCTGGGTCCAAAATTTGCAAAGCAGTTATGGAGTAAGAATTGATTGCTGCCATAAGTGTAGGTTGTAATTTTGTCTAATACATGATTTGTCGACATATCTTTATTCAATTTTTTACAAAATATAAAAAAGTGAATATTATTTCCAAACAGACACATGCAATTTGTTTTTTTCTAAATGTGCTCCGTGTTCCAAATTGTGTTGCAAACAGCGCACAAGTAAATGTATTTCATGTTGATGTCGTCGTATCGCATGTAGATGACCTCACGTGGTACTGCATCGTCTGCAGCAGCAGCACCAGCACCAGCAGCAGGTTCTGCTGGTTCTTCTTCTGCATTTCCAATAATGGTGGCCCGGTCTGCATACTGTGTCGGATTGTGGTTGCGATTGCACGGGCATTCCATATTCGGGCACAAAATGGTGCTGATTCGAGGAAGTGTCGGGTCAAGCTTAGTGTATTTGTTGACAACATGTGCATACTGACTGGTTCCCGACTTGAAAGACGTGTGCGACACCACCACATTGTCAATGGTTATGGTGTCGTCTTCATGCCCACAGTTTCGACAGTAGTAAACGATTCCATTGGTTTCCGTGAGTCGGATATAATACATGTTGCTGCATTCCGTGCAAAAGTGCATTGGATATACAATTAAATGATTAGTTCCGGTTGTTAATATAAAATAATGTGATATTGTTTAATTCAATTTTTTGATTAAATAACAGTGTCTTCAATCAACCAACCGTCCAACAGCTTCATCAAATGAAATTTTCAAAAGAGGATAATTAACTGTGATTGTCATTTGATACGCATGTGTGGTTCGAATGACTTCCAGTTGCGGGTATGCCAAAAGCAACGCATCGATGGATGCTGAATATCTTGAATGTGATTTTCGGAATGATGCACACATGTGCTCGTAAAATTGCTCATGAAATTCAATGTCCGGAATGACCTGTTTGAACACATCGATTGACCGCATCAAGTGCAACATGCAGAAACGATAGTTTTTATATTGAATGATTCTATTGTATGGTTCGTAATCCTGGTTTTGTCGCGTGATGCCGGGTTCGTGCAACAAAGGCTTGTCGTCCAAAAGCGACATGATGGTTATCAGCACCGATTTGATGGTTTGGCAACCAGTCCACTGGTCTCCGCGCCAAGTGTTCAAAATGCTCACACACATCTTTCTGTTTTTGTACATGTTTGGATGCATGCGAGTTTCACCATCATTTGTTAAAAATTCCACCACCGGCGGAGAATGTGGATAATCTGCAGGAAATTTGAACCTGTAAAAATAATAACCACCATCATAAAGAGAGCCTTCGGGTCCAATTATCAACGCATATCCACACAACATGTCGGTTTCACTGTGTTTGTAAAAAATGCCTTCTTCCGGAACCGTCATCATTTCACGGACATCTCTCAATAGTCGCAGTGTGGTTTCTTTCGAAATGAAAACGGGAGCAGGTGTTTGGGAGGAGGAATCCATAGACTGAATGATGCATATTGTTCATATGCATTATGTTTTATGTCTGTTTTTAAATAAAACATTTTTGGTCAAAATGAATTTTGCCATTTTGGAGGGATGCGATTTTTTACAACATTAAGCGAAAAATTGAAATAAAAAAATGTTGATAAAGTGTATCAACAACCCAACCCAAGAAACAATCAATGGCAACGAAATCAAAGCAGCCGCAGGCATCTCCATTTGACGCGTTTATCAGACAGAGGTATTCAAAGAAAGGTGAGCAGCACACACACACGCGCATTGGCAGCGAAAAATTGGGAATATCGGGTGGCACATACACTGTGCCTTCAGAAGAAATCGGTGAATTTTACAGAAGATACACGGACCACGTGTTCATCCAAGGGCGCCAAGAGTATTTGACAGAGCGTCAACTGGTGGACAATGGACCTGGATTAATTGACATTGACGAGAGATATGACCCGGCAGTCGAAACGCGTCAACACACGAAGGAACACGTTTCGGGCGTGGTGGAAACGATCATTGACCAGTTGTCCGACATGGTGGTGCTGACTCCGGGAACATTATTGCCCATTTTCGTGTTTGAAAAGCCGGATGTGAATTTGTTGGAAGACACGACAAAAGATGGGTTGCACATTCTGATTGGCATGAAGATGGACCGTGCGTTGCAAATCATGCTCCGCAAGCGGTTGCTTGCACAGATGCCCACCATTTGGGGCGACTTGCCTCTCACCAATTCATGGGAAGATGTGTTGGACGAAGGCATCGTGCGCGGCACCACAAATTGGCAACTCTATGGTTCTCGCAAGCCGGGTCATCAAGCATACGTGTTGAAATACTGGTATGTCATGAGCCTGGATGAGGAGTGCACGTTGGGATTTCATGAACGCAGTGTGTCTATGTTTGACGTTCGCGTGAATTTCCAGTTGTTGACTGCACAGTATGCGTATCATGCTGGGTTTGACATCGCAGAAGCCGTCAAATCTGAACACGAGTCCGTGAAACAGACAATTGCAGGACCAAAACAGCGTCGGGTCAAGGCCGCCGTTCCAGGAGCTGCAGGAGCAGCAGCTGTCGACGGTGAAAAAAAAGTCGTGTTTCAGCCACCACATGTTGAAATCATTCAACTTTCAGACATCACGGATGAATCCAAGCTGAATGCTGCAATTGAACAAATGTATTCATCGCTTGAGACGCGAGTGTATGAGTTGCGCGAAACGCATGACTACACCATGTGTTTACCCGCAGCATACTATGACTCCGAACCCAAGTGGATTCGCGTTGGTTGGGCACTGCGCAACACAAGTCCGCACTTGTTCCTCACATGGATGGCGTTCAGTGCCAAGTCTACAAAATTCGCTTACAGCATGATTATCGAGTTTTACGACAAGTGGCAGCAGTTTGGAATGAACACGCCCGCGGATGGCCGGTGCCTGACGAAGCGCTCCATCATGTTTTGGGCCAAGACGGATGCACGCGAAGCATACGATGAAATCCGGCGCAAGACGAACGAGTATTACATGGAAGAGACCATGAAGACCAAAGAGGCGACCGACGTGGATTTGGCTCATGTGGTGTTCAACTATGCCAAGGACAAGTTTGTCTGCGTCAGCATCAAAAACAACGCCTGGTTTTCGTTCAACGGACAGCGCTGGGAGGAGTGTGATTCGGGCAATGCGCTGCGTCTCATGATTTCCAAGGACATTTACACCATGTATCACAGCAAACAAATTGAAAACACGGCACAGATGAATCAGGAAGACCCTGGAAGCGACGAGTGGAAAGACAAGAGCATTCGCGCTGAAAAATACACTGAGATTTGCATGCGTTTGAAAACCACCACCTTCAAAAACAACATCATGAAGGAGGCGCGTGAGCTGTTTTACGACAAGAACTTTGTTGATACGCTTGACACTAATGCACACCTCATGTGCTTCAGCAACGGAGTCATTGACTTTACTGAAAAGCGGTTTCGAAGAGGTCAGCCCGACGACAACATCAGCAAATGCACCAACATTGATTACATTCCGTTGGACCGCACCAAGCACGCATCCACCATTGCTGAAATCAACGAGTTCATGGGACAGTTGTTTCCGATTGAAGAGCTCCGCAGCTACATGTGGGACCACCTAGCGTCTTGTTTGATTGGCGTGAACCGCGAGCAGACGTTTCAGATTTATGTGGGTGCAGGCAGCAACGGCAAGTCGAAGTTGACTGAGCTCATGTCGCGCTGCTTCGGTGAATACAAGGCAACCGTTCCCATTACTCTCATTACGAACAAGCGAAACGGCATCGGTGGAACGTCGTCCGAGATTGCACAGTTGATGGGAATCCGGTATGCAGTCATGCAGGAGCCATCGAAGGGCGACCAAATCAACGAGGGTGTGTTGAAGGAGGTGTCGGCTGGCGACCCGCTGCAGGGTCGTGCACTTTACAAGGACATGGTCACCTTCATTCCGCAGTTCAAGTTGGTGGTGTGCACGAACACCATGTTTGAAATCAAGAGCAATGATGACGGCACTTGGCGCCGCATTCAGAAGGTGGATTTCATGTCCAAGTTTTGCGACAATCCGCTTCCCGAGGGAGATGTGGACAATCCATACCAGTTCAAAATCGACCGCATGTTGGACGAGAAGTTGAAGCGCTGGGCACCCACCTTCATGGCCATGCTTGTCGAGCACGTGTTCAAGACGAACGGCCTTGTGAAACCGTGCGCCATGGTGACGGCAAGCAGCCAGAAGTATCGCCTCGGTCAAGACTACTTGGCAGAATTTGCGCGCGACAAAATTAAGATGCAACAAGGCGGGCGTGGCATTAAGAAGACTGAACTCTATGAGACATTCAAACAATGGTATGTGCGCGGACACGGTCGAGACGTGCCAAAGGGTTCCGAGTTGTATGAATACATGGACAAGAAGTTCGGAAAATACACGAATGGTGCGTGGCGTAATGTGGCAATCATTTATGAGGAGGACGAAGAGACGCAAGAGAACGATGAATAATGAAACACTTGAAAAATTCCATAAAATGACAATCAAATCATAAGTGTGTGCAAAAAAATGTATTATATTTTTTTATTTGATAAATATAATACGCATCGAGTAAAATCAATTATCAAGTATCAAAAGTATCAAAAGTATCAAGTATCAATCAAAATAAGATGACTGATTCAACTCCAGAATCCATGGCTTCATCCATAGCTTCATCTTCACAAGCCGCACAACTTCAACAAATGCAGCTTATGGCTCAAATGACGCAAACAATCAACAATGCAAACCTGGCATGCGCAAAAGGCACAGAGTGTTATAAAACACAGCAAACTGATGATGCACGAGACAAATACAATGCTGCAGTCATTACCCAAAAAAATGCCCCACAAACTGTGGACACTGCTCTCAAAAATTATTTGGTCGCTTCAAAAGGAACTGTTGGGGGCAATCAAGAACTCATGATGCGTTATAAAAAAAATGGAGAAGACGAAAAAACGCAAATGACACAAAAATTCGACGATTGGTTCAGCAGTATGACTAATAAAATGTCCACGATTTCCCAAAACACAGAAACCGCTCGGACATTGGCAGTGAGCAATAACCTGGCATCTCAACGGTTGACTGAACTTGAAAATGAAACGGACGATGCGATTAACCAGATGAATTTACTGGAACGAAAAATACACTTCACTGGTCAAATCATAAAAACAATCAACGGAATTGAATACTATGTTAAACTGGTTTACTGGTTGGCATTTTTGACATGGATTGCATGCATCATTTATGACCGAGATTTCACTATGAAAACCGCAGGTTTATTTGTTTTATTCATAGTCATTGTATTGATGCAGGACCAAATCATGGATTCGGCATATTCTCTCTTTTCAAGCACGTGATGATGCGGAATTGGATTGAAAAACTGTTTAAAGAAATTTTGTTGATGTTAATAAAATGATTAACATCGAACATTTGCCGGATGATATTATCATACACATTTACACGAAAATTCTCAAAAAATATCGGTTGCATGAAGGGAGATTCATCAAACTCATCGACATTGAAAAGTATAAATTTTTGGAGAAATTCATTTATCGAAAAGCGATAAGTTTCCATCGACTGCCTTTTGATGACAGCGATGAATATCGCATGGACTACAAATTAGCCAATTTCAGAGATTTACCGGACAGAAAACAACAATCGATTGATGATGACTTGATGAACATTTACATGACTGTCAGTGAAAATACGGTCTCTTACAATGTGCAACGATACAGACTGAAAAAGATTGAAGATTTGAATGCAGAACACAAACCATCAATGTATCATAGGGGAGATTACAAAGACTATGACTGGGAAGTCGTTAGTTATGTTTATACAATATGACCTCTTGAATTGTGCTTACGCATAAACCCCTTCAAAATGAAGCATTCATGTCAAAAATGTCGTCCGTCTTGGTTTTTTCGGCCAGCGCGTATTCGCTCACCTTCTTTTCAAAGAAGTTGCACACGGATGGCAGGCTAATCATCTCCATGAAATCAAACGGGTTTGTAGAACCGTATAGCTTATCATAACCCAGCTGCACCATGAGACGGT